GCATATTCAACAAATGGAATATCATGGACTGCCTCTACTTTACCTTCATCACAATCATGGACATCTGTGACATACGGTAATGGAACATTTGTTGCTGTGGCTGGTGGTGGTGTTTCAGTGGCTGCATATTCAACAAATGGAATATCATGGACTGCCTCTACTTTACCTTCATCACAATCATGGACATCTGTGACATACGGTAATGGAACATTTGTTGCTGTGGCTGGTGGTGGTGTTTCAGTGGCTGCATATTCAACAAATGGAATATCATGGACTGCCTCTACTTTACCTTCATCCACAAATTGGTATTCCGTTACATTTGGTAACGGAATATTTGTTGCAATATCACAATATAGTGGTGGAAATACAAATTTTGCATCAATATCACCAGATGGAATAAACTGGACTGCATATTTAAATTCTACAAGCAGTAACTGGAATAATATTTGTTATGGTGGGGGAACATTTGTATCTGTATCTGGTGCTGGTGCTGGTAATGGTAATCTTGCATCAACAGTAACATCAGCATTTACACCATCACCAATCCCAAATACAATTGTTAGTAATTCTACAATTAAAGTTGTAGCATGTTCTAATGGAACAAATTATACATCATCTGATGGTATTTGTTGGACATCACGAACAGGATTAGCAATTTCTACACCATGGGTATCTTCTGTATATGGTGGAACAACCTTTGTGATGATACCAAAATCTGGCAATATTGCTAGTTATAGTGCTGATGGAATCACATGGACTGCCTCTACTTTACCAAGTTCTACAACATGGACAAGTGTAACCTACGGTAATGGAACATTTGTGGCAGTGGCTACTGGTGGAACAAGTGCGGCATATAGTTCAAATGGTATCACATGGACTGCCTCTACTTTACCAAGTTCTACAACATGGGCATCTGTGACAGCATCATCCACAACATTTGTGGCAGTGGCTACTGGTGGAACAAGTGCGGCATATAGTTCAAATGGTATCACATGGACTGCCTCTACTTTACCTTCATCTTCAACATGGTCAACTGTTGGATATGGAAACAGTTTATTCATCACTGTTGCAACAGGAACTAATAAAGCAGCATATTCTAGTAATGGCGTAACATGGACAGCCGGTACAATGCCAACTACGGCAAATTGGAATTCTATCGTTTATGGTGCATCATTATTCAGTGTGACTAGTGATGGAATTACTGGTGCAACTACTACGAACGGTAGTGCATGGACTCAGACAACGGGAATTAATGGTGCATTAACATTTGATGGAACACAATTCATTTCAATGGCTGGATTCGATTCTGTTAAAACATCACCAGATGGAACCAACTGGACAAGCCATATTTTACCATTTCCTCAAATATTAAATAATGTTACCTATGGTAATGGATTATTCGTGGCTGTTGGATCAGGACAAAATAATGTATCAGTAAGTTCAAATGGTGTGACATGGACACAATCTCAGATTCCATCTAATATAAATTGGCAATCTGTGGCTTACGGTAATGGGGTATTCGTGGCACTATCTGGTGGATTAACATCTACATCTAGTGCAGCATATTCTAGTAATGGTTTAACATGGACATTGAGTACACTACCAACTACGGCAAATTGGTCATGTGTTGCATATGGAAATGGAATATTTGTTGCATTATGTACAGGTGCAGGAACTTTAACAAATGGAACCAATTTTAATTGTGCTACAAGTCCTAATGGAATAAATTGGACTCAACGTGTTATTACTAATCCAACAACTAATTATATGTCATTTTGGACATCTATTGTATATGGTAACGGAATATTTGTTGCAGCAGCAGCAAATAATAATGTAGTGGTAACGGCAACATCACCAGATGGAATAAATTGGTCAAACAGTACTGTAGCCGCAACAATCGGAAATGGTGCATCTGTAACATATGGTAACGGTGTGTTTGTTATGCTTAATAATGCACCTACTTTTGCACAATCATCTACGGATGGAATAAATTGGACAAAACGAACATTACCAACAGTTTCTGGATATTGGTCTACTGTAACATATGGTAATGGTGTATTCGTGGCATTGGCTGGTACATCATATGGGGTAGCATCAGCAGGATTGGGGCCAACAATATCAGGCGTGGCGGCAACATCACCAGATGGAATAAATTGGACACAACGAGCAATTCCAGTTTCATCAAATTGGAATTCCATTGCATATGGTGGTGGTGTATACGTTGCAACAAATGGATATACTGCTACACCCACAAATACTATGTTGTGCAGCACGATCTAAGGATAATTGATGAAATTAATTATACAAAATAATAAAGTAGCATATACCGCAACTAATGAATATGTTCAGAATGGCAGTGAACAGGATATTGTCACTGTTCCTGATGGAACGGATATCACGAATTATGTTTACCTTGGAAACAATGTAGCCACTGCTCAAGCAAATTTAACAGCATCATTAGAGAATTATAGGATGGCTGCACAAAATGCTGGTCATAGTTACACATTTCCTGATGGTGTAGGGGTGATTCAAACACGTGATCAGACATTGTATCAGGATATCTCCAATATTAATGGACAGGTGACAGCAGCATTGATTTTACAATCACAGAATGTTACTACACCTGTATTAGATTTTCGTGATGAATCCAATGTGACACATTCTATGACACCGGCACAGGTCATCGCTATGGGTATGGCGGTATCCACATTCATTTCAGAATTATATCTATATAAATGGAATTTAGCCACGGAAATTGCAGCATATACCACAATGGAACAAATTGAAGCATTTAACCCAAGTTCAGGATGGCCTACATGAAAGAGAGATTAGGATTATTTTTAATCACATTTTTAATAATTATGTGTTTTCCATTGGCACTGATTAGATTATTTTATGCAATATTAACAAATACAACAAGGGCATGGGAAATATTGGTAGCATTTGATCGTGTGGGGAACGCTGGTTTAAATGGTAATCCATCAGAAACTATTAGTTCACGTGCATACAGGGGAACCACTGAAGGTAATAAAGGGTGGTGCATTTTATGTAAAATATTAGATAAAATACAGGCCAATCACTGCAAGAATTCTGCTGGAACATGATAAATATTGCTAATGTTCAATATTAAACAATAACACGAGAAATCTAATGACTCAAACTACAGCAGAACTAGCACATAGAATCGATATGTTAGAACAAATAAAAGAATCGATTAATGAGCGCACTAAAAATACAGATAAACGTGTTGAACTATTGGAACAAGCTGCTATAGATTCATCTGAACGATTGGATGCCATGAATGAAGTTCATACTGAAACTATGAATACATTATTTAAAATGCAGATCACATTAGAACAATTGAATGAAGTATTAACCACATTTAACAAATGGAAGAATACTGGAAGTATCGTTAGAACAATTGGTGATGGGTTCATATGGATAGCAAAAGTAGGTATTGTTATAACAATGTTATGGAGTGCATTAACATTTCATCCGGGGAATACACATACAGAAAATGGCAAATTAGTACAAGATAAAGCCATATTAGAAAAAATAATTGAGATGGAAAAGTAATGGCACAAGATTACACACTATACATTGATCAAGGGGCAAATTTCACAGAATCTATCACTGTTAATAATGTTGATTTAACTACGGCCACAATTTCATCTAAGATGCGACCTACGTATGCATCATCTTCATTTACATCGTTCACTATAACTCCAACATTATTGAGTGGTGGACAATTCACAATGTCATTAACGGCTGCACAAACTGCTGCATTAACGCCGGGAAAATATGTTTATGATCTAATTTATAGTATTGGTGGAAATGTTATTCGTGTGATGCAAGGTATCGTTGATGTTAGTCCAATGGCAACATATTAATCATGGTATCTATCACAGTCAATCAACCACAACCAGTACAGGTTAAAGCATTACAAGTTGGCCCACAGGGGCCAGCAGCACCTAATGGTGCAACACTAGCTTCAAATGAATTCACTGGTGCACAAATACTAAAGAATAATGATTTAGAAACAGCTAAGACCATCACATTTAATGGTGAATATGATAATGGTGCATCAGGAACAGGTAATATCACCATTAATTGGGAAAATGGACAATTTCAGAGAGTTGAATTAACTGGAAATTGTACTATCACGATAAATAGTCCTATTGGAGTTTGCCATAATCAATTGAGATTGATTCAGAATGCTACTGGTGGATACACTGTGACATGGGTTGGATTAAGTTCAACACGATGGATGGGAAGTGCAATAGTTCCTAATATAAATAGTAATGCAAATGGAGAAACAGTGATTAATATGTTTTTCGATGGTTCAAATTTTTTACAGAGTATGGGCCGCATAGGTACAAGTTAATTAAACGAAAGAGAATAAAAATGTCTATTCCAAAGGGTACAACAGTAGTACAAAAAGTTGAAGTAATCACTGGTGTGACTACTAAAACACAATTTAACGAAAGTGTTGACTCACTAGAATATTTGGTTGAATACACCAATGCTGCTGGCGAACCTCATTCACGGTGGTTTTTAGAATCACAAATTTCACCAGTAACAGGAGCTTAATATGATGACTAACGATAAAGTAGACTCAACTGAAAATATTTCATCTACCACTTCTGCGACATCTGGTGTCAATGAAGATTGTGGCATGATAATCGGACGATTCACCGCAGTTTGTAAAGATTCTGATGGTAATACCCTATGGACAGAAGAATTCAATAATACTGTCACAGTGATTGGTAAACAATTACTATTGGATACTACACTGGCTGGATCAGCTTATACCACAGTTGGGCCATATATGGGATTGATTTCATCAGTTTCATATGCTGGTGCACCATTGTATAGTGATACCATGGCTTCTCATACAAATTGGAAAGAAGCTGATTCAACTAATGCACCAGCATATACACTAGGACTAACATCTGGTGGTGGTGCCACACGTGGAACTACAGCTTGGTCAGCATCAACAACTTCTACAAGCACTGCCACTAAAGCATTATCAGCATCACAGAATTATTATTTCACTGGTGCAGGAACCGTTGAAGGTATTTTCATTGTGACTGGCACTGGTGCAGTTTCAACATGGGAAAATACTTCAGGAACATTGTTTAGTGCTGGTGCATTTGGCACAGCCCAACCAGTTGTAGCTACAAATACTTTGAGTGTAAGTTATTCCACTTCAATTGCTTAATAGTTAGAGATTAAATGTCAGATAATGTTGTATTAAATCTCGGTAGTGGTGGTGCATCAGTTCGTGCAAAGAATATTGCCGGGGTTGATACACAGATCATTCAATTAGATTTTGGTGGAGAAAGTGCTGAATCACTTGTCTCTAATACCAATCCACTACCTTCTGGAATTTATGATGCATCAGGTAATGCAATAAATTCTTTAGCAGCAGGAACAGGACAAAATGGATTAATGGTTGCCATGGGGGCAACCAATTTTTTCTATAGTGTAGTAAACACGACATCAACACAACTGGCTGCTGGTGCATCGTTCGTCGGTGGTGTTGAAACAGCTTTAAATGAACCATCTGCATCAATATTATTAACTACAGATCAACCAGTAATATTCACAATAAATCAGTATGAGGATGCTGGTGGAACACAGTTGGTCAGTACATGGTCATGGAATATTGCTGCAAATAATTCATTTAGTAGATCATTTGTAATAAATGGAAATTATTTAAATTTCGTCGTGATTAATGTAGGTCAACAAGCTACAACTAAATTTAATTTAAATGTAGCTTATGGTGCGATACCAAGTGCAACAAATCTTGGAAATACACCAGTATCATTAAATGAAATTAATGGAATACAAATTCCAACTGGTGGTAGTTTACCTGTCAATGTTATTGGAAGTACCTTAGTTGGTGATCCTGCCACAATTGCAGCACAATCATCTGATTCACCTTTATTCCTTGCTCAAACTGGTGATCCTTCTGGTGATTGGGCAAACGTTGATATGTTCGATGCCATGTTTAATCCATCAACAGGATTATCTCAGGCTGTGAACGTGGTGAATCCTGTACCAACTGATGTAAATTCTGTAAATAATGGAACGCTTGAAGCAGACAGTAAAACTTATTATTTGTCTAGTGGACAATCAATATTAATTGATACAACTGGATATGATTCATTAAGCATTCAATCTATTGCTGGTATCATCACAGTTACACAGGGTAATACTCAAAATGCATTAATAAGTTTTTCAAATGTTCTTAATAATACTACCGGGGCAACTCTTAACACAGTAGCTACTGGTGTTGTTGGAACTATGCCAACAACTTGTAGATGGGTAAAATTAGCAATGGCTGTAGGTGCAACTAACTATGGTGTGGCTGTTTTGCGTAGTGCACCACCAACTATAAATTCACTAGGTGGTTTTGGCATAAATTTATCGACTATTGCTGGAAATAGCGTAGTAAATGGTGGTATAACAGGATCACTAGGTGTTGGTGGTAACGTTGCAGAAAATACTGTCGCCGGTGGATTTCCAGTCATGGTTGGGGGTGTTGCAAGAACAACAGCATTAATAGCACAAAGTAATGGTGCTATTGTTAGACATACTATGAGTTCAGGTGGTGCACTTGTTACATGGCCGTATGCCGTGCCGGACGTTTCGTGGCAAGCCACATCAGGGTTAACTCCACTAGCAACTACCGCATCAACTGCACTTGTTGCTGCTGGCGCTGCTGGAATTAGAAATTATTGCACAGCCATTCAAATACAAAATACTTCTACTTCTATACAACCAGTTGTAACTATATTGGACGGTACAACTGTAATATGGGCAGCGTGTCTAGGTGAAGGTTCAGCAACTAGTGATCCAATGATTACAATAGTATTTCCAACCCCACTTAAAGGAACTGCTGCTACTGCAATGAATATTCAGTCGTCATCAGCAGTAGCAACAGTTTACTATAATGCCCAAGGATTCCAAGCACCTTAATTAAGGAAATTTTATGAGTACAACACAATATGATGCAACTGTAATTGGTGGAATGCGCGTAGATGTTTCACGAGTTTTAATCGATTATGCACAATCTGGAATACCCACAGTAAATGTTATTCAGACTGGTGCAGTCACTATGGCAGATGGTTCAGTACAATGGATTCCACTACCACCTAATGTTTCTTCAACATTAACATTCCAATTGGATTTAGTAAATAATGCGGCTACACCTATACCAGAAGTTGATTTTACCACTGGTGCAACGTTATCTACTAATACATCATTGGAACAAGTTCTATTAGGTGTGTTGGCAATAATTCGTCAACAACAAAATATTTCTAACCCATAAATAGTACATAATTAAATAAGGAGCAATAAACATGATCGTAACAGGCAACGTAGGTGCACCACAGGCATCATCAACACCGGGAACACAAACACAACCAATTCGTCAGGGTAATCTGAATGAAATTATCATTGGTGAAGTTCATGGCACATATTATGAGGGTACATATCGTGGGGGACGTTTTGGTGGTGCAATGCAAGCGGTATTAGCTACTGCAACTATCGCTGGTGTAAGCACAGCCGTCACTGGTACATCAGTTTTATATAATCCAATTGGTTCCAAAGTGAACTTGGCTATAGATAAATTTGGTGTTGGATTTGTTGTTGCACCAGCAGCACCATTAGTTTATGGTCTTGCAACTGGATGGAGTACAGGAGCATTAGCAGGTACATTGACATCATTGAATCCAAAATCCAAGAATATTGGTTCAGGTTATCAACCAGTAGGACAATTATTCGCATCTGCCGCAATCACATTACCAGTTGCACCAACAGTTGATACAGTTTTAGGAATGTTAGACACTGGTGCTGTAACCACTGTAACTAATACCGTTAATATATTCGATTTGCAAAGTGGAATCATTCTTCCACCGGGTGGATATGCTGTATTCTGGACTTCGGCCGTATTAGCAGCATCAGCACATATTGCAAGTTGGAGTTGGGAAGAAGTCCCCGTATAATTGTATTTAAGAAACTTTAATGCATCCAGTGATTTATTTTGCTGGATGCATTTTCATTTATGGACTAAATAAAATATATAATAGAAGGTCTATAAATGACGTTATTAACATTATTTCAGAACAATTTGAGTAGTGGTGGATCAGGAAACTTTAGTGTTTCATTGACTGATACCATCACTAGTTCTGATTTAATATCCAATGTTGCTAATTTCAATGCAACATACGCCGATCCCACAATAACAAGTAGTGATACACTATCGGAAATAATGGCTGCAACTGATGCCGTTACTGATAGTGCTACAATATCAGATATCAATTCATCTGGCCTTGGTCTATCATTGACTGATAGTGCTACAATTTCTGACACATTCACTGAAATTATGGCAGTGACTGAATCATTGACTGATAGTGCTACAATATCAGATATTATATCCGAAATAACAGGATATCCAAAGTCAAACACTGATAGTGGTACAATTTCTGACACATTCACTGAAATTATGGCAGTGACTGAATCATTGACTGATAGTGGTACAGCATCAGATATTATATCCGAAATAACAGGATATCCAAAGTCAAACACTGATTCAGTAACAGCATCAGACACAAATAATGCACAAATGGCAGCTACAGATATTGTATCTGATAGTGGTACAGCATCAGATATTATATCCGAAATAACAGGATATCCAAAGTCAAACACTGATTCAGTAACAGCATCAGATATCAATTCATCTGGCCTTGGTCTATCATTGACTGATAGTGCTACAATTTCTGACACATTCACGGAAATAATGGCTGCAACAGATTCATTGACTGATAGTGATACAATTTCTGACACATTCACTGAAATTATGGCAGTGACTGAATCATTGACTGATAGTGGTACAATTTCTGACACATTCACGGAAATAATGGCTGCAACAGATTCATTGACTGATAGTGGTACAATTTCTGACACATTTATTGTCAGTTATGCAATATCACAAAATATTGTTGATAGTATTACATCAAATGATTTGAGTTCATATGTGGCTACTTTTGTAGCTTCATTAAATGATTCAGCCACTATCAGTGATACACAATCCAATATATTTGGACGATATCTAAATATGATGGAGACAATGACCATTTCTGATACAACAACATTCACATTCTCAGGAAGTGGTTATAGTGTAAATGGATTATTCTTCGGTACAGCATTCTAAAAAGGTAATATAATGGCAGCAAACATTCCGGCATCAGTAGCAGCATTAGAGCAATATTGCCTTACAAAATTAGGTGCACCTGTATTGGATATTGCCATTGATCCACAACAATTGGATGATCGTATTGAGGATGCCATGGAGTTCTTCACGGAATTTCATGGTGATGGTGTTGAACGAATTTATCTGAAACATCAAGTCACTGGTAATACATTAATTGTTAATAATGCAACAGTGTTTAATCAAGTTGAATTGCTTACTGGTTTAACATCAGGGGCATCAGTCACAGTTAATCATATATTAACAAGTACGACATTGGAAGTGAGTACACCCACACCAATATACAATATTGATGGTGATTTATCAGATGCCACATTAGTGAATGGTGGATTTCAGATTGGTGAGACCGTGGTAGGTTCTATAACAGGTCATACAGCCGTTGTATCAGAATGGACTACTGGTGACATCGACAATGGTTATATCACGTGTGATCCGTCTGTACGCAACGTGATAGGCATTCTACCGATCAGTGCATCAACGTCAACCAACAGTGTGTTTGATATTCGATATCAATTAAGATTATCTGATTTATATTCATTACAGTCTGCATCGATTATTCAATATGAACAGATTCAATACCATTTGGCATTGATTGATACATTATTCGTGGGAACACAGAATTTCAGATTTAATCGTCAACAAAGCACGATTTATATTGATATGGATTGGCCCAACATGGTTGCACCGGGGCAATATATAATTATTGAATGTTATCGCGCACTTGATCCAACAGTGTACACATCGATATATAATGAAAGGGCATTGAAGCAGCTTGCCACGGCATACATCAAGAAACAATGGGGAACCAACTTGAAATTATTTGCTGGTGTTGCTTTGATAGGTGGTATTACAGTGAATGGACAACAAATTTATGATGAAGCTGTTCAAGATTGTAAAGAAGCGGAAGAACACATAATTAGTGCATATTCATTACCACCAACTTTTATGGTTGGATAGGCGACGTTTCAATTTGTATAAGTATTGGATGTCGCGGAATTCCAGTTCCCACAAAGGATTCAAGTGCAAAAAATTAGGCTAACCTTTATAGTCAACCATAGGATGATTTCGTTCCTTGGTACGTTCAAACATTTCCCACTCATAATCGAATAGATAATTGTGGGAGTTTCCTTTCAGATTATATTGCTTGTCTGATATTGAGATTTTCACAAATGTTCTGAAGCCCGGTTCTTTGCATTCTGCCACACGATGGACTACAGTTTGATCCAACAATAGTAAGGAATTATTAGGAAAAGTGATTATATTTTCCTTTCTTGCTTGTCTTTCCATTTCATACATTGAAATATTGTGATCATCACTAAGATCAAATTCTTGAACACAAAATTCTGTGGGGACTGAATCATACCAGATATAATTCAAATCTTTTGTACCAAACCCATCACAATGCCAACCGGGACGATTTGATGGACAATCTGGACTCACATACATTTTCTTCACTGTGGCATAGATATAGTCCTTATCATCATCATACGTTAACAGATACAAGCGCAAATCTTCCAGAAACTTTAGGTTAGGTGGAAGTCTGAAATCGAGATTAGGCATCTTGATTGGAAGATACTGATAGAACATCATTTCATCACATTGAAGTGAGAAATTTCCAATATATTCTGGTTCTTTACCGTACTTCATAAAACTTCCCAATAATCAGCAACGTTATAAACATATTTCCCATCTTTCTTCACTTTGCTGATACGATAGCTAGTTACACCAAAACCAATTGGATTGGATATGATTACATCAAGTTTGGTGGTTGGAAACTGGTCAATATTCAATGCACCAGTATCATACAATTCTGCTTTCGTGTAGAGTCCAAGTCTTGGGAATGTGATCATGATGTCTCCATTAATTTGTTTCGATAAGACATCATACCATACCATTTGTTAGACTGCAAGAACTATTTAAATCGACAATTTTGGTGCAGCTTCTACTGGATGTTCTTTCATGTACTTCAAGATCGAAGTCACGAAATTCTTTTCAACAGTATCTAATGCTGTTTGGGATTCTTCTGATAGTTTGACCTTTTTGTAGTCTGTTGGCAATAGTTCAACTGCCATTTTACGACACATTGAAGCATTTTTGAATACTTGTTCATCTGATACACCTAGACCTGCATCTAGAATTGAACTTACCCTACCTAATACACAACCGATGAATATACCACCAGTACGTTCTGTCACAACACGTTCATCATACATTGTGTATTGTTGAACTTGTGGTGCAACTTGTGCAAATAGTGAAGCAGATAACATCATAGTAATCAAAAACGTTGAAACATATTTCATTGTATTCTCCGGTAGGGTGGTTGTGTATCACCCCTACTTATAATTCACTACGATCAATAATAACACAACCTGTCCAATAAGTTCCATTATGGGTACTTTTCTTGGTAGCCCACTTTTCTGCCACATTCAGGCTGGCGAAGCGTACAGTGGACATGAAGCCACGTTTGAAGTACACGGTGACTTCTGCACTCTTTTCTTCATTTTTACCGAGAGGATCAATCACGATTCGTTTCACTCCATGCATACGTCGCGCATATTGATTCAGGATATCAAGATTTTTACCTTCTGCTACCTGTTGGAAGTGCTTGTTAAGAATTTGGACAGTCATGATTGCCTCCGGTTAAGTGAATGCTACATTTTAGTTCAAAGGGAACGATGATACAATGACATTATACTACCAAAATTCATACATGTCAATTACATTATCATCGTATTGTTCAAGTGTATCACCATACAATATGCATATTTCCTCCAAGTATTGTAAATGATAAATAGTACAACCATTATATCAGGATAGTCCATGTCTGTAAACAAGTATTTCCAAAGCGGAGTACCAACACAATACACGCCCACTCAGCGAATGTATGAACGATTGATCATTCAGTCCATTCAGGTCAATGGTTCAAATGTTTATTATATGCCAAGACAATGGGTAGATGTTGATGAAGTATTCACAGAAGATGCATTAGCACAGTTCCCATGGGCAATACAAATTGAAATGTATCTGGATAATGCCCAAGGATTTGAGGGAAATGGTTCATTCATGTCAAAGTTTGGTATTGAGATACAAGATACCTGTACCTTTGTTGTAGCCAAGTCACGATGGGATAAAGAAGTTGGACGTTCAGGTAATGCTGTATTAACGAATCGCCCAACAGAAGGTGATTTGATTTATTTCCCATTGTCAAGCACGATGTTTGAAATAAAGAAAGTAACATCCAATGCACCATTCTATCAATTAGGTAAATTATTCGTCTATAAAATTGATTGTGAAGTATTCCGTTATAGTTCAGAACGGCTTAATACAGGCATTCCTGATATTGATAATAATCCATATATGATTAGTCAAGTTGCAGAAGATTATATATTGCTTGAGACTGATGGTACAGGACTATTACTCATGGATGGAACAAGTTTAACCTTACAAGGATATGATCTAAGTATAACTAGCCCCGGTTCACAAAATGATGTGTTTCAATCTGAAGCAGATGTTGTGATTGACTGGTCTGAAACTAATCCTTTTGCAGAATTGTCTAGATAATGTTAAGTACACAACCATATTATTTTGCTACAACACGTAAGGCAATTTCTGTCTTTGGTTCATTATTCAAAGATATTGAAATTGAACGTGTGAATGATACCAATGGTGAAATTACACAAACAATTAAGATTCCACTCAGTTATAGTCCCAAGGAAAAATATATCCTACGGGCAATTCAGGAACCAGATATCGATGGCAAGATGGTGGGTGTTGTTCTTCCACGTATGGCATTTGAAATTAAAAATTTAGCATATGACCCATCACGGAAACTGAATACCAATACAAGGAATGTCAATTCTTTTAATGGTACAACGTCTGTTCAAAGCAATCCTGTACCATATAACATTGATATTGATCTATATGTATATGTGAAGAATCAAGAAGACGGTCTACAAATTATTGAACAGATTGTTCCATTTTTCACTCCACAATTCAATGTGACAGTGAATGCAGTAACTGAAATGAACATCACCTATGACTTACCGATCATATTGAAAAATGTTTCATATGAAGATAATTATGATGGTGCTTATACTGAACGTAGGGAAATCATTTGGACATTATCATTCACCTTAGAATTGAATTACTATGGAAGTATTGATACCACAGGAAATGGCATCATTAAGAATGCTATCGTAAATTTCTATAGTGATGATGCCATGACATTACAAACTGGATCAATAAGTCAAGCTGTGAATCCATCTAGTGCATCGGTAGATGAAGCATATACTATATCCACAGTAATTGAAGGTTTCTGATGGAAAATAGTGGTGACAAATATATTCCAAAGATGACTGCACCTTCATCTTATACTGAATTGAATGCAACATTCGGGATTGATGGTGCACTGATAGAACAGGAACCACAACCACCAAGGGTATATCCTGTAGTAGATTCATCTGAACATCCTGTAACACAAAAGGAACGTGATGATGATTTCGCCACTGTTCGTGCCACTTTACATAGAATATTACAGAAAGCAGAGAATAATTTAGATGATTTATCCATTGTAGCAAAAGGTTCAGAACATCCACGATCATATGAAGTGGTGTCAACATTAATAAACACCATAACAGATATCACAGTAAAGATCGTGGAAGTACATGAGAAGAAAGCTAAATTGGATTTGGGAAAAACTGAATCACCTATTGGAAATATTGAACAACAGAACAATATTGTTTTCACTGGTTCAACTGCTGAGTTATTGGATTCGTTAAAGCGTAGTAAAGAAAAAGTTATTGATAATGGCGACAACTAAAAAGGCACGAACACAAAAAATTGGTTATCGTGGTAACATAAATCTTAAACCTCTAGGATATGTACACCAGCTAACAGCCTTTGAAGCATCAGAATATGCTAAATGCGCAAGTGATCCAATATATTTCATTGAAACTTATGTAAAAATCACCACGTTAGATCATGGTATTCAACCATTTACTTTATACCCATATCAAAAGAAATTAATACTTGCTATCCACAATAGTCGTAAGGTTATAGCTAAAGTTGGTCGTCAATTAGGCAAAACTCAGGTATCCGCTGCTTATATATTATGGTATACACTCTTTCAAAGTGTGATGACCGTTTCAATTCTGGCAAACAAACTATCGGCAGCACGTGAAATTCTTCGACGTTATCAAGATATGTTTCAATCCATTCCACTATGGATGCAGCAAGGTATTGTAGATTGGAATAAAGGTAATATCACACTAGAAAATGGTTCCATGATATTCACAAGTGCTACATCACGTGATGGTACTCGTGGACGTTCAGTAAACCTTATCTATGTTGATGAAGTTGCTATCATTCCAAATTTGGTTGCTGAAGAATTCTTCACAGCGATTTATCCAACTATATCTTCAGGAACGTCAACTAAACTTCTATTAACATCTACTCCACTTGGATATAATTCTTTTTGGAAACATTGGGATGAAGCAGTCAAAAGTATTAATGGATTTTTGCCAATTGAAGTTCATTATTCAGAAATTCCCGGACGTGATGCAGCATGGGCCGCACAACAATTACAATTATTAGGTGAACTAAAATTCACCCAAGAAGTTTTATGTGAATTCCTTGGTTCTAGCTTAACCTTGGTTCGTGGTGATGTAATTTCTAAGATGATTCGCCATGCATTTGAATATTCCAAGGATAATCTTGATATTGGCGTACCACCAATAAAAAATCATTCATATGTCATTGTGGCCGATACATCACGTGGGGTTGGTGGTGATTATTCTGCATTCACTGTTATGGATGTAACAGAAATCCCATATAAGATGGTTGCAAAATACAAAAACAACAAGATTTCTCCATTATTGTATCCATCTGTCATTCATCGTGTAGCTAAAGATTACAATGATGCACTTATATTAGTAGAGATTAATGACATTGGTGGGCAGGTTGCTGATGTTCTATACCAAGACTATGAATACGAAAATATAGTGTTCGTCACCAAAGAAAAGGGTGGACAGAAGATTTCAGCAGGATTCACAGGAAATTCTCAAGCTGGTGTTAGAACTGACAAATTGGTTAAACGTGTTGGTTGTTCCACACTTAAAACATTAATAGAAGAAAATAAATTATTAGTTCACGATTCAGATATTATTTCGGAGTTTGCTACATTTACTGAAACTAAAACTGGTTTCTTTGCTGCTGATGGTGGATATCACGATGATCTAGTGATGACATTAGTATTGTTTTCATGGATGACCACTCAGGCATATTTCAAGGATTTAACTAATAATGATCTACGGAAATCTTTATTTGAATCACAGATAAATAACATAGAGCAAGAATTAACACCATTTGGAATTGTAGAGAATGGTATAGCACCAGAAAAAACATATGAAGTAATACAAGGGGAAATGTGGGAAGTGGCCGATGCTCCACCAAAATTCGAAGATTTTGGTCGTATTATTCAAAAAGAACGAGAAAACGCCAAAGACTGGAATTGGTAATAGTTTCTATAATGTAACTATTATCGAAGTTTAATTTTTTATAAGTATATAAGAATTAAAATAATTTTAGCCGGTCTTTGTGAAGCATTGATCAATTTGTAACAAAATATAAGGAAATAAAATATGTCTAGTTTTAGTTTATCACCAGCAGTAACCGTACAAGAAATTGATGCTACTTCATACATTCCAGCAGTATCTACTTCAACTGGTGCGTTTGCTGGAACATTTCAGTGGGGGCCAGTTCTACAAATTGTAAATTGTGCAAGTCCTTCTGATCTATTAACCAATTTCTATCAACCAAACAACAATACTGCTGTATCATATTTCACAGCAGAAAACTATTTACAATATAGTGCAAACCTAAACGTTGTTCGTAATGTCGGTGCGGGTGCATTGAATGCTACTGAATCAGGTACAGGTGTGTTGATTTCTAATCTAAACACATATACCAACTCATATTCAAACAATGTTACTACATGGGGTGGCTTTGCTGCAAAATATCCGGGTGCTTTAGGTAATGCATTACGTGTTTCACTATGTGACAATAAGAATTTTAAACAAACGCTGACTGGTACAATTTCAGCATTCCCTGCTGTCACTTTGACAGGAACCATCACAACCAACAGTGCAACAACTGCATTGACTGGTTCTGGCACAAATTTCACAGGTCAATTGACTGCTGGTGCTACTGTTAGCTATAATGGTGTTGTTCTAGGCACAATTGCCTCAGTTACTAATGCTACTGCTGCTGTTCTAACCGGCAATGCATCATCTACCCAAGCTGGTGTCACTGCAACCACTTCAGGTTCAGTAAACGTTATTGGTGCTAGTACAGCTTTCACCACTCAATGTTCAGTTGGTTCCATCATTTCCGATAGTTCCGGCAATGTTGTTGGTCGTATTGGTACTATTTCTTCAAATAATGCTATCATTTTAACAACTATTGCTGCATATGCTGAAACAAGTGCAACAAACTGTGTGGTAGCATGGGAATTTGCATCATTATTCTCAGGTGCACCAGCAACATCACCATATGTTGCGAATGAAGGTGGTTCATTGGATGAAGTACACGTTGTTGTGCAAGATACCCTTGGATTATTTTCACCAGCACCGGGAACAATTCTAAAGACGTATGCATTCTTGTCTGTGGCATCTGATGCATTGAATTCTTCAGGTTCTTCAAATTACTACAAGACAGTCATTAATCGTTCAGATTTGTATGTTTGGCATATGGCTCACCCAACTTCAGGTACAAATTGGGGTAATACTGGTGCGAATACTACCTATGCTTCATTGACATCAATTCCATCATACCAATTCGCTGGTGGTGTATCAAATGACGTTCTAACTGATGCAATTGCTGAAGCAGGATACAACATGTTTGCTAATGCGGATATTGTTGATGTCAGCTTGATTCCACTAGGCGGTGCTTCACCTACAGTTGCAAACTATGTGATTTCTAATATCACTACAGTTCGTATGGATTGTATGGCATTCGTTTCACCACAAATGACTGACGTTGTACAAAACGTTGGATTTGAATGTGCTTCAGTTATCGCCACTCGTAATCTATTGCCAGCTACAAGCTATGCAGTGATGGATTCAGGATGGAAATATCAGTATGACCGATACAATGACGTTTATCGCTGGATTCCATTGAATGGTGATATTGCTGGTCTATGTGCACAAACCTCTGCAACCAATAATGATTGGTGGTCTCCTGCTGGTTACAATCGTGGACAGATCAAGAATTGCGTTAAGTTGGCATATTCTCCAAATATCAATGATCGTAACCTATTGTTCCCATTGGGTATTAATCCAGTGATTACACAGAAAGCACAGGGAACATTCTTGTTTGGTGATAAGACACTTCTTTCACGCCCATCAGTGTTTGATGCAATTGGTGTTCGTCGTTTGTTCATCTTGCTAGAAAAATCTATTGCTACTGCTGCGAAATATCAGTTGTTCGAATTCAATGATGCACCTACACGTGCTAATTTCTTGGGTGCAGTGAATCCATTCCTACGAATTGTTCAGGGTGGTCGTGGTATTGTTGTTTTCAGTGCAGTTTGTGATAAGACCAATAACACTCCTGCTGTTATTAACTCAAATCAATTCGTTGCATCAATATTCATTCAGCCTAATTTGTCAATTCGCGGTATTACACTGTCATTCGTGGCAACTCCTGCTGGCGTAGCCTTCACAGAATTTGTGTCTGACTTGTAAGAATATGGGAGATAACTTCTCCCATATCTTTGGATAAATATATCAAATAACATAAGGAAAAATGATGGCTATTGAAACAACCCCTTTTAATGTAGAACAATTCCGTGCATCACTAGGTGGTGGTGGTGCGCGTAGTAACCAATTCTTGGTTCAACTAACATTCCCACAGTACGTTCAGCAAGGTACACAAGCTACTGCTGCTGCACCATTTCTAGTGTCTGCTGCTTCACTACCACAATCACAAATTAATCAAGCTATGCTTTATTATCGTGGCCGTGAAGTGAAACTAGGTGGTGAACGTATATTTGCACCATGGTCAATCACTGTCATTAATGACTTGAATATGACTTTGCGTAGTGCATTTGAAGACTGGCAAAATGGTATTAATAATCTTCAGGATAATTCCGGTTATGAAGACCCTACCATGTATTATCAAGACTTCACAGTAACACAATTGGATCGTAATAGTAATCCATTGAAGGCATACGCCATTCGTGGTGCATTTCCATTGGATGTTGCTCCAATTTCGTTGGATTTTGGTGTTAACGATCAGATTTCTAATTTTAATGTGACATTCGCACTTCAAGATTTCACCACGATGTTTGATGGTACACCAGATGATGGTTCTTCAAATAACCCTACGAATTCACAAAGCACTATTACTAGTTAATTCTGATGGAAATTTTGGGATTTAAAATATCTAAAGCTAAACGCTTTGGACTGGATAGTGATGAAGGGAAAGATCAAATCCCTTCATTCGTCGCACCTATTGATGATAGTGGTGCTAGTCCTGTATCCAATGGTGGTGGCTATTATGGGAGTTACTTAGATTTTGACGGTACTGCTAAATCTGAACTAGAATTAATTGCAAGGTATCGGGATGCTGCATTGTATCCCGATACCGATAATGCTATCGAAGAAATCTGTAATGAAGCAATTGGTGCAGAAGATGACGAAACTGTAGTAAAAATATTTTTGGATGATGTTGATCAGTCTAAAGCAGTAAAACTAAAGATTGAAGCAGCATTCGAAGAAGTAAAACAGTTATTGGACTTTGAAGCAAAAGCCCATGATATATTCAAACGATGGTATATCGATGGTAGAGTTTATTACCATAAAATGACTGACCCAAAGAGTCCACAAAAAGGGATTCAAGAATTACGTTATATTGATCCACGAAAAATTAAGAAAATTCGTGAGATTACTAAATCAAAAGATGTCGGTACTGGTATAGAAGTTATCAGCAAAATTAAGGATTATTTCTTATATGCTGAACGTCCAATGCAAAAACAAACTGGATATGCCTCACAGTTATTCAATGTGAATGGTGTCAAAATTGATCCAGAAGCTATTTGTTATGTTACTTCTGGACTTATTGACCTAGAACGTAATATGGTTCTAGGCCATTTACACAAAGCCGTTAAGCCAATTAATATGTTGAAATTGGCTGAAGATGCTATGTTGATATTCCGTTTATCACGTGCACCATCACGCCGTGTATTCTATATTGACGTTGGTAATCTACCAAAACAAAAGGCTGAACAGTATCTAAAAGATACCATGCAAAGGTATCGTAATAAAATAGTTTATGATGCTTCTACAGGTGAAATTCAAGATGATCGTAAGCATATGTCCATGCTGGAAGATTATTGGTTGCCACGGCGTGAAGGTGGTCGTGGTACACAAATCGAGAATCTTGAAGGTATCACTAATACCAACCAAAAAGAAGAAGTTGAATATTACCTGAATCGTGTTTATAGCACTATGAATGTACCAATGTCACGTTTGACACAAGGTACAACCATGAATTTTGGTAAGCAAGCAGAAATTACTCAGGATGAATTAAAATTTGCCAAATTTATTGCTAGGCTTCGTAGGAAATTTTCAGAAATATTTGGTGATCTACTACGTACTCAGGCTGTATTAACTGGTATATGTTCTGTTGAAGATTGGGATGAATTAATCAAACCATTCATCAAATATAATTTTGCACAGGATATCTACTGGAAAGAAGCTAAAGAACTAGAAGTATTCCGTTCACGAATCGAATTATTAACTTCCATTCAACCATTTGTAGGAACTTACTATTCAAAAGAATTCGTCAAGAAAAATATATTAAAACAAACTGACGATGAAATAGATGAAATGCAACAGGAAATGGCTGGTGAACAGGAAGAACAAGTAAGGGATGCACAATTTAAAGGACAGATAGATGGTGCACAACAAGCTGCCACTATGGAAATGCTGCCACAAGAACCAACAGCCGCCCCTGCCAAGAAGAAATAATTTCATATAAATAATATTAACAATAAGGTATCAATATGTCCAGTTTACTAGAATATACAATAGAAAAAATTAAAGGTGGTGTCAGAATAAAACACTACGGCAAGATCGTGCACACTGCCAAGGATTCTGTAGAAGCACAAAAGTGGATTGAAAGATTACCACATGGTGCAATAGGACGTAATGTTCGTGAATCCGAAGAAGGAAAGTATGGTGATGTTGAATATGCTGATACCAAGAATAAGAAATATCCAGTAGACACTGAAAAACATATTCGTGCAGCATGGGATTATATTCATGTTGGTAAAAATGCCGCTAATGAAACAGATGTAGATGGTATTAAGAAAAATATTATTAAAGCATGGAAAGAAAAGATTGATAAATCTGGCCCACCAGAAGCTAGTAATGAAGGAAATAAAATGTCAGAAAATTTCATTGATGCAACATTAAAACAAGATTATCTAGGTGCTGAAGCAGCATTCAAAGAAATGATGGCTTCCAATGTAGCACAATATCTAGAACAACGTAAACAAGAACTAGCATCTGAAATGTCTAGATAAAATGAAAGAATAATATGTGGTTTCCTAAGAAAATTGTAACTGATCTACTAGAAGGTCATGCTGAATATCACGATTATGACAATAAGGCTGGTGATAAAGCACTTTTGATGGTGATGCATTACAGTGATCCTAGTGTTCCACCAGATCATACAGTCCATATTACCGGACATAGAATCACTGTGCATTCTAGTAAAGATAAAGCACATAAGAAATTAACAAGTATGGGATTTAAACCCATGAAGGAAAATAAATGACAGTAGCCGTCCCAACAACACAAGCAGTAGCAGTTATATCACTAGGTAGACTGAGTGCTGGATACGTATTCACAGGTGGTGGTTCAACACCAGTCACAGGTACTTTAGCATCACTAACACGTTCAGATGAAACTGAAGGTACACCAGCAGTTGATATCCATGCAATATATTGGACTACAAGTGCCACAAATTTGATGACTATAACCAGAAATGGCGTAATTCTATATTACCTACAAGGTTCTGGATCATTTATTTACGAAGATCACCTTTGTGATAATAGAGGAAATGCTAATGACATCGTGGTTGATCTTGGTACTGCTGGTGGAACCATTACTCTTGGTGTTCGCAAAACCAGTGGATTTAATATCACAGTAAGTGATCAGAACCCATACTAAGGATAATTCATGAAATTTCTAACAGAAATATATGATGATGTAGAAGTGCTTGTTGAGGGTGCAGGAGAACACAAGCAACTTTTCATTCATGGTATCCATGCTCAGGCAGAATTGGTTAATCGTAATAAACGAAATTATTCTAAATCTGTCTTAGAAAATGCTATCACAAAATACAATAAAGACTTTGTTATGACCAATCGTGCATTGGGTGAATTGAATCACCCTGCACGGATGTCAGTTGATCCTGAACATGTTTCACACAGGATTTGTGAACTACGATGGAATGGCAATGATGTCATCGGTAAATCACTGATTCTCAATACCCCTAAAGGTAACATTATTAAGGGATTGCTAGAAGGTGGAACTAAACTTGGTGTATCTACTCGTGGTGCAGGAAGTATCACATTAAAAGAGGGTGTTTCACATGTTGGTAGTGATTTCGTATTATCTACTATTGACGCTGTTTTAGACCCTTCAGGAATTTCGTGTTGGGTAGACCCATTAATGGAATCTGCTGATTGGATATTTGAATCAGGTGTATGGAAGATTTCTGATTTGGAACAAGCACAGAAAACCATTAAAGAAGCATCTAGCATTGATTTAAAGAAGAATTTTCTAGAATTATGGGAAAAATTTGTTGGAAATTTACAAAATATGCGTTAATTACTCAAAAATTAGTGTTAGCGAGAAATTAATTTTACTAAGTATTATATACGAAACAAAAAGGAAACAATATGTCAGTTGAACAAGCAATCCGCAAGATGTTGAATGAACGTGCCACACTACCAATTGGTGCTAGCGTAAACTATGGTGATATGTCTCAACCAAAGCAAGGTAATTCACAAGAAACTCCTTATGATGAAGAAGACGAAAATGCACCGGGTACGACTACTGCAAAGAAAATAGGTACTACTGGATTGCCAATTGGTCAATCTGCAACTTCAGGTGATGGTGCACAACCACCACAAGGTTCCAGCGGCAATGTAATGCCAGAAACACCAGCACCTACAGGAACTAATCTTGGTGCTGATAGTAATGGACAACCACCACAAGGTGCTAGTGGAATCAAAGCACCGGGATTGTTTGATTCAGTACAAATTACCGGAAAAGATGGTAAAACAGCAAAAATGACTGGTGCTGATCTAGCTGAAGCATTCACTAAGAAACACTTTATCGCAACTGCTGAACTATTGAATTCTATTAGTGACCATAAGCAACGTAATGCTATTGGTGCTAAACATATCGAAATGTTCAAGAAAGATAATCCACGTTTCGATGAAGGTAAGTTCAAGAAAGCCGCTGGTATGGATGCAGCATCGCAGCAAGCTGAATCAGTTCGTACTACAGAATTAAAAGAGAGTATTGCAGCACTATTCACAGGTCAAGAAAATCTAGCTGAAGGTTTCCTAGATAAAGCTACTTCACTATTCGAAGCTGCTGTTATTGGTCGTGTTAATGCTGAAATGATCAAGGTTAATGAAGAATTGGAAGCAATGGCCGAACAAGAATTGACAACATTGAAAACAGCTTTATCAGAACAAGTCAATTCTTACGCTACACAAATGGTTAACGTTTGGATTAAAGAAAACCAACTAGCTATTGATCAAGGACTGAAACAAGAAGTATCAGAATCATTCATGAGTGGTCTACGCAATTTGTTTGCAGAACACTATATTGATGTTCCAGAAAATAAAGTTGATGTACTAGAATCACTTACAAAAGAACTAGAAACATCAAAGAAACGAATCAATGAAGAAGCTAATAAAACATTGAAAGTTCAAAAAGAATTAACCGACCTGAAGAAGCAAGCAGTCGTTGCCGAAGCATCCAAGGGTATGACAGCAGTTGATGCAGATCGACTTCTGACGCTGGTTGAGGGTATAGAGTTCGATTCACCAGAACTCTATACCGAAAAAGTTGCAGTAATCAAAGAGTCACACTTTAAGAAAACTGCTAAAAAATCAGCGGAAGTAATCTTGGCTGAGTCTACAGGCGGTAACGCAACTGAAGAAGTGGTTGATCCATCTATTCAGCGTGTTGTTGCAGCCCTAAATCGTGGCAATTCTGGTAATGTTTTTACTAACTAAATATTAACAGAAATAAATTTTTAAAATAACAAGGAGTAACACATGGCATACGTATCACAAGAAGTAACAAATAAGTGGAAACCAGTTCTTGATGCAGAAGGTACTGTACCAATCCGCGATGCACACAAACGTGCAGTTCTAACCAAACTTCTAGAGAATCAAGTACAAGAATCATCAAAAGAAGGTGAAATGTTGTTCGAAAATGGTACTGGTGATGTTTCAACCAATGCTATTGGTTCAGCACCAGATACTGGCGGTACAGCTAAATTTGATCCACTGTTGATCAGTCTAGTTCGCCGTTCACAACCTAACTTGATGGCATACGATATCGCTGGTGTGCAACCAATGTCAGGCCCAACTGGTTTGATCTTCTGTATGAAGTCCAACTACGGTGCAAACCAAGCTGCTGCAACACGTACCGAAGCACTGTTTAACGAAGCTAATACCGCGTTCGCAGGTACTGGTTCACAAGCTGGTAGCAATCCGGGTACAGGTACATACACTCGTGGTACTGGTATGACTACTACCGCTGCCGAACTATTAGGCACAACTGGTGGTAATACTTTCAACGAAATGAACTTCACAATTGAAAAAACAACTGTGACTGCTCAAACTCGTGCATTGAAAGCATCATACACCCTAGAATTGGCTCAAGACTTGAAAGCAGTTCATGGTCTAGATGCTGAAGGTGAATTGTCCAATATTCTTTCACAAGAAATTGGCTTTGAACTAAACCGCGAACTTGTTCGTACCGTGTATCAAGTTGCACAAACTGGTGCACAATCAACCGTAACTCCGGGTACATTTGACTTGAACATCGATTCAAGTGGTCGTTGGTCTGTTGAACGTTTCAAGGGACTATTGTTCCAAATTGAACGTGATGCTAATGCTGTTGGTCAATTGACACGTCGCGGTAAAGGTAATATCCTAATCACTTCTTCAGACGTAGCTAGTGCATTGGCCTTGGCTGGTGTTCTAAACTATGCACCAGCACTTCAAGCTGGTACTAATCTGGAAGTTGATGATACTGGCAATACATTCGCTGGTATCCTGAATGGTAAGATCAAGGTTTATATTGATCCATATTCAGCAAATATTTCCGCTGCTTCACAATTCTATGTAGTTGGCTATAAAGGCCAATCAGCATATGATGCAGGTATCTTCTATTGCCCATATGTCCCACTACAAATGTTACGTGCAGTTGATCCTGAGTCATTCCAACCAAAGATCGCGTTCAAGAGTCGTTATGGTATGATTGCTAACCCATTCGTTATTAATCCGGGTGCAAGCAATGCGTCAGACGGTAGCAACTTTACCGCAGGACTTAATCAATACTACAGAAAAGTACAAGTACTCAATCTTTTGTAACATTTCTGTAATAGGAATTAAAGCCCGATTCGAAAGTTTCGGGCTTTTTTACGTCCATATATTTCAACCAATAGTTGCATATATGTGATAAATATGTTATAATGTACTTAATGGAGGAAATTATGACATATGAAACCGAATTGGTTGATTTTTGTAGATCAACCACAGCACAGGCATTATCAAAAACAAAGAATCCTAATATTCTTGAATGGAAATCAAAAATAATTTCATCCACACAATTTCTTGATTCCACACTACCAGAAGTATTCATGGTAAATCGCATATATTGTATAGAAAATGACATTTACGAATGTCCAACATGTAAATCTTGCGAAAATGCGTGTGGGTTCTTTTCGGCAGATAACAAAAAGGGGTTTAATGAATACTGTTCAAAAGAATGTCGGCAACATTCGACAGGAAATCCGGTAGGGGTGGATGAAAAATTATCAGATTATGCATGGATGTTTGAACATAGGATAACCAAAAGAATGTCTGCACTCAGTATAGGAGAAATACTTGGCATTTCCGAAGTTCCCGTAGCTAAATGGTGTAAGAAACATAAATTCCCAAAGACCAAATACAATGCGTCCCATTCTGTGGTTCAAGAATTTCTTGATGATTTTGATTGGGTATTCAAAAAATACAAAATAGATAAATTATCACTGCGCGATATAGCAGATGAAATAGGTTCTTCTATGGCAACTGTAGCTATAGCAGTTAAAAAACATGGCATAGAACCCAACAAAGGCAATGAGTATGATCGCAAATTTCATAAACAATCTTTGGGTGAACTAGAATTACGGGAATTCATAAGATCAATATACCATGGGGAAATATTGGTAGGGAAAAAGAACCTATTGCAAGATACCCGGGACATAGACATACACATCCCAGAATTAAATATTGCATTTGAATATAATGGTGTCTATCGACATAGATACAACCCCAATGGGAATTCATATTCTGCAAAAAAGGATAGCACATACCATATTTCAAAAACCAATATATGCGCATCACAAGGTGTCGAATTGATACAGATTTGGTCATCATCTTGGCTCACAAAAAAGGAAATTTGGAAATCCAGAATTCGTGCAAAATTTGGGATAATAAAATCACGAATTTATGCAAGGAAATGTACCATCAAAGAAATATCAACAGGAATTAAAAATACATTCTTGGATAAAAACCACATTCAGGGTAGAGATAAATCGGGAACAAAACTAGGTTTATTCCATGATGACGAACTAGTGTCTGTTATGACATTCGCAAAAAGTAGATATAACAAATGTGCAGAATGGGAGCTTGTTCGGTTCGCCACCAAATTAGACACTATTGTGATTGGTGGATTTTCTAAACTACTGAACCACTACAGAAAATCAAATGTCGGGTCTATCATTTCTTATGCGGATCGCATGCATTCAAATGGGAATGTTTATGTAAAAAATGGATTTTCTTTATTAAAACAAAACCCCGCAGGATATCACTATTTTAAAAAGAATACCGAAATTTTACTCAATAGACAAAATTTTTACAAATCAAAAATTCAAAATGGAAAAGATGATGTTCGTACAGAATTTGAAATAATGACGGATAATGGCTATATGTGGGTATATGATTGTGGAACTATTGCATTTATTCTAAATTAATCCTAAAGTTTCTGTTGTATTTGCCGTATAAGTATGGTATAATTAAAATATAACAGCACCATAAAGGATAATAATGAATCATATATCAGAGGATTTCTTGAAAGTCGTCACCGGGAAAGATGGTAATACTATATCAAAACGGTTTACGCGACAATATTTTGAACGCAATAATTATGCCCACATATGGGATTTGGTGATGATCAATACCGGATTCCTACCAGATTCTTCAAATATGTCACATAGAATTTATGCACTGCAAAATGGTATAAATGCGTTACATACATGCCCAACATGCAAAATTGGAATATCTCGACTAGTAGGAAAATCACTAGCAGATATTTCATATTCTGAGTTCTGTTCCACCAAATGTATGCTTAAATCAGAATCCAGAGGAAAAAGGATTTCTGATGGGTGGAACAAAATAGATAAAGATGCAGCAAACGAAAAGCGGGCAGCTACCATGACAGAAAAATATGGCGTGGCATTCAATTCACAGCGCGAAGAAATCCATCATATATGGGAACGGTCTAAACTTGATGATCAAGAAGTTATCGATAAATTAAATAATCGGGAATGGTTGATTGAGCAGTATGAAATAATGGAAAAACCAAGTACAGTTATTGCGGCAGAATTGTTCTGTGACTATGACACCGTTTTATCTCACCTGAGACAATTTGGTATACCAATTAGACAATATCAGAACCGATCATATTTGGAAAGAATGGCATCGGAATATGTATCGACTTTAGTTGATGGTGTTATAAACAATGATCGCAAAATTCTGGCACCTTATGAATTAGATGTGGTTATTCCAGAATATAAACTAGCAATTGAAATTAATGGCATGTACTGGCATTCACTGGATCACCATGCATCAAAAGAAGAACGCAATCGCCACCTATACAAAACCCTATCAGCATTGAACTCTGGATACACAGTATTACATATCTTGGAATCTGAATGGAATCAGCAACATGAGATAGTAAAATCAATCATTTCATCACGACTGGGTAAATCAGAAACAGTTTTTGCCAGAAAATGTGAAATTGTTTCTTTGTCACGCCACGATGAACACTCTTTTCTTAAAAATAACCATATTCAGGGATTCGTGTCATCCAGTGTATGTTATGGCTTGGTTTGTGGTGGTGAACTGGTTCAATTAATGTCATTCGGAAAACCAAGATTTAACAAAAATTACCAGTGGGAATTATTGCGGTCATGTGCTAAATTAAATACTACCGTATCAGGTGGTGCTGGAAGACTCCTTAGCCACTTTCGCAAGAATCATATGGGCAACATCATATGTTACAGTGATCGCCGCTTTGGTGAGGGTCTGGTGTATTCAAAGATAGGGTTTACATTTAAAGAATCGTTACCACCAAGCTATCATTACACAGACAGGAAAAACGCATATTCACGATATAAATTCCAGAAGAAACAGTTGTCAAAATTGCTGAAAAATTTCAAAGAAGAACTCACCGAAGAACAAAATATGTTCGCAAATGGATATCGAAAAATTTGGGACTGTGGAAATAATGTGTACGTCTTTGATTGAATAAATAGTGCATTCAATAAGGATGCACTATGTCAACCCAACTATAGATTTTCCTGTTGTCAGTATGGGTGTTGATCCATGGAAAGAAGAAAATGAAAACATTTAAACAATTCCGTGAAAGGGTGATACCAGTTTCCATGATAGATCACGGATACGAAAGACAAATACCATTTGATATATGTGAACATGGTGACGAAAGACAAATACCATTTGATATATGCGAACATGGTGACGACAGACACCTAATGGTGGAAGGTTTGATATCAAAATGGGCAAACACATCAGGTTCTCCAATAGATGAAACACACCCAGATTTACAAAAACAGCACCATGATAATTTCACTCATGATGATAAAGATTCTATCGGAAGATATGTTATGGGTGGGCTATATGCGCATCAAGGTACAGGAAGTGCACCATTAAATAAACACCTGATAAAATCACATGAAGATAACCATGAATCACCATCCAGTTTTACTATACGGGGGGAACATGGTAGGTCTGATGTTCATTATGATCTTGATAAATTAGACGAAGCAACAAACAGGAATAAATTAAAAGAACCACTTACCACTTATAGTGGTTTTAAACATAATCCATCACCAAAAACATCCGATGGAGTTACGTATTTTCCCGCATACACATCAAGCTCGCCTAATAAACATATAGCATTAAAATATGCACACCCCGTAGATGGAATCAGACATATAATGAAAATTGATCATGGTGTTGGGCATACTGGTGCTTATATAGGAAATAATCAAAATATCACACCATTTTATGATGACGAATTTATCATGCCAAGAAATACACATTTAAAAATAAATCCCGTACCAGAAGAACACGAGAACTCTCATGGAGAAAAATTCCATGTCTGGTCGGCAAAGAGATTAACATAAAGGACAACGAATGACCACACAATTAATATCATTTGTAGGATTAAAACCAACTGGATTTTCGTTGGGTATATCACGATATCCTGATACAACATTTCCAATTCAAACTGTTATACTACCATCAGTGTCCATGGGTTCTGCAATCCAGAATACACCACAGATGACGATTAAACACCCCGGCGAAAAAGCTACCTATGCACCACTATCATTGACCTTCTTGTTGAATTCTGATATGTCAAACTATATTAGCTTGCTTGGATGGATGAAACAAAATGCTGCACCACAAGGCCCAAGTGATATAGCCACACTCCAACAAATGTTGGCACAGAATACCACTAATGATAATGGACAAGAGTATTTTAGTGATATAACTTTGGGATTGCTTGATAACAACAATAACCCAACAGTTGGGTTTAAATTTGTTGATGCTTTTCCAACATCATTAAGTGCTATCACAATGACAACTACAGCAAGTGGAATGGAATATTTGACATGTGATGCAGTATTCGATTACACTAATTTTGAAGTTGTATCACAGTGACATTTGTGGTATAATGGTGAGTGTATTGTGCTGTATCATAGCACGTTTATTATGAGGAAATAATGGCTACATTGGTAGAAATATTGGATGAATGGGATAAGGATTCATCCATAAATGAAGCGGAACTTGGACATGAGGCCACACGTAATCCAATGATTCATGCAAAGTACGTCAGGATGATTTCACAGACGAAATTATCTTTACGTAAGGCTGAGTCAGATTATTTGACGGTACGTAAGACCAAATGGCGGTACTATCGTGGTGAAATGGGTAAAGCTGAATTAGATGAATTAGGATGGAATCAATATCAAGGTAGGATTCCAACCAAAAGTGATATGGATGAATTCTTGAATTGTGATCCAGATTTGATTCGATATACAGATAAAATTCAATATTTTACTGTTGTCAAAGAAACACTAGATTCAATCCTCAAAGAGTTGAATTCACGTACATGGAATATTAAAACTGCGGTGGACTACGCAAAAATGATGAATGGGATAAACTAAAATGGATATTATACAACACCCCGCATGTACAGAAACATTATGCGCACCATCGGATATGCAAGATGGAAGCTGTGATAGCCTTCCTGTGGCAGTTACAGAAGATGAACATGGATATTGGTCGGTTTCATTTTGGAAGCCAACACAGGATGATCTAGACGTTCTGAATGATGGTGGTACTATTGCATTATGGGTACGTGCAAAAGGTAGGCAGCATCCTGTCGTTGGATTGGGTGTGGACTCATGGAAAGAAGAACAATGAAAACATTTAAACAATTCGTATTTGAAATGGCAACACCATCAGATGCTATAAAGAGTAAAACATATTACCATGGGACATCAAGTCGTGCCGCTGCATTGGGAATTGCTGAACATGGTATATTACCACCAGAAGCACCAAAGAAATCGGGGGATTTAACTCCTGTAGCAGGAAAAGTATATATTACACCACACATCCATTATGCACAAATTTATTCTTTGGGTGGTGATATTGCAGGTTCGAATTGTAAAATGTCACACCATCAACATGAGGATTATGGGTATGTATTTTCTGTTCATGGTAGCAAGTTGAAAGATGTACAACCAGATGAAGATTCTGTTGGAGAAATGGTAAATAATGGAAGTCCAATATGGCTACAACATATGGCTAGGAATCATCTACACCCAACAACATTTAAAAAAATTAAAGACGGTGAATATTCCAAATTTGCCAGTGGTGGTAAACAACTTGTTAGAAAAATGACAGATACACAGAAATCAGACATCATCAATGCCGGTGCACATGTGGCACACACAGGATCACTAAAACCAGATTCTGTTTATAGAATACATAAAGATAAAATACCATTGTTAAAACGAGATGGATCAAATTTCTTTGATCATGCAGAAAAAATTGACATAAAGGACATATAATGAAAACATTTAATCAATTACGAGAAGCCGTTGGTGAACCAGATGTAGTCCAAGGTGCAATCGTTAATGGTGTTCCTACAGCATTGGTTCAGCATGGTTCACATGCCTTTAAGGATCAACCAGATGAACCCCTAGAGCAAGGTGCAATGGTAGATGGTGTACCATGTGCAGTCGTATTCCATGGTAGCCACAGTGTTCCAAAGACTAGGAAACTTGGTGAAAAATTTAGTGTTGATCATTCCACAGTGAAACATTGTTATTTTGATGAAAATGATAATACCCATATTCATCCTGATATCCATCAAGTTGGTAAACTGTTACAACATACCCAAAAGCGCGAAGGGTTAGACAGTCACCACCTGAATCAATATTGTTCTGGTAGTCGTTGCTTGAATAAGGCTTTGTATGATGCCCACAAGAATGGTAAAGATACACCAAAGTCCGTGACTGGTTTCGGAGTGGAACACAATGTCCGTAGGCTAGATGATGCTATCCACAGGAACAAATTACACAAGGATGTCCACCTGTATAGTGGTGTTGGCTTTGAACCGTCTAAGCTGGCATCTAATCATCCTGAAGGACATATTTACTTACCTGCTTACACTTCAACCAGTATTAATAAAAGTGTCGCACGGAACTTTGCCTCAAATCAGGGTGAGAATAAGCCAACACAATTAAGACAAAATGGTGTGATGGGACATGTGCTTCATATTCATGCTAAAGCTGGACAACCGGCAGCATATGTTGATCGTGAATCAACATATAAACACGAGAATGAAGTATTATTGCCACGTGGAACAACATTGAAGATACATGGACATAGTGAACATGAAGACGAATTTGGCGATGTTTATAGGGTACACCATAGTACAATAGTAAAATGATAACATTCAAACAATTTGTTGGTGAATCGTATTCTGATGTCACGAACAATGGAAATTATATACCAAACCCAAATGGAAGAAAAGAAATGATTTGTAATTTAAGAAAATTCTGTAGGGATAATATAGAATACCGCCTAAATTACAAATCATTATCGAGAGTAGCAAATAATAAACAATCACACCATAGGGGATTCACTTGCAAATTGGTAAATAATCTTTGAACAATTTATTATAATATGGATTCACTTCATTCACCTTCATGATATCATGCCACTCTTGTGGAATATCATCGATACCAAATACCAATGCAGCAATAGGTGCTAAAATACTAGAATTTGTGTCAGTATCAAAACCAAAAAGAATACTTTTTGTAATAGCCTCTACAAACGATTCTGATGTCATTATATGTTTATATGCCAGTACAAGACTATCAATACAATAGCCTGTACCTGTCACATTTACACAATGTGGCAAAAAATCAATTTCATATGCTACAACGTCCCACAAATTTTCAAATTCAAACATCATATCATACGTATCATCAATTCGGCTTTTCCACAAACGATGCACTAATTTGCAATAAAAATTACAAGAATTCAATGCATCATGTGAGTTATGAGTGAAGTGTGAAAAATAATAGGAATCCCTACCAATATTTCCATATGGTTGGAATGCTACTGGCAATGTTGACATTAAACTTCCGTTACCTGATCCATTTGGATTCATCAATACCTTACCTGTACGTTCAAGATGGTCAATGGCAGCAAAAGTCTGATTTCCACAATCAAACATTTTTCCATTAGTCCAATATTTTCCCATCAACCATTTTGATAATTCTTTAGAATATATCAAAGAATTATCACTATAACATTCAATTTTAAGTAACATTTGACTGAAATCATCAGTGATAGTTCCTACAGGAATTTCTTTCCATGTTTTGTAATCATATGGAATCTGGCTTGGGTTCATAATGTAATGTTTTTTAATATCTTTTGCTTTTTTAAACTCAAAACTTTCTCCAAGGCTATCACCAATAGCAGCAGAATAGAAACAATCCAGCTTCAATTTTTGTTCAATGTTATTATTATCTAACTCCGAATTGATTGTATCCTCTATTGCAGTAATCCCACATTTTGGACAAACTAATGTTGAACCACAAAAATTCCCATTTTCATCTTTAAGTTGCTGTTCAACTGCATTTTCCCAATCATGCGTACATTCAGATTTTTTGAGTAAATGCAAAAATATGTCAGCCATGATTTTCTCCATGATAAATATACTATAGATCAATTATACCATGATTATTCAATGACCACAACACCTGATATAACAATAATTCAAAAAGATGCAACTTTTGCCAAAGTCATTTGCGATTCCAGTATACTCATGGAATTATCGGATGCATTCTGCTTTGAAGTGAAAGGTGCAAAATATTCACCAAAATTTAAAGCTGGTTTGTGGGATGGTAAAAAAAGAATGTTGTCAAACCTTACACGGTTAATCTATATTGGTATTGTACCAAAACTTTTACAATATTGCAAGGATGCCGGTTATACTGTTGATAACAAGATTCCAATGCAAACAAATCTGAATGTCACCCATGATATCATTGAACGATTCTGTAAATCATTGAACCTGTATGCCCATGGTGAACCAATTCAAATAAAAAATTACCAGATTGATGCAGTATTCGAAGCTATTCATAAGGGCCGTAGAACACTCATTTCACCTACATCATCCGGCAAAAGTCTTATTGCATACTGTATCATCAGATGGTATATGTTAGCAAATAAACAAATATTATTACTTGTTCCGAATATTGGATTAGTAGCACAAATGGCAAGTGATTTTGAAGATTATTCCACTGGCAATAAATGGGATTCACATGGTAACATTCATGCAATCCATGGTGATATCACAAAGGTAACAGACAAATTATTGACTATTGCTAATTGGCAAGCTATATACAAAATTGGTAAAGGTGTCAAGAAAGGTGGAGAACTGGCATATGGGGTTCCGTCAGATTATTTTGACAAGTTCGACATAGTGATCAATGATGAAACACATTTAGCTAAAGCGGAGTCTATCACAGGCATCATGGAACGCTGTAGGAACGCACAGAAACGCATTGGGATGACAGGTACATTGAACGATGTGGACACAGATAAACTTGTGATTGAAGGCTTATTTGGCCCTGTTTATATTGTGACCACTACCAATGAATTGATGGAGAATGGTGATGTCACTAAGTTGATGATGAAATGTCTTAAAATCGACTATCCAGATGAAGTAAGAAAAGGTTCAACCAAGTTGACATATCAAGAAGAAATGGATTTTTTGATTACCCATCCGGGAAGAAATAGATTCATAGCAAAACTTGCTTTAACACAAAAAGAAAATGTTGTAATATTTTTCCGATATATTGATAAACAAGGTAAAGTATTACATCACATACTGAATGAATTGAATGATGGTAGTAAGACTATCGTTTATATTGATGGTAGTGTATCACTGGATGATCGTGAAGATATTCGTAAATTAATATCTACAAGAAATGACTTAATTTTATTGGGAAATATGAAATGTATTGGAACAGGCTTCAATGCCCCTAACTTACATATTGGAATAAATGCATCACCAAATAAAAGCAAGATTGAAGTGTTACAGGCTATTGGTAGATTGTTGCGTCTATCATCCGGCAAATTGATCTGCACTGTGTATGATATTTTTGATGATCTGACGTGGAAGAAACATGAGAATTACACATATGAATGGTTCTTGGATAGGATCAAATACTATTGTGAACAGAAATTCAAATATAAGTTAATATCTGTTCCACTTGAACAAACAAATCGACATGTATAAATACAAGTGATGGCGAAGCATTAATTATGAACGAAGTGAATAATTAATTAGTACATTATAGTGAATCATATACAACAATATTTGATTCATTTAGTACCATATAATATACTAATTTCGCTACGCTCAATTGAATTTATTCGCTTTGCTCACAAATTCATTCCACTTGTATGTTGCAATATATTTTCATTTGTGTTATACTTGTATTTCACTACTCATTCACTATGAACGTCAAAACCTTCAAAAAGCATTATACCACTACAAAAAAACACTGTCAATAACCAATTTGTAATGAATTGTAACTGTACTCCAAAATACAACACTAGTGACACCAATCAATAATTGTGGTATAATGTTACATTAAATTAAGGAAAACATGCAAGAACCGTATCAGTACTCAGAAGAAGACTACCTAGCAGCCGGTGGTGAACTTGAATCAGATGAATCAGATGAAACAGAATTCGAATGTGATATATCAGATGAAGAATTTATTAAAGATACCACAACAATCGAACACTTTTATGTTGACCCCAATAAAATGCTTGATGCATATGTTGTTTATAAACAACAACGGGAAGAAGCGTTAGCTAATGGTGCAGAAGATTATCCCATTCCAAAATATCTTGTTGAATGTATCATAAAAATATCCAACCACTTGTCATATCGATATAATTTCATCAATTATTCATATCGTTCTGATATGGTAGCAGAAGGTGTTGAATCGTGTCTGAGAGGGTTCAATAGTTATGATCCAGCCATTTCAAAATATATTTTCGCATATTTCACTAGAGCATGTTTTAATGCATTCGTGCGACGGATTCAGAAGGAACAAACTCAATCTGAAATCAAGGGTAAATTGATCAGTAATCTTGATGTGGATTCGATAGTCACCCAATCTCAAGAAAGTGGTGAATTTGATGCAGAGTTCATTGAGTATATGAAAATTGCACAAGATTTCAAGGTACGTCCAGATAAGCCGAAACTAGAAAAAGAAGTGAAGAAAAATCCAAACCAACCACCTGAACTGATATTTGACGAATAATGATTAAAATTAGAAGTATTATTGATCCATATCTTGAACAGATTATGGTTGACCTTGAAACAATTTCCACAGCAAACAATGCAGTCATTGTGTCAATTGGTGCAACACGATTCACCCTTCATGAAGGTATAATCGATAAATTCTCCATCAACGTTGATCCATTCGATGCTAAAAAATATGGACTACATATTGATCCAGATACAATCGCATGGTGGAAAAAACAACCAAAAGAAGTTTCTGATTTATGGAAAGTGAATCCAGTACCTTTAAAAGAAGCACTAAATAAATTCGATTTATTCTATGGGCCGAAATTAATTCCTATCTATGGTAACAGTGCATCATTTGATGTTGATATTCTTGAATCATCACATAGGGCCACAAACATGGCTATACCATGGGATTTCAGGGATGGTACATGCTTTAGAACTATCTGCAAAATGTTTCCAGATGTTGAATATGAAAGGGCAGTTGTAGCACATTCTGCTTTAGATGATGCAATCACACAAACAAACCATTTATTGAAACTTCTTGCATGAAGATTATTACATGGTTAGCCACATTCACAAGTATATTCGGTGTCCTTCTTTCAGCAGTAGATTTCTATCCATATTTCATTTATGTATTTCTTTTAAGTAATGTTCTATGGATTTATATTGGTGTAAATTGGCAAAAGTTTCCAATAATAGTTTCAAATTCCGTTGTACTTTTTATTAATCTTGTAGGTTTATTTTTGGAGTTTCATGAACAAATTTCTTGTTTCTGTATTACTCATTTTAGCAACGCTGTCTGGATGTTCCACTACACCTAGACCTTATGATTCAATTGAATATCTTGCCAATGTAAGTGTCACTGTTGATACCACAAGGGCCATTCATGAATGTCACAATCGAGATAGATTAGAATTTTATAATTATCTTCATCAAGCAAATTCCGAGAGTATGTTACTGGATGAATTTGCTAAAGGTAAATCAGATTCAACTAAGCTGATTACTGCTGTTGATATTGAACGAAGCATGTTTAATGAAATCATTGTTCGTGGTGATTTCAGTGAATCATACTGTGTTGAAAAATTGACTAACATTCAGGCTGTATCACGTATTCTTGCACGTGTAGATGGTGGATCAGGAAACTTCAACATGTGCGACGGTGGTATCAAGGAACGATATACTCTATTCTCACAAAGTTATGCCAATGGTGATATCACTGTATCAGAATACAAGGAATTGGTTACTGATGTATTAAAGCTGGATAAAGTTGATACTAGTGGTTGTAGTATTGAATCAAAGCGTAAATTGTTGGATGACCTTCAGTTTATTGAATCTATTGCCCCTACAATTATGAAACTATGAAAACATCATTTACAAAAGAACCACCATCAGAACAACAGAAGGTTAGTGATGTAGTATCCAAGAAATATCAGGAACTAACACAATTCATGAATCGTAAGGCACGGCGGTCTAAGAATGGCAAGAAACAATTAATGTATGCCCAACATGCTGCAATCACTGCTGGTGTACAGTATCTTAAAGATTTGCATAAGGATGACGGTGTACAAGAAGGAAAAGACAATGGATCAGTTGCATCATGAGTAAATTTGTAATTCTAGGTGATACTCACTTTTCTGTTCGGAATGGCGATAAACGATTCGTTAATTATTTCGATAAGGTTTATACTGATTGGTTCTTTCCTGAATTGAAGAAGCGTGGACTAAAGAAAATCATTCAGGTTGGTGATCTATTCGACAAACGTACTGGTAATGATTCATTCGCCGTGTCAGAATCCAAGCGATACTTCTTCGATAAGTTATGTCAAGATGGTTGTTACATGTGGACTCTACTCGGAAACCATGATTTATATTTTAAGAATTCATTGGATGTTAGTTCACCAGAACTTTTATTGGATGGATACCAAAATATTACCATCATTAATAAACCAACCAAGATTGGAAGTCTAGATTTCATTCCATGGATTTGTGATGAAAATCGTGCTAAAGTATTCCAATTCATCAAGGACAGTGAGTCTAAATTCTGCTTCGGCCATTTTGAAATCACTGGCTTCAGCATGTACAAGGGTGTCAAAGGACAAGATGGATTATCACCAACGATCTTCAACAAGTATGATGGTGTCTTTAGCGGTCATTATCACACTGCTAGTAAACAATTAAATATTCAATACACTGGTAGTCCGGCAGAATACACATGGTCTGATGCAGATGATCCAAAGGGATTCTGGATATTTGATGACGAAACTGGTGAAACAGAATTCGTAGTTAATCCATTCACCATGTTCACCAAGGTGTTCTATGATGAAGAAGATATTGGTAAATTTGACTTTACTACATTAACAGACAAATTTGTTCGCTTGTATGTGATCAACAATAAAGACCTGAAGAAGTATGATAAATTTGTTCAAAATATCAACGAATCAAATCCACATGAACTAAAAATTATTGAAGAAGGTCAATCTGCTGTGTCGGATGTTGATACAGAAAATATCGATGTCCGTGATACACCATCATTGATTGAACAATATATTGATGGACTGGAAACTGATCTTGATAAGGAACGATTGAAAAAGATGATGCGTAAATTATATGTTGAAGCACAAAGTGAGGAATAATGCATATCATATTTAAAACCATAACATACCAGAACTTTTTATCTACAGGTTCAAATGGTGTCACGATTCAATTGAATCAAAATCCAACCACCCTGATAACAGGGAAAAATGGTGCAGGAAAATCATCGTGGGTGGATGCATTGTGCTACGCATTATTCAATAAGCCACATCGTGAAGTAAATCTTCCAGCATTGGTCAATTCTGTTAATGGTAAGAAAATGCTGGTTGAACTTGAATTCTCTATTGGTACACATGAATTCAAAATTCGCCGTGGTGCTAAACCATCCGTGTTTGAAATATTCAAGAATGGTGAACTAATCCCACAAGATGCAGCCAATGGTGATTATCAAAAATATCTGGAATCACAAATCCTTGGGATGAACCATAAAACATTCTGTCAATTGGTCATCATCGGGAAAGCATCATACACACCATTTATGAAATTATCATCGGCTGTCCGTAGGGATAAGATTGAAGATTTCTTGGATATTCGTATATTTTCCAACATGGCTGAAATAATCAAAGAAGATGTGTCATCATCAAAACAATTAATCACAGGAATCGAATCTGAGTACACCATTCACAAAAATAAAATCGATGTACAACAATCTTACATCAATACTTTATCTGCTGACCATACGAAAAAGACTGAAGAAACACAGTTGCAGATCAGTTCTATATTCACCAAGATTAAAGAACTAGAAGCCGAAGTAGAAATACAACAAAAGGCTGTGGCTGAATTGTTACCAACTGTTGCAGATCATAAATCAGTATCGGAAAAGTCCACCAAGATGAATGAACTGAAATACAAGCTGTCCACCAACGAGAAATCATTGTTGACAGAATTAGCATTTTTTGAGAATAATAATGACTGTCCAACATGTAAGCAGCATATTGATAATGAATTCAAGTCCGAAATAGTTATACAAAAATCGGACAAGAAGGATGAACTTGAAAAAGCATTGGTTTCATTGAATACACAAGTTTCAACGGTTGCTGAAAGAATCAAAGATATTGAATTAGTGAATCGTGAAATCACCAAGATCAACAATGAAATACGAGACCTACAAGGCTCTATCACATCAGAACAGCGTTACCTACAGAAACTTCAAAAAGAATTGACTGAGGCCGCGCAAAGTGATTCCAATCTTGATGTAGAACGTGACAAGCTGAAACAGTATGCAATCACTGCAATGAATATCATCGAACGAAAAAATGTATTGATGACAGATAGACAATATATTGATTTATGTGTCAAGTTGCTGAAGGATACTGCAATCAAGGCTGAAGTCGTGGCACAATACTTACCTATCATCAATAAATTGATTGCAAAGTATTTGGAGAAACTTGAATTTTTTACAACATTTGATTTAGATACAAGTTTCAATGAATCAATATTGAGTCGTGATCGTGATTTGTTTTCGTACAATTTATTTTCGATAGGTGAACAATCGAAAATTGACTTGTCATTATTGTTCACATGGATTACAATTACCACATTGAAAAATACAGTAAGTACGAATATTATTGTGTTTGATGAAATGTTGGATTCCGGTTTGGACTCTGATTCCAGTTCATTGGTGATGGATATTTTGCTGGAAGATTTTGGTAATCGCAACATTGTGATTATATCGCACTACCCTGATTTGTATACTGATAAAGTAAAACAACACATTAAATTTGCTAAAGTTGGCAATTATTCTGAAATTGTGGTATAATGGTTGTATTGAATATTTTTGGGAATAATTATGGAAGATTTTAACTTGCCTTGGCATTTCATTTTAACTACATATAATAATCAATTAATTTCTCTTAAAGAAAGTTCATTGGGGAAATTGTTGTGGAAGCGTAATAATGAAAAACAAACCAAGATAGACAACATTAATTTAAAACTTACAGAATTAAGACAACATAAAGATGATGTAAATAACCAAATTGAATCATTAGTGAAACAATTAAAAAAACTTGGGTATCCGTATTTTATGGTTGACAACGGATGCAATGGGCCTATAATCACTATATAGATAAACCGTATTTTGCGGTTGATGAAAGGGAGCGAGGCGTGATGGCCGTATATCCAATACGCGATGAAATTGTAACTGCGCGAAAGTTTCACTTTTGCGATGCCTGTGAGATTTTCCAAGGTGCTGACATTCCAGAGTCTTACTTAACGCCGGATGAACTGCTGATTGTTCAAGCAGCGAGATCAGATAACTGGAAGATCAAGCCTGCGGCAATCGAGGATATGGCGAAATTGACAGATGCCGCCGATTCAATTAAATCAGACGAATGTTGAAGGAGAAGCAAAATGAGAAAAAATTACGATATGCTGCCGGAAGACTTAGCAAAGATCAAAGAGGCATGTAAGCCAGAGCCGTTAATTGTGCTTCAGTGCGGGATGCCAAGATCGCTGCAAGAGCGCGCTAATTCCGCATGGAAGGAATTAGGTGAAAGAATGGGATTCGACCACATGACCGTGCGGCCACGCAGCGGAAGCGAACGGTTCTTTAGCGCGGAAGAAACTATTCACCCGACCGAATCGCGGAGTCTGTCATGACCAGACTAACCGAAGCTGAGCAACAGATGCGCGATAACCTGGCCGATATTCTTGTCGAAGCCGGATGGTACCGCGACACCATCGACGGCAATCATCGACTTGGCGAAGCTATTCCAGCGATCATGCGGGAGCTTGAGATTAAGCCGCAAGGCGATGCACTCGATGCGATGAAACTTGCGATTACGGCTCTAGTCGCAGTTACAAATAACGCGCCGGAATCGATTGCCGCGATGGACGCGATGGACGCGCCAAAGTCATGACAACCTACTCAATCCGCTGCCGCAACAGCCGTTGTCGTCATCGCCGCGTGTCGAAGACGCACCCTGACGATTACAAGATCGTGCCGAAATGCGCGGCCTGCGGTGAGCGGCGCGGCAATATCGTCGGACAAGATGAGTCTGGCGAGGATTCGATTGCAGGACACAAGCGCATGTGCACGATGTTTGAGGCGCATGGCAAACAATTGGATGATGACGATGAGGCCGGGAAACTGCTTGCTGAAGGAGATCCTGCCTTGCAGGACGACACTGACTACACCCCGAACGATAACTCAACATGGGCACCACGATCATGAAGAAAATATTTACGCAAATTATTAGAGGGTGCGGCGACCTACCTTATGTAGGCGAGCATCCCGGTACGCCGGTCATGATCCTGATGATGCTTGCCGGAGGTGGCGCAGGAATCAAAGGGGGGATGTCTGGGTTCTTGGCAGGCATATGCTTTATGGCTGTTTTCATTTTGCCGATTTATCTATACGGCGCATGGGATAGGGCTGAATTGTCTGATGTGCTTCAAAAGGAAAACGAATGATTGATGATTCGGACAGATTGAAGCCATGCCCGTTTTGTGGTGGCGTGCCGCAAAGCGTTCCAACATCAAATGGTGCTAGATTTATTGAATGCACAAAATGCCACGCATCAACTAGCCTTGTGTATTCCACGGGCGAAGATTGCGCGCCGATTCTTGCAGAGAAGTGGAATAAACGCGCTTTACTGACAAGTGATTTTGGTGAAGATGTCCGCAAATTCTCTCACCACATGGACGACAGGGGGCAAGGCTGGATATGAACAGCATTTGCAAAAATACGATTTATACAACGAATAGGGAGCTACACAAATGAACGAGCAAAATGACGCTTGGGTTGCAGTGAATGGCGGGATTGCAGAGATGACTGACAAAAATGAGAGCCTCGATAACCTGCGCCGGGAGTGTGACGAAATCACAGAGCTTAACTATGCTCAATGGCTTGCTCTTGAGAATTGCAGGCTGCTTGCAAGTCGCAGTCGTAAAGAGGAATGGGCGCAGCATGTCTTGCGATTCTGAAAACTTAAATAATGCCAACACTAATTAGACTAGGTGATCCCGGTTCCCATGGCGGAACCATGATTACAGCAACAGGAAATTTCACTGACGATGGCATTCAGGTATGTGTGAATGGTGATACATATCATTGTAATGTGCATGGCAACCAAACTGTTACAGCATCGTTCAGTGGATTTTCTGCCAATGGTAAGGCCGTTCTTGTGGATGGCGATACAGCAGCTTGTGGTGCAACGATTGGCCCCGGCAGTCCAGATACAACTGCATATTAAAGGAAAATATGTATTACGATATGAAAATTTATGATCGGTATGAAGGCATGATTCAAATAACAGTTTCGGCAAATTCAGATAGTGAAGCAATTGAAGAAGCTACAATATCAGCGGCTGAGAATGGTTGTATGGAAGTAACAGATATAGAAATAATTGACTGCTACGATTAATTGTGGTATAATGTTGTTTAAATTATGAAAGGTAAGTGATGTCATTAACAGTAAGTGAACTTCAAAGTATTGTCAAGCGTAATTCAAATCATATTCGGAATCTAGAGAAAGACCGAAAAGACCGAAAAGACTTCATTTGTGAAACCAAATCACGATTTAAAGTCCCTGATTCAATGTATACAGCTTTGCGGAAGAAAACCAAAGAGTTAAAAGTTGATGCATTGCATCAACGTCTTCTTAAACAAGAGTTGAAATCATTATATCAACTTGTTCCAAAATCAAGTGAAGTCCCCAAAATCGAAGCACCAAAATATAGTGTTTTCTATGTAGAGGTATTTGGAGAAGAACATTCAAATCTGGTTCAACAAATTATGTTTAATCTTGGTTATCGTTGGGCATCAGGGAGTGTCAACCCATTATCTGAATTTAGTCATTGTTATCTTCAGACATTTGAAGATGGAACGATTAAGGCACAGTTTCATAAAGAGTTTCTAGTAGGTGTTTGTAAAATATTAACTACAGATGGACAATTGACAACTTTTCCTGATTCAGTAGAAATCTATGAACCACCAGAAGTAGACCATCCTGTGGCTGTGAATAAAGTTGAAGTACCAAATGTTGTAGGTGATATTCATAGTGATGCCATGGGTTCCGGTGCACGATATAATAATGGGAAACCAGATTATTCATTGATTCCATTGTGTACAATGGATGGTGAGGCACGTGTGTGGATGAAGGGCACAGAAAAATATACTGCTTGGAACTGGATGCGTGGAATGAAATGGTCTGTTCCACTAGCTAGTGCACTTAGACATTTATCAAAGTGGCAAAGTGGCGAAGATATTGATGAAGAATCTGGTGAATCACATTTAGATCACATTATGTGTAATATCAGAATGCTAAAATTATACACAAAAACATTTACTGAAGGTGATGATCGACCAAAAAAATGGTTACATTATGCGTAAAATCAAAAAACTACTGAAGCAAATTGGACTTATTCTGACACCAATTGTTCTATTATATGGACATTTTGTGTATCTTGCACCAATGTTATTTGCACATACATCGTCTGCTGCATTCAATATGGCTGTTGGTATCACTATTTTCCTAGTGTTGTTAGAAGCGATGGCAATTACTATGGTGAACGGTGGTGCTGTGCGATGATAAATGATTATACTGAAAAACAAATTCAACCAAAGATATCAACAAAAGAAGCTATCTGTCAACTTGTTCATGGTACTGGAATTTTTGAAAGTCAAAGAGGCCAATTAAAGTATTTCTACATTCTAAATACGATTGAAGATGGTCTACCGTCTATCAGGGCATTGAGTGTTAATCCAGATGATTTAGACAAACTATCAGGTCTAACATTCATCGATTACGCGAAAAATACAAAAATTCCAGTACCACGGTTTCAAGATGAAGCCTATGTTGATTATACTGAAAAACAAATTCAACCAAAGATATCAACAAAAGAAGCTATCTGTCAACTTGTTCATGTTGTAAATCATGATCGAGACTATGCTTGGGTATGGCAATGTAGTCTAGCCATGGCAATTCTAGATGAAGGTGGTTCACACGAATTATCTAATCGTGCAGCAGCAAGATTCCTACAGCAAATATTCGCAGTAGACATCACGAAATTCGCAGAGTTCAAAGACTTTGAGGAACAATGGAAGAAAGATGCATCTAAAAAATATTATGAAGATATAGATATTGACATTGATGATGGATGTTAAGTGAAGTAATCCTATAAACTATGAAAGGTATTAAATGAAATTTTCAGCACAAACGATTCAAATCCTTAAAAACTTTGCAACAATCAATCAAAACATCATGTTGCGTCCCGGATCAGAATTGGCTACAATCTCCACAGGGAAGAATATTTTCGCCACAGCTACCATCGCAGAAGAAATTCCAATTGAAGTCCCTATCTATGATCTAACCAATCTACTAGCCCTTCTATCATTGACACAGGAACCAGAAATTGATTTTGGTGAAAAGTCATTGATTATTTCCAAGGATGGTGCAACATTCGAATACTATTATTCCAGCCCTGATATCATTGTGGCACCACCACAAAAGAAAATCGTGGTGGATGAACACTTTACATTCACACTGGCTAAAGATGATATTACGACCATTCTGAAGGCTGCTGCTGTCATGAGTGCACCAACATTATCATTCGTGACTAAGGGTGGTAAGGTATTCGTAACAGTGGGTGATCCTAAAACAAAAAGTTCCAATTCATATAAGAAGCAAATTGGTGAATCTGAACATGAGTTTGATGTTCAAATCGGTGTTGAAATGATCAAGGTGATTCCAGAAAACTACACAGTGGCATTGTCCAAGAAGAAATTTATTCACTTCCGTAACGATGAACGTGGCCTGAAATATTGGTTGGCTGCTGGCCCACAATCAACAATTTGAGTTTGTTATGGAAGAAACATATTTCATAGAAAACAATTTATTCATCTGGACGGAACTTTACCGGCCACTGAATATTGATTATTGTATCCTACCAGATTCAATGAAAGTTGAATTCAATGGTCTAATCAAAAAGAAGGTACTACCAAACCTGATTCTGAAGGGTACAGCAGGGGTAGGTAAGACAACCATCGCTCGTGCACTATGTGAACAGCTTGGTTGTGATTATATCATTGTGAACGGTTCTGGTGGTCTTAATGTGGATGAACTACGGGTTCGTGTTACAGATTTCGTTACATCAGTTTCATTAAGTGGAAAACGTAAATGCGTTCTAGTGGATGAAGCTGACGGAATGAGCCATAAAGTTCAGGATGAACTACGGGGATTCATCGAAGCACATACTAAAAATGTGTTCTTTATCTTCACATGTAACTTTGCAAATAAGATTATCACACCAATCCATTCACGTTGTTCGGTGATTGACTTTAGGTTAGCTAAAGAAGATAAACCGGCAATGGCTAAAAAGTTTATGGAACGTGTGAAGGAAATCCTGAAGATTGAGAACGTAACATTCGATAACAAGGTGCTTGCACAAGTTGTCATGAATTATTTTCCAGATTTTCGTCGCACACTAAATGAACTGCAACGGTATTCTGCTGGTGGTACAATCGATGCTGGTATATTGACTAAATCTGTTGAATCAGATGTGTCAGATTTGATTTTGACTATCAAGGAAAAATCATTCAAGAAAATGAGGCAGTGGTGCGAAAACAACAGTGATGGTGATTTCAATCTGATTTATTCTAAACTATTTGATTCACTATTAGATCAGGTGAATGAAGTACCACAGGCCGTTCTGATCATTTCTGAAGCAGCATATAGGGAATACTTTTGTGTGAATAAAGTGATTAATCTTGTGGCATGTTGTACAGAATTGATGGGTTCAGTAAGTTTCAAATGAATGCCAATATCCCATATATAATTCCAGATATAAGTTATACCTGTAGAGATAGTGATTTGTTTGTTTCGTCAGATAATGAAATTCATTCTTTGACACTATTAGAACAATTTTCTTATGCTACAGGAATTATTAGTCTTGATGATCTAGATAAAAAATATAGTAAATTATGGCTACACGATCAAAAAACAAAAAAACTGTAGAATCTACTGGTGATAGCTTGGCATCACTACTAGGGATGGATGAATCTGTTCCTACTGTGATTGAACCTTATAAAGTTCAGAAGCTGTCACCATTCGATTTCATTAATGCTATATCATACACAAAGGAAAATTTAATCACTGACGAAACAGTGAATCAATACTTGCCTTTCATTGTGAATAATGGGTTATCGCAATATCAGGATACCGTAGTGTTGGCAAATTATGTTAATTGTAGACCACATATTCCGAATAAAGGTCAATTTTATTTCCTCATAAATACTGTTACCAAACGTAAAAGGTTTGATAAATGGTGCAAGAGCATTGAAGTGGAAAATCTTGATTTAGTAATGGAATATTATAATTGTTCTAGAAGTAAAGCAATCTCCGCTTTGAAAATCTTGTCAGAAGAAAATATAGCCATGATAAGGCATAAGACAAGAAAAGGTGGTAATGATGGACAGACTAAATGACGTATTTAAATTAGATAGATTTGATTATGAACCGTTAGAAATAACATTGACAACACCTGATTCGTTTTTGAAGATTCGTGAAACGCTTACCAGAATTGGTATACTATCGAAAAAATCTAATGTACTATGGCAGTCATGTCACATTCTGTCCAAGCGTGGTAAATTTTATTTGGTACATTTCAAAGAGTTATTTGCACTATCAAACAAGAAAACAGATTTAACTGATAATGATATTGAACGTAGAAATCGCATTGCCAAACTTCTAGAAGATTGGCGATTGTTGAAAGTGGTAACTGTTTCACAATTGTACTATATGTGTCCATCTAATGAAATCTCTATCATCAGCTATAAGGATAAGAGTAAGTATGAATTGAAGACAAAATATTGCATGGTAACAGAATTTAATGAACGTAAGAAAGCACAACTTGGAGAATAATGATGTCGTTGAATGAAGCAAAGATTGAACAAGAAATAATCAATAAAAAACTAAATGCACCACGATTAACACCAACAATGATTGATGCTACAATCGAATCCACGGCATATTACGTATTCCCCGGAACAACTTTGACTGTATGTTGCATCACTCTACAAAATGGATTCAATGTGGTTGGTGAAAGTGCAGCAGCTAGTCCAGAAAATTTTGATGCAGATATTGGTCGTAAGATTGCATTCGAAAATGCCCGTAATAAAATTTGGGAATTAGAAGGATATCTTTTAAAACAACGTTTATTTGAAGGAAGTACAAAATGAGTAATTTGACTTACACAACACCACCAGAATATGGATTTTGGGCTGACGGTAATATTAATAAGCATTCGTTTTCTGATATCGTTTATCAGTTCACTACATCTTTGATTAATGCATATCTTTATCATGATAGATTCAATTTGAATTTGAGTTCAACTAAATCATTAGAAGAAGCAATGTATGAGTATAGAAATGAACCATGTGGCGAAAATAATACCAAATATACAGTTTCCTTAAATAATGCTGATTTGAAAGTGGCTGCATTATTGATTAAGAATATCAAAGCAACTGAATTCGAAATTTCACCAAGTTGCACTTATGTCCACTTTGATAACATTGATTCGGCACGAGTGTTTATTACGGTATATAATGATATCATTGCTGGCGTAGCATTGGAACTAGTTGATGGATATATTGACCAAAATTGAAATATCATTGGATATTGATTCAGTGAATTCAATTTTGGAATCACTCACTGAATTGCAATATAAAGTTGCATATCCAATCATTCAAGAAATTATTAGACAAATAAACAACCAAAAGAATAGATTATGATCGTAGTAATGCGTATGTTGAATGGTGAAGAAATTATTGGTAAAATTGCAACTGATAAAGATGGATCAACAACAATTGAAAATCCTTGTATTATTGATACAGTAATTTCTGGTGCAGGTCAAGTTAAAGCTAACATGATTCCTACTGCATTATTCTGTAAAGATCGTACTGTTTTATTGAACCAACATTCTGTAATGTGGTCAAATGAAGCCACAGATGAAATGGCTAATGCATATAATGCTAAATACAGTACAATCATCACTCCACCCACAAAAAGTATTCTTCATAGTTGACATCACAAAATAGTTGTGGTATAATGGTTGTATAAGTAACAAACTCTGTGTCGTACAGTCTGGTCTAGTATACGTGCTTTGGGAGCATGGGACATTGGTTCAAATCCAGTCGCGGAGACCAAGAATTTAGCAGCAATGCCGGGTTCGCATAGTGGGATTGCGCTTGACTTGTAATCAAGAAGGGGAAACCCTAAGTGGTGTTCGATTCACCAATCCGGCACCATAATAGGGAGCCAAGTTTTATATATTATGAGGAAACCGTATGGAACAGCAGCAACAATATATTCATGATTTCAGTAAATGTGTTGGACAAACACAACAATTTGACTGTCCAGTTAAATCCGAATGTAAACGTTTTACTGAACAATCAGTACAACCACCAGCATGGCAACCATGGTTCCTTATAATTCCTTATAATCAACAAAAAAATTCATGTGAATTGAAGGTAAATAATGGCTGATATCAGTATGTGTTCCGGTGAAGGGTGTGATATTAAACTTTCTTGTCATCGCCATACAGCAGTAAAGAATCCTTATTTTCAGGCTTATTTTCAGGTTCCACCAATTGTAGGGAAAAACTGTGATCAATTTTGGTCAAACATAGGTTACAATAAAGATAAGGAATTAAAGATGCCAAGACTTCAATCGATTAGTGAATTAACACCAGAACAACAAGATAAGATTCGTAATAATTTGAATGAATATTACGTGTCAATTGATCCAAGGTCATATGAAAAATATATTCGTGTGTATGGTATTGATATAAGCTATAAATCAATCGTTGAATCACAACTTCTAGAGGAGTAAACATGAAAAAACTATTTCTACTTGCTGTACTGTTGTTTTCTATTAATGTAATGGCACATCCTGTTGTCATTGTTAGTCCAATCGTGATTGCACCACCTGTTGTGGTTTATCCACCATTCCCACCTGTGTATTTGCAACCACAACCATATTACGTTGAACCAGAATTCATTGTGACTATGGTGTTCGATGAACGTTGCCGGTGCAATATAGAACATCGTGTTCGTAATCCAAATTTCCTCAAACGTATTCAGCGTCGTTAATATGAAATCATTAATCAACTGGTTTCCACAGTGGAAATATATTTGGATTGTAATTCAGCACATGTTGGTGTGTGCTTGGGTTATGGCGTTCGTGGTTTTTCTTCTTGTCACAGCCAAATATTATGTGCCATTATTTCTATTAATTATGATACCAACTATTATTGTTATTCTGGCGAAGTTGTTTTCATAGAGTATTTTAGTTTGACCATAACTTAATGGTTAAAGTCGTGGATTGTGATTCCGCTTATGTGAGTTCGATTCTCACTGGTCAACCCAAAGTATTTTATAATTAATATGGAGTATCACATTGAATAGTTTTTATACAAGTGCAAGACAGTATGGCAATCAGATTTTGGTTCGTGGTGTAAAAGATGGAAAACGGTATCTTGATCGTCAAAAATTTAAGCCAACACTTTATACACTGAAGAATTCACCATCAAAATTCAATTCCCTTCAAGGTGAACCATTAGTCGCACACAAATTCGATAGTATCAATGATGCCAAAGAATATGTCAAAAAATATGAAGGCATCCGCAATTTCAAAATATTCGGCAATACAGCCTATCAATTTCAATGGGTAAATGAAACACATAATGGACTAATTGAGTATGACCCTGATCTTATTAAAACATCAACTGTTGATATTGAAACTACGGTTAATCATGGCTTTCCAGATTATTTCAATCCAATTGAAGAAATTACTTTAATTTCAGTAAAGGATCGTGTAACCAAAGAAGTCACTACATTTGGATGTTGGGACTATACCCCAAAGAAGGATAATGTCACCTACGTTAAATGTGACAATGAAAAAGAATTGTTGATGGAATTCCTTTCATTTTGGGAAGAAGATTATCCAGACATTATCACAGGATGGAACACAGATGAATTCGATATTGTCTATACCATAGAACGCATGAAGCGTGTCATTGGTGAGGATAATACTAAACGATTATCACCATTCGGCATTATCAGGGGCCGCGAATATGATCAGCTTGGTCAAAAGAAGATGGAATATGAAATCTTCGGTATTGCATCATTGGACTACCTACGATTATACAAGAAATTTGCTGATGAAAAGCGTGAGTCATACAAGCTAGATTTCATTGGTGAAGTTGAACTAGGGATGAATAAGAATGAAAATCCCTATCCATCATTCAAGGAATGGTATGAGAATGATCCAGAATCATTCATTGATTATAACATTGTCGATACTGACATTGTGGATGGACTTGAAGATAAACTAAGTTTCATTGCATTGGCTATATCCCTTGCATACAAAGCAAAGATTAATTTTGATGATGTGTTTAGTCCTGTTAAAATGTGGGATACCATCATTTACAATCATCTATTGGATCAGAACATAGTTGTTCCATTCAAGGATGAAAGTTTCCATGAAGAAAAATCCATTGAAGGTGCATTTGTAAAAGACCCTATTCCGGGGTTATATAAGAATGTCGCATCATTTGACTTAGCTTCATTGTATCCGCACATTATCATGGCACTCAATATGAGTCCTGAGACCATCCATGACACCATGGTTGATGTTGATGTGAAGACCCTACTAGAAGGTGCATACAACGTTATTGAAGGCTTCTCACTAGCCCCTAATGGCAGTATGTACGATATGTCCAAAGCTGGATTCTTACCGGCATTGATGAAATATTATTACAGTGAACGTAAGATTGTCAAAAAGGAAATGTTGAAGTTAAAAAGTCAACTTGAGATTTCACGTGAAACATTATTACCTGAAGATAGACGATATTTAGAAAATCGTATTGCTACACTACATGCATTACAATTGGCATTGAAGATTGCATTGAATTCAGCATATGGTGCACTGGCACAGAAAAGTTTCAGATTCTTTGATACACGTATTGCAGAAGGTATCACGATGTCTGGACAATTGATCATCCAACATGCCGAACATGCCGCAAATAACATGTTGAATAAAATCCTTAATACTGATAAGGATTATGTCATCGCCTGTGATACTGATTCAGCATATTTGAATCTGGAATCATTTGTGGAGAAATTCTGCAATGGTAAAACAGTGGATCAGAAAATTGATTTCATGATGAAAGTTTGTGATGGTAAATTTCAAACTGAATTAAATGATTCCTGTGATAAACTTTCTATTAGTATGAATTGGAAAACTGGATTAATCGCATTCAAGCGTGAAGCAATCTGTACTGCTGGTGTATGGACAGGCAAGAAGCGATATGCACTAATGGTCTATGATAATGAAGGGGTTCGTTACGCTGAACCACAATTGAAAGTCACTGGCTTATCTGTAGTGTCATCAGGCACACCAAAATGTGTTAAGGAACCATTGCGTGATTGTATTCGACAAATCCTTACTGGTGATGAAAAAACGCTTCAGGCATTCGTTAAAGAACAGGAAACACGATATATGGATTTGATGCCAGATGTTATTTCATTTCCAAAGGGTGTGAATAACCTGATGAAATATACATCACATAATGAAATTTATACCAAGGGTACACCAATTGGAGTACGTGCAGCATTACTTCATAATCACCTAGTAAATACCAAGTCATTGAGTAATTATGAATTGATTAAAGAGGGTGGAAAAATAAGATTCCTGTACTTAAAGGAACCAAATATTTTAAGAGAAAATGTAATTGGGTTCGTTGACCATCTTCCACCAGAATTTGGATTGACACAATATGTTGATTATCCTTTAATGTGGGAGAAATCATTTATTGCACCATTAAAGAAAATTACAGATGCAGTTGGTTGGAATTATGAAGAAAAAAACACTTTAGACACACTTTTTGAATAAGGAAATATAATGATACAAACTATTACAAACATCACAATTTATGACGAAGAAAGTGATGTTGCAATTTTAATTGACCGTGGTACAGATAAAGCTGTTCCGTCAATTAGCATTAAATCATTAGGTATGATGTATGACGGTGAACCAGATGAATTAAATATTACTATTACATTGGATGAAGCTAGGGCTTTGGTTGATGCAATAGAACGTCAAATTGAATATATTGAGAGTGATATTTGATTATGCATGAAGCTGGAAAAGGTGATAAGCCACGACCAATTATTGATAAAGAAAAATTCAATGCTAATTGGGATGCAATATTCAAGAATAAAGAAACACTAAAATTTTTTGAGGAATTAGATAAAAACAATGAACGATTTACTAGCAAGACTGAAAAAGAATTCAACGATTAAAGAAGCTGATATTCTGGAAGATTCAAAATTTTTTGATGAACCAGATGTAATACCAACACTAATTCCAATTATCAATGTAGCACTATCAGGTAATCTTGATGGTGGACTTACAGCAGGATTAACAACATTTGCAGGCCCGTCTAAGCACTTCAAAACAGGTTTTGCATTGATGCTACTGAAAGCATATCTAGACAAATATCCAGATGCTGTCGGTATTGTTTATGATTCAGAATTTGGTGCACCAAAATCATACTTCGCTGCATTCGGTATTGATCCAAAACGTATCCTTCACTGTCCATTAACAGATATGGAACAATTCAAGTTCGATATCATGCACCATTTTGATAGGGATAATAAAGAAGGTATCAAACGTGGCGAACATGTATTCATTCTTGTAGACTCAATGGGTAATCTTGCATCAATAAAAGAAATTGAAGATGCTGAAGATGGTAAGGGTACTCAAGATATGACTCGGGCTAAACAGAATAAATCCATCTTCCGTATGGTAACACCACACCTGAGATTGAAGAATCTTCCGATGGTGGTGATCCAACACACTTATAAATCACAAGAAACTTATTCTAAGGATGTGGTTTCTGGTGGTACAGGATTGTATTATAGCTCAGATAATATTTTCATCTTGGGCCGTCAACAAGATAAACCAGCAGATGAAATTATTGGATTCAACTTTGTAATCAATGTCGAAAAATCACGATTGGTAAAAGAGAAATCAAAATTCTTCATTAACATTCAGTTTGAAGCTGGTATGTCAAAGTGGTCTGGACTAATGGATGAAGCATTAGAATCAGGCCATGTGATTAAACCCAAAGCTGGATGGTATGCCAAGGTGGATAAATCTACAGGTGAAGTTGGGAAGAATCATCGTCTAGCTGATACCAACAATAAAGAATTCTGGACTAACATTCTAGCAGATGAAACATTTAAGGAATTTGTCAAAAATAAATACACACTAGAAAATGGTAGTATTGTTTCTGATGATGATATTGATGCCGCATATGAGGACGCATAATGGATAATAAAACACTAAGAGAACTTGCAGCAAAAGCTAAAATTACTATTGATACGTTTGGTTCACCCATTCTAGATAACCTTCACCAACTTAATCTGTTTGCTGAAGTCATTGTTCGTGAATGTATAGCCACACTCGGAACAGAAGTACAAAATAAACTGTACACAAAATTCGACATGAAACCACCTGTTCAACAACCAACATATATTCCAAAATGGTAGCCAAATATAAAACCACCCCATCCAAAGACGGAATTGTATTCGAAATCCTTGATGGTGATTACATCGAATATCAATATCTATATGGTACAGTATCATTGGAAGAACCTAAACCACCAGCTATTGAAGCCACGTTGAAGTTCAATTATAACATCATATATCCAGAAGGTACTGAAGCCACAGATGAATTCACACAAGTGGCCGGTGATATCCTTCAGAATGTCATCCTTGGTCTAGATGAAGGTCATATTGAGACAGTTGACTATAATGATATTGACAGTGAAGTAGAAAAAGTGTTATAATGTAGCTTGTAATAAATGGCGGTGCAATGCCGCCATGTTTGTCTCATAATTAAACAAGGAACACATGCAACGTATCGAACAAACAATTCTATCAAATTTACTGTACAGTGAAGAATACCTAAGAAAAGTATATCCATTCCTTAAAGCCGAATACTTTCCAGATAAAGTAGACAACAAATTATTCAAAACCATTTCATCATTCATCGATGATTACAATACCAATCCAACTAAAGAGGCAATCGAAATCACACTCCAAAATGAGAATGGTATCGATGAAGACCTTTATGATGGATGCACAGAACAATTAGAAGAACTAGAACCATCAGAAACTGAATTTCAATGGATCGTGGATGAATCAGAGAAATTCTGCAAATCACAAGCTATCTATAATGCCATAACCCGTTCAATCAGTATCCAAGAAGGTAAGGATAAAGAACTACAGCCCAATGCCATTCCATCTATTCTGCAAGATGCATTATCAGTAGCATTCAATACTGAAATTGGTCATAGTTATTTTGGTGATGCTGCTAATCGTCATGATGCATACAATCGTAGTGATGTTCGTGTTCCATTCAAATTGGATATGCTTAATCGTATTACCTATGGTGGTGTCACTAAGAAATCGTTATCCTGCTTTCTATGTCCTACTGGTGGTGGAAAAACCGTTTTCATGTCCGATTGGGCAGCGTTCCTAGTGTCCATTGGCTATGATGTATTGTATATCACTGGTGAAATGGCCGATATCAAGATTGCCGAACGTGTTGATGCAAATTTGTTGGATGTCCCTATCAATGAAGTGAAGCATATTAAAAAGAGTGTGTTCGTTGATCGTGTTGGTGCAATCCAAAGCAAAGTGAAGGGTGAATTGGTAGTGAAGGAATTTCCTACCGCTTCAGCACATGTTGGACATATTAAGACAGTATTGAATGAACTGCGGATCAAGAAAAACTTTGTACCAAAAATTGTCTTCATTGATTATATCAATATTTTCCTGTCACAACGATACAAGCCCGGTAACAATGCCAACACCAATACCATCATCAAGGCTATCTCTGAAGAATTCCGTGGCATGGCTGTCGAATATGACCTACCTGTAGTCACTGCTACACAAGTTACCCGTAGTGGATTAACAAATACTGATCTTGAAATGGGTGACACTAGTGAATCTATTGGTCTTACTTCAGTTTTAGATTTCTATATGGCTATGATTCCATCTGATGAATTGGATGAAATGAACCAAATCATGTTCAAACAATTAAAAAATCGTTGGGGTGATATTAATTATTATAAACGGTTTGTAGTAGGTAAAGATTTCTCCAAGATGAAACTATATGATGTTGATAATAATGTTGCTAACACACAACGTTCTGAAAAAGAAAAGGAAACTATTCAACAAGCTGAAAAATATAATGATATCAGCGGTACTAAAAGTTCTTCAAAATTGGCCGGTAAAAACTTTGATGGAATCAACTTCAACTAAGTATTCGTATATGAATATGGAGGATTATCATTTATATCACACCACGAATACGGACTGAATTGAAAAAAATTGAACCACTTTTCAAGGGAACACTATCATACAAAAAAGTTATCACAATATTAAGACCAATATTAAGAAAATTTAGATCAAAGCCATTGTTACTTTTAGCTAACATAGAAAAGAATCAATGTTCTGTCGGTGGTGTGTATGATACACAAGCAGTAAGATTACCAATAGCAGTTGAAATATTATTCAGTTCCAATTCAGATGAAATAAAAATGCCAATGAAATATTGGCGAAATTTTCTGTTCAACGTATTCGAAACAATAATTCATGAACACATTCACCTTTGTCAGATGTCATGCAGAAGTGGTGATGAATGGGCGCAATATCACCCATTAGATGACAATGCATTAATGACAGATCAACAATCGTATCTGTCAGAATTAGATGAAATCGATGCATATGGTCATAATATTGCCTTGGAGATACTTTATCAATATCCTAAAGATGATCCATTCAAGATACTGTCAGATTTAAAGAACCGTGGAATTGAGTCTTACGATATGTATCTTATTGATTTTAATGGAACAAAATGGACTGATATAAGAAATGACCTGTTGCGTAAAACATACAAATGGTTGAATCTCATATTGGACAATGATTGGGGATGGATGGAAAAGAATTGACTATAGTAGAAATTTCTGTTATACTTAATAAATTATGGAGGTTCATATGAAAGCATATTGTGTTTATATTAAATATGGTAGTGATTTTGAAGGATCACCATTTTTAATTATTCCTGATTATAGTGGTGATGAACCACAAGATAAGATTACTTTTGATAAACGAGAAGCAGAAATACGTATTAAAGAAATGTAATCACAATATCCAAAAGTAATATACACTTTGATTGAATTCGAAGTACCAGATTAAACAATTCATTGTACTTTTGCCGAATATGTACAGTGGATCAATGAAATTCGGTAACATTATGGAGATTATCAATAAATGGCAAAGAAGCAACGTATTTCACAAAAAGAACGGTTTTTGAATTTTATGGGCCAAGGTCGTACACTATCCACGAAACAAGCTAAGACCATGTTTCATGCACACAAACCATCAGCACGAGTGTGGGAACTTCGCAATGAAGGGTATGAAATCACTTCCACCACTAACAAAGTAGGGAATTTTGCATACGTACTAGACTCAGTAGCATGATTTAAATGTAGCAAAAGTGGTTAAAAGTCACGCTATATAATGCCGCACCGTCCTCACAATGGATCGTGCGGCATTTTTATTATGCTAAATATATAATAGATTACACATTTCAATAAGGATTTACCATGACGCAAAAAGATATGACCCCTACTTCAACAGTTCAGAAAACGACTGGCATGGCTCAAGATGCAAGTAATGGGACTACACCTATGATGCAGACTTTTGCACAGTATAACACTCCAAATCAACCTGAAAAGAATAATCAGGAAAAAACTGAAGATGAATTGAATAATCCACAGAGTGGCCCAACTGGTGCAATTCGTACCAAAAAGGATTCTATTTTGAATCAGGCTAGACAGATTTACAATACGCAACTAAATAATAATCAAGCATAAAGGAACTATCATGACAACGTTAAAAGAGGAATTTGTAGCAGAAGTAGAAAAAATTGAAGCAGATGTTAAGTCTGTTGTTACTAAGATTGAATCTGAATTCAAAAAAGCACCTGTAGTGGCTGCACCTGTAGTCGCTGCACCTGTAGTCGCTGCACCTGTAGTCGCTGCACCTGTAGTGGCTGCACCTGTAGTGGCTGCACCTGTAGTCGCTGCACCTGTAGTCGCTGCACCAGCTAAAGTATAAAGGAATACTATCATGGCACTAAAATGGGATCATTTTACATTTCCAACATGGAAAACCGTTGTAAATAAAGTTGAAGCAGAAGTAACAAAAGTTGAAGGTGAAATTAAGGCTGAATTTGAAAAGCCTGTAGTTAAAACTGCAACCGCTGTTGCACCAGAACCAGCACCTGTAGCCGCACCAGCAGTTGCAGTAAATACTACCGTAGCAAAATAATAAAAGGACATTAAAATGGCAAATTGGTCATACACAACACCACCTAACTACTATATTGTTGGTGATAATTTTCAGGCAGCATTGACAGCAACAAATATGGGGTGGACTAATAATACTTCATTCCCACCAGAAGTTGTTATTCCTGTTGCCAATCTTAATGTACTTCAACAAGCGGCATTGGCTGTTCCTACTTTCACAGTGACACCACCAACTACACCGTTAACTGGCACAGTCACTACAACAGGTGAAGTAGCATTATCAGGAACAATTACAGATTTTCCTGCTGTCACTTTAACTGGCACTGTTTCTGCGTTTGCACCCGGTACACTTACAGGTACTATTTCAACATTCGCACCAGCTACTTTGACAGGTACAATCACCACATCAAGTGTAACTACAGCGTTGTCTGGTGTTGGTACATCATTCACTACACAATTACAAATTGGTTCAACTGTAAGTTATAATGGCGTTGTTCTAGGAACTATTACATCAGTTACTAACAATACAACTGCCGCCTTCACAGCAAATGCAACTTCCACTCAGACATCAGTAGTTAATGCTACGACTTCAGGTTCAACTACAATTACAGGTTCTGGTACATCTTTCACCACTCAGTTGAACGCTGGTTCTATCCTGTTTTTTGATGGTACACCAATTGGTACTGTGGCTTCTGTCACAAACAACACAACAGCAGTGTTGACCGCAATTCCATTAATTGGTCAATCTGGACTTACATATACTACATCAGGAACTGTAAATTTGGTTGGTTCTGGAACAGCATTTGCAACTCAATTACAAGTTGGTTCAACTGTTTCTGTTGGTGGTACATTGATTGGTACTATCGCTGGAATCACTAGCAATACCGCTGCAACATTCTACCAAATTGCAACCACTTCTGAATCTGCTGCTACTGCTACTACAGCCGGTTCTGTAAACTTGGTTGGTGCTGGTACATCATTTACAACTCAATTGCAAGTAGGTTCCACAATTAATGTTGGTGCAACATTAATTGGTACTATCGCTTCAATTGCTAGTAATACTTTGGCTACATTTGTGGCAGTTCCAACTACATTGGAATCTGGTGCAACTGCCACTGCCGGGGGTAGTGCTGCTGGTTCAACAACTGTAACGGGTTCTGGTACATCATTCACCACTCAAACTTTCGTTGGTGCTGAACTTTATTACGGTAACGTTAACTTGGGTGTTGTTAACTCAATCACAAATAACACTACTTTGGTATTGTCTGCTGCTGCTTTGGCTAACGTTACTGCCGGAACTGTGAGTACATCACAATCATTTGGTACTGGTGCAGTTATGAAATTCATTGTTGTTCCAAGTGCACCAGTGAACGTTGCTGGAAATCCTACGATTAACGTTTCCGTTGGTGCAAATAATACGGTTCTAACTTATAATCCATTTGATTCTACTTCTACCGCATTGTCATTTGAATACACTGTTTTGAATACCGATACAGCTACATCAGGTAACGTTGTGTTGACAGGATCAATGAATTTGCCAGTTGGTGCTGGTGTGGCTAAACAATTAGTTGGTGGAAATGAATTTGCTGTACCATTAGCAAACTTAACATTCACTGTTCCTAGCACAATCGGTACAATCGTAACCTAATATTGGGATTTAAATGAGTCAACAACTTAATAATATGGTAGCAGCAAGCGGTGTAACAGCCGCTGATATAATGTATCTTGTACAAAGTTTGACGGATAAGCAGGTTAGCATTGCAACATTGTTTGCTAACCTGCCAGTTCCTGTTGGTACTTCAGAATATTTTCAGGCTGTAGGAACACCAGAACTTATATCGTCTGGTGCAATTTCCGTTGTTACTCCATTAAGCAATCTTGCGTTAAGTGGAAATACAACGATTACATTAGCTGCTGGTGTCCAAGGTCAAATTAAAACTATTATTGCTATTAGCACAGGCGGTTCATCATCTGCTGTTATCAATGCAAACATTGGACATACAAGTATCACCTTCACAAAAGCTGGAAGCACAGCTAATTTAATGTACGATAGTGGTGCATGGTATTTCATAGGTGGTACAGCAACTGTCGTTTAAGCATGAAGATAACAAAAGATAATTTTGATGTATTAGCAATTAAGGCACATCAGTGTATAGGGTGTGAAGGTATAGAAGATATCCTTGGTGATATAGCAAAATTTACACATATAAATAAGCTATTCATGAAATATATTTCTGGTGATGAATTAAATGAACGATTGATTATGAATCACATTGTTACATTATTCAATGTGTTTGGTAGTGAAACAATCCGATTCTTGTTTTTCAAAATAAAACCAGAATATTATAAAGCATTACTTCCATTTTTGGCGTATCTGAATAGACTTGATAAAACCGTTGAAATAAAAAATAAAATGGTTTCAATAAGTAAAATAGGATATGATGAATATGTTCTAGAAAGACTTCAGCAAATATGAAAACATTCGAACAATTTAAAAAATACATTGCTGAAGATGGTGATGGCGGTGGTACAGTTGGTGTCACTGTTAATCCAGCACCCGGTGGTTCCACAGAGAATACCAATTCAGTCATTAATCCAAATAATCAAGGTCTAGGCAAAAAGAAGAAAATTGTCAAACGTCCTGTTCCAAATGTAATGTAAGATGAAAACATTTTCAAAATTTTATGAAGAATTCTCTAGTGGTCTTGAATATCACGATGAACTAAATCCTAAGATTTGGGATGGTGATAAACTACGGCCAGAAGTAAAAATCGCATTGGATGTGGTTACACAAAATTTCATCAAGTTCCTAAAAATTGATTCATCAAAAATTTCAGATGTTGTCCTAACAGGTTCATCAGCAAATTTCAATTATACTGGTCAATCTGATCTAGATATTCATGTTATTGTCAATTTTGATCCAAATGAAAATAATTCCATTGGACTTCATGCCGGTTATTCATTCAATACAGCCAAGACTCTATATAACCTGAGACACAAGATCACTATTCATGGCTACCCTGTGGAAGCATATGTTCAACCTGAATCAGAACACTTTAACGGTAATGCCGGGGTGTATTCACTTAGAAATCAAATGTGGGTTCAACATCCACAAAAACAATCTGTGGACTTTGGTTCAAAAGAAATTCAACGTAAAGCACAACCAATCATTGATCAAATAAATTATATTGTTGATAATAATATCGAAAATACAAAAATGATTAAAGATTTGAAAGCCAAAGTTAAACAACTTCGGGCTGTTGGTATGGAAGATAAAAGTGAATTTTCTATCGAGAATAGTGCATTCAAGGCCATTCGTAATGGTGGTTATCTTGAAAAACTTTCCAATTTTGCATCAAAAGTTGAAGATAAACTACTCAGCTTAGAATAAAGTTCTTGAGTATGGTTGCATAATGTAACTAACTGTGGTATAATAAGGACTTCGTAAATGGAGTCCTTATTTTATGACGTTTCGATTTTACTAAGTATATTAATGCGAATTAATAATTCGCGTCTGTCGCGTATCTTGAAAATACCACAGACCCTAACACTTATCGGAGCGTCAGCAAACTACTTATCAAATAAATTTATCTATATACAAGATAACGAACAATGTTACTGGTCTAGTCTATATTGGTAAAACCACACAAACCCCAAATAAGCGATGGACTCAACACAAAAGTAGTTCAAATAAAAGATCAAAAAGAGAAAGACCCATAAAGGGTATTCTTGTAGAAAATTATAATTAATTTGGGAACATAATGGCTTTGTGGATAGACCAAAAATACGTTAACCTTTTGTCGATGTATCTTGATAAATTCAAAAAAATTGACAATGGGCTTTATAATTTCCGTTGTCCTATTTGTGGAGATAGTCAAAAAAACAAATCTAAATGTCGCGGATATCTTTATACAAAATCACAAGCAATTTTCTACTCATGTAAAAATTGCGATGCGGGAACTACGCTAGGAAAATTCTTAGAACATGTTTCATCATCACTAGCAGCAGAATATCGCCGTGAATTGTATCTGGACAAATCAGAAGACTCACCACAACGTTCATTGAATGATGGTGCAGAATCTACACTAGTCATACCAAAAGTGGCTTCACGCTTCATTAAAGCCAAACCAAAGGAAATCACTGATCCATTCAGCGGTAAGCTGGAATGCCTAATATCCTTGGCAAAAGACCACCCTGCTACCCAATATATTAGGCATCGTAAAATACCAGATTCACAATTACACAAGTTGTACTACATTCCAGAAATTCGTAATATAAGCAATATTCCCGGCTTCAGAAAATATGAAGAACGAATCAAAGGATATGAACCACGAATAGTGTTGCCATATTTCAACATTGATGGAAAATTGACAGGTGTAACATGCCGTGCCATTGAGGATCATCCACTGCGATATGTGTCATTGAAAGTTGTAGAAGATGAACCATTGATATTTGGTATGCTAGATATTGACATGAACAAGCCAATATTTGTCACAGAGGGTGGCTTTGATTCAATGTTCATTGAAAATTGTATTGCTGTCGGCGGTACTGGCATGGGGAAGTTAGAATCACTTGGAATTGACCGTGATAAATTAACCATCATATTTGATAATCAACCAAGGAACAAAGTATTGGTTAATATCATTGATAAGACTATACGAAATGGATATCGTGTGTTAATATGGAACAGTCGCACAAAAGGTAAAGATATTAATGAAATGGTTTTAAATGGTGAAAATTATCTTGACCAGATCGAAAATAGATGTTATAATGGTTTACAAGCTAAAATTGAATTTAACCAATGGAGAAAATAATGAGAGCATTAATTGTTTTGTTGTTTCAAACCTGTATTGCTATGATTGGATATACAATTCACGGAAGTATATTTTGGTCTATTATAGACTTCATCTTCAGTCCTATTGCATTGGTCAAGTGGCTAATCTGTCATGAAATCACATTCGCAGTCATTCATCAAACATTCTCATTCTTAGGATAATTATGAATAAATTTAAAGTAGGTGATAACGTTCGTGTAGTGAGTCTTGATGGTTATCTTCAAATTGGTATTAAATCATCATTTGTCGAAATTGGTGGAGAATATAAAGTAGTTAGTTTAAATGTTGATAGTGTCATAATTATGACTTCAAAGGGAAATTGGTGGATTGATGATAGTGATCTTGAATTGGTTATTGCTGATTATTACAAACCACATGATGAATCTTGGTGGATTGATTTCAGTGATATTAAACATTTTGTAGATAAAACTGATCGTACAGGTACTACTACTACTGCACCACGGCGAATCTTATTGAACATCAATATTACACAGCCTGATAGCGATAATATTAAAACAACATTCGATTCTGATTCAATCACTGTGGATGCCGCACGTGAAATTATTTTGATATTACTAAATGAATATCAGTAATGATATATTGGTTGGCCGACAATATGTTCCTGCTGATGAAGCAAAGTGTATTCAATGTCGCCAACCATTTAAATATGGGGTGAATGTTTTCACAAAAGAAGGTCATGCTGAAACTAAAATTTCTGGCATGTGTGAGAAATGTTTTGATAAATTATTTAAGGATGAAGATGATTGAAGGTAAGTGTGGCATTTATGCCAATGTAGTATGTGATAGTATTTGTAATCATTCTGGAATTCGTATCACCACCTTGGAATTACAATATCCACGGATTGTCCATAGTGAATTCATGACTCACAGGATGTTCTCACGCAATGCAGCATCTTCTCGTGCTATCCCATTCAACAAAATGGTAGAACAGCTTACAGGCTGTCCTGTACGGTTTGGTGCTAATCAATCGGGGATGCAGGATGCTGGTGATCATGATGCATTTGTAGAAGGTGATCATGATGCATTTTTAGAAGGTGATTATTATTATAACTACGAACCAGAAGATGCATGGGATAAAGCAAAAAAAGATGCAATCAAATGGTCTGAACGTTTCCATCGTGCCGGATATCATAAACAAGTAGTGAATCGTCTGACTGAACCATTCCAGATGATCAAGGTGGTTTGTACTGCTACAGAGTGGCACAACTTCTTGTGGTTGCGTGATCATGATGCTGCTGATCCTACCATTGCTGAATTGGCTAAGTGTATCCATCTTGCATTACAAGGTAGCACACCAGTAGCATTGAAAGCTGGTGAATGGCATTTGCCTTATATTGAACTTGTTAAAAATACGGATTCAACAGTACCACCATTGTATTATATGAATGATGGTGATATTGGCACTACTGGATTTCTGTCTATTGAAGATGCAATCAAAGTATCTTCAGCACGGTGTGCAGCAGTGAGTTTCCGCAATGTCGATTATGGTTTGGAAAAGAGTCGGGAAATCCATGAAAAATTAATTGGTGCTGATCGTAAACATGCATCAGCATTCGAACATCAGGCAACACCAATGCAAATAGAAAATGATGGATATACTCATGATAAGTCTGTCAATATACCTGATGATTCATCTACATGGGAACCCGGTGTCAGTCATATGGATCGTGATGGTTGGTTGTGGAGTGGTAATTTCCGTGGATTCATTCAGCATCGCAAATTGATTCATGGTGAAAACTTTAATGGAGGATATTGATGAAACGTTTTGATGACTTATTGATTTTGGTTTAGGTTTTACCGGATAAAGATACAAAGGGTTTGCTAATGATGGGATTATGTTTGTTAAAGAGGATATTCCCGGTGCTATTGCTGAAAAATTGGCATACAATTCTGTTCGTAAGGATCATAAACCAGAAAATCGTGCAGCAGAGGGTGGAAAGAAATACTAGTATGAATATTTTTAATCCAGATGTAAAAATCAGGCCAATGTATAATGTCAATGCGTAACGATCTTGAAGACCTATGGTATTCAATGATTGAACCTGATGGTAAACGTTATGATTGGGATCATGCATTCCAAGCATTTGAATTATGCAAGAAGAATGATTGGTCTTGTATTTGGGGATCATGAAGTGAAAGAAAACTTCAAACAATATATTCCAGAATTCTTTACTAAGTAAGACACCCAAACTAGAAGGATATTATGTTAATTTTTACTCAATTAAAAGCGTACCTATATCTCATTGTAGGTATAGGATTCTCCATCCTGTTGTTCTACACTTATCATAGTGGTGCAACACACCAAAAAGAAGTAGATGAAATCGCATTGAACAAAGCTGTGGCAGCATATCAAGTACAAATCCAAACTGAAGTGGATCGCCGTACACTGATTGAAACTACATTTATTAATAAACTGGATAACATTAAGGTAGTAAATACTACGATAAATAAAACACTCACCAAGGAATTGACCAATACGGTTTATACCAATTGCAAGGTTCCTGAAACTGGTGTTGATATTATCAATGATGATGTAACAAAACTGAATCTTTCCCGCACACTGGTACAACCAAAATGAAACGTTTAATCGTAATAATTTCAATCATGTTGGCAGCATGTACTACAGCACCTACCATCATAGAAAAACCTGCCGATATTCCAATTCCATCAGATCAATTGGCGAAGTGTTCGCCACTTCAAAAAATTTCAAATGGTAAAACCACAGTGAATCTTGGTGAATTGATGACCTATACAACCAGTCTACAACAACAATACACCACCTGTGCAACTAAAGATGATGCACTAATTGATACAGTATCAAACCAAAATAAATCATCAAAATAAGAAAGGCTTTATGTCACAAAAGTTGCAGCACCAATTACCAACCGTATTTGAACAATATATCCATATCAGTCGTTATTCACGTTGGCTAGAAGACCAGAAGCGTCGTGAATCATGGGAAGAAACAGTAGATCGTTATGTAGCATTCTTTGATAATAAATTCGAAGGAAAATATAAAGACATCCTCTATAACACAATCAAACCAGCAATTCTAAATTGTGAAGTCATGCCTTCAATGCGTTGCATGATGACAGCAGGGCCAGCATTATTGCGTGAAAATATTGCTGGATATAACTGTTCATATTTGGCAGTGAATACCAAGCGTAGCTTTGCTGAAGCAATGTACATCTTACTATGTGGTACAGGTGTTGGCTTCTCATGTGAACGTCAAGAAGTATCCCATCTTCCACCTGTACCAGAAGAATTGAAACTCACAGATGATACTATTGTGGTTGAAGATTCAAAAATGGGGTGGGCTAAAGCATTCAACAAACTATTGTCTGCATTGTGGGTTGGTGATATTCCACAAATAGATTATTCCAAAATCCGTCCAGCCGGTGCACGATTGAAAATATTTGGTGGTCGGGCAAGTGGCCCTGAACCCTTGCGTAGTTTATTTGATTATTCTGTTCATACATTCTGTAATGCACAAGGCCGAAAACTTCAATCCATCGAAGTCCATGATTTAATGTGTAAGATTGGTGAAATCGTAGTGGTTGGCGGTGTTCGTCGTAGTGCACTCATTAGTCTATCAAACCTGTCAGATCAACGTATGCGTGATGCAAAGTCTGGTCAATGGTGGGTGGATCATCCTGAACGTGCACTGGCTAATAACAGTGTTTCTTATAATGAAAGACCATCCATGGAAATCTTCATGGAAGAATGGTTGTCCTTGGTTAAATCCAAATCAGGTGAACGTGGTATTTTCAATCGTGTGGCAGCACAGAAACAAGCTGCAAAGTGGGGCCGTGCTTCTACATTTGCATATGGCTGTAATCCGTGCCTGACAGGTGATACATTATTGCTGACTGATTTCGGTCTTCGCCCATTACATGAACTTGCTAGATATGAAAATTCGTTCAATATTCTTAATGCAGACGGAGAATGGTCGGAATCAAATGTTGTGCCTACAGGAACAAAACCAGTTAAAAAAATTGTTCTTTCTAATGGTCTTGAATTTAAAGCGACACATGATCACTTGGTAGAAATCATGACAAAGAAATATCCATATTCTACGGATTACATTAAGAATGAAACTGTATCTGTGGGTGATTTATCTGTGGGTATGAAAATGCGAACTCTTACACCAAAGGCAGAATGGTCTGGTTATGAGGTTTTTACTGGTATTGAACAGGCTGTATTTGCTGGATTAATGCACGGTGATGGATATAATAACCATGATCGCCTATCCATCATGAATAATGAACCAGAAATTGTTGAATTTATTAATTCTATGTTTCCAAATCTAGAATGGGATGATCGCGGTGTAGTTCGTCTTCCTTCTGGTGTTATGGAAGACCTTATTGGCCGTGGTCTTAATTTTGATCATCTTCCAGAACGTAATTTGCCTAATGATTTTTTTGGTTGGAGCAGTCTTACAACAAAGGCATTTTTGCGTGGTCTGTATTCTGCTAATGGTTCATCAATTAAAGGAAGAAATCGCATTGCACTGAAATCTACGTGCAAACAAATGATTAAAGATATCCAGCATGTTTTGTTGGCTATGGGATTTGCTGCTTATATTACAACAAATAAACCATCCAAAATTTTGTGGGGGAATGGCGAATATTTGTCGAAAGAATCGTATGATTTGAATATTTGTGGCGCAGAAGAATGCACACGGTTCCAGAAAGAAATTGGATTTTTGCACAATCATAAAATGCTACCACTTCCAAATACACCTAGACGCAATCAGACTAGGGTGGCTACGATTGTTTCAATTGATGATCTTCCAGCAGAACCAGTGTTTGATTTTGTTGAACCAAAAACATCATGGGCATGGGTAAATGGTCTTAAAATACACAATTGTTCTGAAATTATTTTGCGTGACAAAGAATTTTGTAATTTGTCGGAAATTGTAGCACGTGAAGATGATGATTTTAAATCACTAAAACGTAAGGTTGAAATTGCTACCATCATTGGTACATTCCAATCTACATTATCAGATTTCAAATTCCTTAGTGAAACATGGAAAAAGAATACTGAAGAAGAACGTCTACTTGGTGTTTCAATTACTGGCATCATGGATAATCATATTCTATCAGGTTCTGGTGATCGCGATACTCTTAAAAAATGGTTAAATGAATTACGTGATTATTCAATCACGGTGAATAAAGATTGGTCTGAAAGATTAGGTATTCCAGCATCAGCATCCATCACAGCAGTGAAACCATCAGGTACAGTTTCATCATTGGTTAATTCTGCATCAGGAATTCACACTCGTCATTCAGAATATTACTTGCGCACTGTTCGTACAGACAAGAAAGACCCGTTATATCAAATGTTGAAAGATATGGGTGTCTATGTAGAAGATGATGTTATGAAGCCAGATAGTGGTGCAGTATTCACATTCGCTATCAAAGCACCTGAAGGTTGCTTGACACGTGATAGTCTAACTGCCATTGAGCAGCTTGATATATGGATGTTGTATCAACGTGAATGGTGTATGCATAAGCCTTCAGTCACGATTACGGTCAAGGATCATGAATGGATGGACACAGGTGCATGGGTATGGAAAAATTTTGATGAAGTATCTGGTGTATCATTTCTCCCACATTCGAATACAACTTATCGTCAGGCACCATATCAAGCTATCACAAAAGCTGAATATGAAGATTGGTTAAATAAGCATCCAATGCCAGTAATCGATTGGGCTGATTTGGCTAATTATGAAAAAGAAGATACAACAACATCTTCACAAGAATTGGCCTGTAGTTCAGGCGTGTGTGACATACTATAGGAAATGTGATGGCAAAAGTATTATTTGTTTTAAAATGTAGAGATGCCTTATACACAGATGAAAACTATTCTTCAGCGAATGGTCTTTCATCTGGCCTACAAAATTCAGCAGAGTTCATAGTGAACATGCTTAATGATTCAGGCATTGAAGCAAAGTTGGTTCAGGTTCCAGATAATAGTTTCATTGACCGTGAGGTTCATGCATACCAACCAACTCATGTCATCATCGAAGCATATTGGGTAGTACCTGAAAAATTTAATGATTTGCTTCCATTACATCCAAATGTTAAGTGGATCATTCGTAACCATAGTGCTATTTCATTCTTGTCCACAGAGGGTATAGCATTAGATTGGACTATGCGTTATCTGAATTATCCTAATGTCTATGTTGCACCAAATTCAAAGGATGCCTACAATGACATGAAGTGTATTGCATCATGTTCATCATCAGGGGATTTTAGCGATAAGATTTTGTATCTACCAAATTATTATACGTTCTCTAAACTTTTTGATAAACCAATCAAGAATAATGATGTAATTGACATTGGTATATTTGGTGCAATCCGTCCATTGAAGAATCAATTATTACAGGTTATCACTGCAATTGAATTTGCAAAGAACCATGGTAAACAATTACGTGTTCATATTAATGGAACCAGAATTGAGAATGGTGGTGGTGAACCATTAAAGAACATCCGTGGACTATTCAAGAACCTTGGCCCTGACTTTACACTAGTGGAACATACATGGATGTGTCATGATACATTCCTGAAACTTGTAGCCAGTATGGACATGCTTCTATGTGTATCATTTACCGAAACGTTCTGCATCGTAGCTGCTGATGGTGTTTCCATGGGTATCCCATTGATTACATCGTCTGATGTAGTATGGGCATCAGATTGGTCTATAGCTGATCCAGTATCATCACGTGATATTCTAGAGAAAATGTATTTCGCGTGGAATATTCGTAAGTTGGGTATTTTACAATGGGTAAACAAAATGAACCTGAAACACAATGTAGCAAAAGCAAAGAAACAATGGTTGAAAGTTATTGCAACGATGTAATTATTGTGGTATAATGTGGTCTTTATTTTGGAGGTACAATGAGTGCAGTTCTAGATGATGTTGAATTACAGTATGCAAAATATATCGGGGCCAAGCGTCACTTGGTAGCCCATGGTAATATGATCGATACAGAAGATACAAACACTGTATTTGTTGATATGGATGATACTATTTGTGATTTTGCCGGTCATTACAAATCCCTTCATGGCAAATACCCAAAAGAATGTGAAGGTAATCAAGAATTTTGGTTCCATTTCAATAAGAATCCAGTTGGATTTTTTGAAAATCTTGAACCAATTCCCGGATATCTTGAATTTCTTTCATTCGTGGTTCGCCATGCATTGTCATATGGATACAACGTAAAATTCTTGACTGCACTATCTGTTCATAATAATCGAACAATTGAAGAACAGCTTGAAGAAAAGAAAAATTGGATAATGAAATATGTTATTGCATATGGTGTTCATATTACAATGGGATGGGTTGATTGTCCAACAAACAAGAAAATGTTTGCCGCGCATAAGGAAATCCTGATTGATGATTGTAAATCCAATATTGACGATTGGCGTGAACATAAAGGTACTGGTATTCTTCATACATCATTCACTACCAGTATGACAGATTTGATGGCTGCATTCCAAGTTATGAAAGAATTACCAAACTAAAATATTCCCCATAAGTAAGGTTGAATAAACTTATGGGGAATATAAATGGCAACAAAAAATTTGGTGTGTGGTGAATGCAATAGTGAATTCACAATTAAACATTCCATGGACTCAAAGCACTACAAACCAGCATATTGTGTGTTTTGTGGTACTGAAATTGATACTGAATTGGAAGTAGATTATCGTGATCTAGAGTCTGACGATAATGAGTAAATGGAAATATCGTGGCGAAGAAGTAGATGCAATTCCTGAAGGCTATGATAATTTTGTTTATTTGATTACTAATTTAGTTGATGGTAGGAAATATATTGGTAAAAAGAAATCGTATTCACTTCGTACACTTCCACCATTAAAGGGACAGAAGCGTAAACGCAAGGTGATCAAAGAATCTGATTGGCGTGGTTATTATGGCAGTAATGATGAATTGAATAGTGATGTGATTACCCATGGTGAAAGTAACTTCACTCGTGAGATATTACATTGGTGTAATTCACTATCAATGGCATCATATATGGAAGCCAAAGAACAATTCATTCGTGATGTTTTGATTGGTGATGAATATTACAATTCTTGGATATCGGCTAAAGTGTCAAAAAAACATCTAAAGACTATGCCGAAGATTTAATTGAACAGATTAAACAAAATCAAGAAATAATCAAAAATAATGCTGCAAAGTTGTTGACAGCCTAAAAATTTCCTGTATAATTGATTCTATTGGATCAACACTTACAGGAGGTTAAACATGTCAGTCTACACTAAATCAAATGTTGTCGAAGAATTCCCTGCTTACGTTGTTGTCAAGCGTGAAACAGTCAAAGGTTATTACAAAGACGGTAAACGTGTCGATTTTGAATTGACAGAAATCGTTGATGGTGATATTCTTGGTCTTAAGAAACATAATCGTCTTGGTGACTATTACAAAGAATATTCCCCCGGCAGTGTAGTATCCTATGCACTCCAATACAACGAAGACCCGATTGTAGCTGTGGAACATGCGAAAGCACATGGACACAAGTTGCATTGGATCAATGGTTGTGGTGTGGCATTGACTGCACACGAACAAGCACAACGTACACTGGTTAAAGTTGAAATCGGTATGTTTGTTCGCTTCCAAGGTTTGGTTGCCACTATTGAAGAAGACTTCAATGACAATCTTAAATTTGTTCCGGTCAAGGGATTGTGATCATGACTGATTATCAACGTGAATGTGGTTTGCGATGGTGGAGAAGGTTATCACCATCGCAAAAAATATTTGAGCATAAACTAAGTCTCAAAGCACATTGGACATTCGAAATGTTTTCTGCATCGACTTCCAGTATAGTTAATCATTGGATTAAACTTGGAAAACCGCTATGACACCATCTGAATTGAAAGAACATGTTGATGATACTGGATCAGTTTATTTTCATCGAAACAACATGAAATTTTCTGGTGATACCATGAGTAATTATGGTGTACGATCATCCATAGTTCTTGTTCCATCATCGATTCATGATATTCCATATGAATTGGAAGTGTGGGAATTGTATCGCAAAAAACAGTTGCACGAATTTTTCCGGTATAATCGGCATTAAACTCAATATGATAGGATTAATGAAATGAAAACAAAACGAGTTGAATATGAAGTTGGCAACTACTATGAAATTGTTGATGGTGGCTTAGTGAAGGTAGTTCAGCGTATGTCGGATAATCATTTACAGTGTAGTGATGGTTTCTATCGTCACCCAAATGGACAATTTGATAGTTCAACCAAAGGGCCACGAGATTTCATTAAACTTTACATGAAGGTTGAATAATGTTTGAACCTAAAGGTCATCCAATGTCACGTTGGTTGTTTGGTACAACGTGCAGCAATTATCGCATAAAGCTATCTGTGCTGTTCGAAAATGATACTCATATCGTATTGAAGCATAATTCACATTCCACTTATGTTGATCGCAGTATAGGTACGATGAATTGTGGAGTATATGCTAAACTGTATTTGAAGGAAACATTCTTCACTATATGGAATATCGAACAAATTGGATATGGTGAAATCATGAAGTGGGAGGGTAGGCAAAACGTCAAGAAAGATAAAATTCTGAATGACTGTAAAAATATTGGAATTATTTTCTGAAAGTTGTTGACATACTGATTGGTTCCTGTATAATCATTATATCGACAACATTCATTGGAGAACAAATATGATTGAATACAAAACTACCAAGTACAAATCCGAACGTGTTATTATGTTGGCAGCGGAATCGTCCTGTGGATATGGTCATATCAACGCAATCATCGTTCGTCGTGCTTTGCCTGATGTCGTTAATCCTGATACCGGACATCGTGAATACAATGATGGTGATAAGGATGCATATGGTTTCCGTAATTGTTCGTGGTCTTCAACTAAAGATAATGCGTTGTATGTCGAAGATCTGGTTATCCGTAATCAATTTGATACTGCTTCTGATAAACCGTCCTATGGTCATGGTGCACGATTCATGAACAAATATTCGGTTGAATTGGATGAAGCTGAATATATGGTTCAGACACTCAAGACTATCGGCAAGAAGCTGAATGCCATTAATGACGAATATGGTTATGTTGACGATTATGCATCATATGTTATTCGTATTGCAAAGATTTTTGGTATTAAGACATTCGTGGTTGCAAAAGAAAAAGGTACACCATTCGTGTCGAAGAACTATCGTGAATTTGGTGTTGCTAATGTGAAATGGGAAATCGAACAGTTGGAAGATTCTGTTCGTACAGTGAAAACTGGTGATTGATTAAATGTGGGCCTGTAGTTAAATTGGTATAACGTCTAACTCATAATTAGTTGTTCCGGGTTCGATTCGCCGTTGTTGGGCCTTCTGCAACAGAACGTAAATGGTTCTCTGAAGTCACCATGGTCAATGATGTTATCACAAAGGTGGAATAATGACAAAAGAACAATTAAATGAAGCTATATCTATTCTTGATGAAGAACTGAATCGTGGTTACATCACTCAAAAACAATGGCATTTTGAATATCAGCTACTTTGTGATGAAATTGCTGGTCAACTTGTGAAAGAGGAATTCAATTCTGGTGAGTGACAGGAATGTGTTTCTTTCCCATTACCACTGTCATACCATTATTTGTGTATCCGTCATATCCTGCATCCATGACAGAAGATTCAAAAGTGTTTGACTTATTGTGATATCCTGTGGTATACTTCTTTTTATGATGATCAATTTCTGCCCGTTGTTCATCTGATGCATTATGTGGATCATAGATGTTCGATAATGTTGCAGTATGAACATGTGGCCCTAATCCGGCTTCAGGTTTAGGCAACTGTGATCCAGTGTGATTGTAAAAGTAAGCACGTGATTTAATGCGAGAATCATCTGTATCATGTAATCGTTCATGTTCTGCACCCTTGATGCCACCACTACCATTTAAAGTGCCGTCAAGGTGCGTTAAACCAGCAGTATGGCTATAATGAACACCTTGGACAGTGATACCTTTATTTGATTTGAATTCTGATAGAAATTGTTGGAATGTTTTCATGGAGAAATATTGTGGATAAGATATCTTATAGGATTAATACGAATGATGAACACGACACATGGGTTCATATTCAAGAAATCGAATCCCCTGTGAACTCAGTATATTTATCTATATCCACTGAGTTTCGTCGTGCAAAGGTTCCTGATGCACATATCAAGAAATTTGGAATGGTCATGACAAAATATGAATTGCGTAAATTACGAAATGCACTTGATGATTTTCTTTAATTTGTGTATAATCACTATATCGACAAACACAGGAGGACATCATGTACGAAACTGAAAAGAAAATTCTTGCTGCAATTTGTGATCATCATAGTCATCGGTTGACCTATACTGAAGCCAAGGATGCATTGGTTGAACTTGATGTTGAAATGGGTGATGATTTCTATTTTAAATTGGACGGCAATGAATATCGTATTATTGCTGAAGATGCAATATGGAAAATCTATGTTGATGAAATTCGACAGATTGTGGAAGATTGTTATGATCTGAAACTTAATGACATGCCAGATTTCTTGGTATTTGAAATTGATTGGGAAGCCACGGCAAAAAATTGCTATGCTGATGGGTATGGTCATACCTTCTCAAGCTATGATTTTTCGGAAATTGAAGCTGGCGGGTATTACATTTTTCGAACAAATTGAAAGGATATTTGATCATGGATGATAAAATGGATGGTGAAACATCAATAGAAAGTATTCATCGTGTCTACAGGAATCGCATTGCAGAATTACAAGCCAAGATAGACGAACTCATGCTTGAATACTGCCCTGATGAAATGACTTTAGATCAAGTGGCTGAAGGCTATCCAATATTTGGGTAAGAATTGGATTTTGGAACAGCCAATTAACAACAATTTTGCTCAATAACAAAATAAACCTTGACATTCATTTTATAAGCACTATACTGGAATCATGGAGACAGCAATACCGCTTCTCCAAAATTCAATGGAGTTATTATCATGAAACAAATCATCTGCCGTCAAGATTCGACACGTCAACAAGTGGTGTTCCTTTTGGATACACTGAATAACGATAATGATACGCTGCAAGTATGGAAAGGTACACCTGACCAGAAAACAGACATCGTACCCATCGATTACTACAAGTCAACCAAGCCATTGGTTGATAAGGAAGAACTGGACTTGACAAAGAAATTCGTCACTCAGTTCAGCGTGAATGATGGAATCATCGTGCGTCGTCGTCTGTACAAATCGGCACCTGTCAAGGGTAGTGGTGGAATTGCAACATTCGATGAACATTTCGACAAGAAACAGTTTGCCGAAACATTGATCACTGGACTGTCCCAAGCAGTTCGCCAAGCAGTCGGTGTCTAAAGTCTAGGGGAATGTGTTGCATAAAAACAACAAATACCTATTGACTGATTGGATTGAAGGGTGTACCTTGAACGTGCACCCTTCATCATTTTGAGTGCAAATCGTGCAATTAAAATCCACCAAAAAGAGAATTTAGAAAATGATAATAATGAGACTTGAGACCGCTGATCAGCAAGGTCTGTATAAGAGTAAAAGTGCAGCATTCATGTTAGATTTTTCAAGACACATCATTCCGCAACACGATTCGCTATTATGGGAATCACTGATGGATGAAGTTGATTCAGATGATCCAGATGAATTGAACATGGCCCTTGGAGAATATAGATTTGGATTCATCAACCACCAGCAGATTCAACGATGGATTTACCGCAAAGAATGGTTCCAAATGCTTCATGAAATGGGAATCGTTCTATCCGAATATACCTGTTATGACTATGACGTAATCGTAGGCCATTCACAGGCGATATTCAAAACCCCTGTAAGTAGAATACAACACAATTTATTGGATTACTTTAACATTTGACATGGTGGGTAACATTGTGGTATAATGTCACCCTTCACTAACAATTTGGAATAATATGGAACAAACTGAACGCGACTCAATTAAAGAATTACTCAAAATCAATAAGCTGGAAATCAAATTCACCAAAGTTGATGGAACCGATTCTACCATCACTGCCACACTCAATCAAGCATTCATTCCCAAGAAACCAGTCATAGAGGCCACGGATGGTTCACCAGCGGCACCAAAGAAGGAACGCAAGGTGAATGACTCTCTGCTGTTATTCTACAGCCCTGATCGTGAGGATTGGCGTAATGTGAAGTATGATCTGATCAAATCCTATACCATCGTTCAATGAACGCCGTGAACCATGCTGGATGGGAAGTCCAGTCGTACTTTGGCAATCGTGTTTGGCTTAATGCATTCAATCCTGAAAGTGAAACCAGCATCTTCAAAACACGTGAACAAGCTGAAATTGTTATGAAGAATCTTGAAGTATCATTCAAAGATACCGAATTCAGAGTGTATGAAAGTCTTTCATGATTTTGATAGATTATTCGCAGATATGTATCACCACCTTGATGGGGTTCCTGAAGGGTGACACTGAATCACCAATCGACATGCGAATCTTTCGTTCATTGATCCTGAACCGTCTGTTGGAATTTCGTCAAAAGTACCATAAACGATTTGGTGAACTGGTGATCTGTACGGATGGTAATGATTATTGGCGACGTAAAAATTTCCCACACTATAAAGGAACCCGGAAGAAAGCCAAACAAGATTCTGGCTACGACTGGAAACAAATTGAATTTTGTAAGTTAACCCTTCAAGAAGAATTACGCAGGTTCTTCCCATATGCCGTTGTTTCTGCACCATGTGCGGAAGCTGATGATAGTATAGCTATCTTGACTGAATGGTCACAAACCCATGATCTGGTGGATGGACTATTCGAATCACCAAGGGACACCATAATCATTTCAGGAGATGAAGATTTTATTCAGCTTCATAAATACAAAAACATCAAACAGTTTTCATTGATGACCCGTAAACAAATCGTGTCTGATGTGCCACTTGATCAATTTTGTATTGAACATGTTTTAACTGGTGATTCATCTGATGGAATCCCAAATATATTATCACCACTAGACTTCTTCTATCAGAATGAAATTTCTGATGTACCCATGCGTCAGAAACCATGTACAGCAAAGATAAAACAATATTACTATGATCAAGTGAAGGAACATGGAAAAATCATTCAGTTTAGATCAGAAGATGAAGAAAAAAGATTCAGAGAAAATGAGAAATTGATTTTATTTGATCATATTCCAGAATACTTGAAAGAAGAAGTGTTAGCCAGTTTTCATTCACAGCAGGGAAAATCCAGAAAGAATGTAATGAACTATCTGGTAGCAGCAAAGTTAAAAAACTTGATTATTGAAGCACAAGAATTCTAACTAAATATGTCACCATCAACCATGAGGAAATAATTGTGTATCAAATGACCAAAACTATCCCTGAAATTTTACAATTAATCAATATGCAATCCACTAAACAGGAACGCATTGATACGATTCGTGCAAATAATTCTGAAATCCTAGAAATCATTTTGCAATATGCATTAGCTGAACATATAGAATTTGATCTACCACCCGGTGAAGTACCATACAAGCGTGATACAGATATTCCTGTAGGTATGGGACAATCAAATCTATTCATTGAATCGAAACGTTTGTACATCTTCTTGAAAGGTCAAGCAACAAATCTTCCAGCTATGCGTAAGGAAATGTTATTTATTCAAATGCTTGAAGGACTTCATGCTTTGGAAGCTGATATCGTGATTGCTATCAAGAATAAAACATTGACTGATATGTATCCAAACATAACTTATGAATTGGTATATGAAGCTATCCCAACATTGCTTCCACCAAATACACGAGTCCAAATTAAACCTGAAGTAAAGCCTGAACCAATCGTGGAGGAGCCAATTGTAGAAAAGGAACAGGTGAATATGAGTGAAGGAAATTTGGAACATGTGAAGCCGGGAGTGATGTTCCGAGTGTTCAAGGATGGAACCAGAATCCGGGTGAAAAAAGATACACTGACACCTTGGCCGCGAGTAGGCCCACCAAAAAAGGTGAAACAATGAGTATCGTTGATTTTATTAAACTAAAATGGCTGGAATTGCTGGCATTGTTTCAAGATGACACTGGCAAAATTCCAGAAGAAGACAAAGAAAATTATACCTTTTTATAATAAGGAAATAAATGGCTACATGCCCACATTGCGATTCTATTAATGTACATTCACGCGGAACAAGAACAAGAACAAGGTTCAACTCAAAAGTAAATCGATATAAATGTATGTCATGCAGGAAATGGTTCTGCATGAGTGGTCAATCATCAATTTTGAAATTTGGTGCAGATGAATCCCTTGTGGGACAATTTGATAAATTTGTTATCACTGGTGTGGTAAAATTTGCCGAATTAAATACCGAATTCTATGAATCACTTAAAACATATTGCAAACTGCAAAATGCTAAAGTGATTCTAGTTCCAATTAATTCAAAACCAAATGGTGAACCTGTACATGAATGGGCAATCAATGATGAAGATTTATATACATCATCCATTCAATTAGCCAATAAATTGAAACTCATGGCTAATCTGAATATTAGTCCAGCTATCGAAAATCCTCTTGGTGGCCTTGAATCAGTCTCCAAGGGTGATTCGATTATCATTGCACACTCTACACTACAAATGCGTACAGTGGCTGTAAACGTCACTGATTCCCCTGCAATGCTGCATACAACAGGTGTAGTCACATTACCAAATTACACCAATACCAAAACAGGTATCAAAGCAGCATTTAATCATAGTGCAAGTGCATTGGTAGTAGAAGTTGATGATGATATCAATGGATTTCATATTCGTGTATTAAACGCAGATGACAATGGTGCTTTCTATGATATCAGTGGATATTATAATGGACAAGATTTTACACCATTGGAATATGTTGAAGCATTGATTGCTGGTGATACACATGTGGCACAACATGATCCAATGAATGCCGATGCCATGTATTATCGTGATGACAGTATGATAAATGTACTGAAACCACGTAAATTAATTTTACACGATTTGCTTGATATGAGGGCCGAAAACCATCATGATTGTGATGATCCATTTTTGCAATTTGGTAAAAGTATATCCAAGACAAATTTAATAGAAGAAGAATTGATTAATACTATTGACCATGTTGTTGGAATTTGTCCACCAAATGTAGAAGTGTTGGTAGTGGCTAGTAATCATATTGATCATCTATATCGTTATCTAAAAGATGTTTTGAAACCTGATTCAGATAATGCTAAAATATATCATCAATTGAAGTTCATGATGTTTACAGAAATACAAGCAACTGGTAAAGTACCTGATCCATTTGCATTGTGGTCAAAGTATTATATTGAAACAAAATATGATGAAGCAACAGTCCCAAAGATTACATTTTTGGAACGTGGTGATTCATACAAGATTCATGGTATCGAAATTTCCAACCACGGCGATAAAGGTGTCAATGGCTCACGTGCCACAGCAGTAGGAATGTCTAAACTTGCTTTTAAACAAGTAATTGGTCATTCACATTCACCGAAGATTCATCACGGATGTTTTCAGACCGGCACAAGTTCGTTATTGAAACTTGGATATAATGCAGGTGCACCATCAAGCTGGATGCACACACATTGTGTAATATATCCGAATGGCAAGAGGCAATTGTTATCTGTATTAGATGATAAGTTAGGAAAGTGGAAGAAATAGTTTGACATCATGAAATAGGTCTGATATAATGATTGTATTGGATTTATTTCATGGAGAATAATATGACACCAGAAAAAGCAAAATTTTACTGCACAACAAAGCACTTTTTGAATGTTATGAAGATGCAGAACACATCAAACATATTGGAATATTCACTGAAATTGGTTTGACTGAATTTTGTTTATAATAAGGAAAAGTAGTGCAATTTGAGAAAGAATCTGAAGGTTATTTAATTAAGGTGAAAATGGACAGGATCAAACCACCCCGAATTGGGGTTCATCATACCCAACATGAACCATCATTGAAATTGAAAACATCAAAAAAACAAAAGCATCAGAAACGTGATATCTACGATGCATTAGATGCTGAATCAGACTATGAATGATCCAACGGTAATTATTGTTAGTTTGATTGGTGTATACTTGTACATGATTTTCCCAATTCTGGTTTTACTTGTTCGTGATTTAATGGACTGGTGGTTTTGGCTTTGATGTATAAGTAACAGTGTAGCAGGATAGACCTGCTATTTTCATTAATTTTACGGAGTGTAAAATGTCAAAACAGTATGAACTAGTGGTATTCATTTGCCGCTGCCAACCGCTTCACAATGCCCATCTTCGAACGATTCAAAATGCTTTAAAGAAATCAGAACGTGTAGTTGTCATTCTTGGATCAGCAAACCAACCACGATCTGTAAAGAATCCATTCACAGTAAATGAACGAGCAGAAATGATTCGTCTTGCTGTTGAAGTACATGAATTCCCACGAATCAATATTGAATTTGTGGAAGATAATCTATACAATGACTCAGTATGGGCCACTTCAATTCAAGACATCGTAAGACAAATTGCACGGTCTCATGGCTACAATAAAATTGGTATCGCTGGATATGTCAAGGATGATTCTTCATATTATCTAAAGATGTTTCCTCAATGGGATTTCATTGAACAACCATTGTATGAACCATTGAATGCCACAGACATTCGTGAAATGTTTCTTTCACCAAATGTCAACTTCAATTATTTTACTGGTGTTCTGCCAGATGTTGTGATACGATTCTTGAAAATGTTCAAAGAAGATAATCCGGCATATTGGAATCTTCTTTCCGAAAAGGAATTTATTGATAGTTATAAAAAACAATATGATCAATTCCCATATCCACCAATCTTTGTTACCACTGATGCAGTAGTGATTCAATCTGGTCATGTACTCATGATCCAGCGTCGTGCAGCACCCGGTAAAGGATTGTGGGCATTGCCCGGTGGTTTCGTGAATGCTTATACAGATAAGTCCATTGAAGATGCAATGATTCGTGAATTATATGAAGAAACATCATTGAAGGTTCCTGAAAAAGTTGTGCGTGGTTCAATCAAGGCAACAAAAGTGTTCGATGCTATTGGTCGTTCTTCACGTGGTCGCACCATAACACATGCATCACTTATTCTGTTTAATGATGGTGAATGGAAGTTACCAAAAATTCAGGCAAGTGATGATGCAGCCGATGCAAAATGGATTCCAATTTCAGAATTGAAAGGCACTGAAATATTTGATGATCATCACGAAATAATCAAAACAATGATTGGAATGATTTAAAGTGTAGTACAATGCCGATAGACGGCAAATTTTATTAACTGTTAAGGAGTTTAACAAATGTTAGAACTAGTAAAAGCATTCAATTTCATTTTGGCTATCGATTCATACAAAGCTGGACATTGGGAAGAAATGCCAACCAATGTTGAGAAAAGTTATTCGGTTATTGTTCCACGTAAGCCAAGTAAATACGCCGATGAAATCGTGGCTATGGGCCAAACTTATGTTGGTCACATCATGGCAACGGTTCGTATCACCGAAGATATGATCGATGAAGCAGAACGTGAAATCAATGAACAAGGATACACATTCAATCGTAAAGGTTGGGAACGTATTGCACGTGACTATGCTGGTCGTTTGCCATTGGCTGTGTATGGTGTAGAAGAAGGACGTGTAGTGAAGCCACAGACACCAATCCTTGGTATCATCAATACTGACAATCATTCAGCATGGCTACCAGCATCCGTGGAAACATGGACACAAGGAGTCATGCAGAAAATGTCTACCGTGGCTAGTATCTGTCGTGTTTGCCGTATCACATGGGCAAAGTATATCGAAATGACAGGTGCTGATATGGGTATGCTTGATTACAAGCAACACAACTTCGGTAATCGTGCAACCACACCAGAAGATGCAATCTATGCTGGTATCGCACATGCTGCATTGTTCCTTGGTAGTGATTGCACTGAGGCCAATGGATACATCAAGAAATTGTATAACACCACTCGTTCTTATACTTCATCGGTTGAGGCCACTGAGCATAGTACCATGTGTGCCAATTCCGATGCAGTCACTAAGGATGATTCTGGTGCTGCTGCAATGGTCGTAAAGCGTCTAGGCGAAGTTGTAGCACGATCCAAGGATGGTATCGGTATTCCGGTAATGTCAGCGGTGATTGACACATATGATTCACGCCGTTTCGTTCGTGAGTACATGGGTGTCACACACAAAGAAGAAATCATGAATTCTGGTGGTAAGTTGGTAGCACGTCCAGATTCTGGTGATGTTCTGATTGAACCTGTAACTGTGGCACTTGACCTGAAGGAAATGTTCGGATATACCACCAATGCAAAGGGATTTGATACGGTGCACCCATCCGTTGGTGTTCTTCAAGGTGATGGTGTCAATGTATTCTCTGTTGAACCAATACTGAAATCGTTCGTTGATAAAAATCTGTCGATGGATAATCTTGTATTAGGCATGGGCCATGGTACAACAAACTTTGGTTCACGTGATGATTTCAGTTTCAGTATGAAAGCAATTGCCGATTATGATGGGCAATCATGGAAGCGATTGAAGAAGGAACCAAAGACTGATACAAAAAAGGCTTCATTGTCTGGTCTTATTCGCAATGCAGAAATCAATGGTAATCTGTTCACATACGATGCATTGGACAATGGCACTGAATACAATTTCTTCACACCATCAGCAGGATGGCAGTTGTATTCCCAAGATGGATACAAAATTTATCGTACTTCGTTTGATGATGTTCGTGCACGTGCAACAAAAACAGTAGTAACTATAGTTTAAATAGTCCTTGTAGTCCAAGATAAACTATGGTATAATTATTACGTTGTACTGTAGTTTTATCTCTTGTAGTTTAATCTCTTGGGGGGTTTATGAAATTTATTTCAAAAGAATACACAGGGTTGTCCGTATATGTGCCAGATCATGAAGCAACAGAATGGTATACAATTTGCACAGAATGGATTGATGAAGCAACAGAAATTGAAGTAGATTTTGAATATGTAGTTGAACCAGTATTCATCCTCGATGTACTCAATGGTATCTTTAGTCCAATTGATAAAGAAGCTATCCAATATCAGAACCAAGTCTATAATGATCATGCCGCATGAATTTGGGATGGCCGCATGAATTTTTATGATGACTTGTCCGAAAACATCCACAAAATTGAAATACATGAAGACTTCATTGATTATGTTGGGGATGTTGATCGTTTTTTGAAAATTGAACGTGAGTTGCAATGGCAAAAACAGATTGATGCATTGCAACTTAATTCACTAACTTTGAACTAAAAGCCAATATGTTACTTGTTATGTCAATATTATGGCATTAACAGGTAACATATTACCATTAATTATGAAAGGCAACAATGAGTACAGTACCAAGCAATCCAGAAACACAAAAGAAAATCCGTAATGCACTATCTGAAATCAGTGATTCATTAACCCGCATTGCAGCAGAGCTGGATTTGATTAAATCCATCATCGATGAAAAATCAGAAGAATTTGAAATTGATAAAAAGATGTTCCGTAAAATGGCAAAAACATTCCATAAAGATTCATTCAGTCGTGATGTCGCAGAATCCGAAGAATTTACTACACTTTATGAAACAGTTGTTAAAGTGACAACTGCACCACAACAGGGAGATAATGATGAAGAAAATTAAATTGTTTATTGCACTATGTGCATCAGCAGCAATTGCATCGTGTTCAGTGCAATCTGCATACGCTGATATCAATGCATCAAGTACAGTGCAGTTGAAGCCCGGTAAGCATTTGACTCATGTTGCTTTACCGCCTGTCAAACCACTTGATTTGACAAAGTTGAAAGCAAAGCAGCACGGTAAAAAGAAAGTGAAACATCATCACAAAAAGTAGTTGCATTAATCCAGTAGTGTCTGTATAATGATTGTATTGGATATACATTATTGGAGACAACATGACTGAACAAGAAATCATTAACACCGTTGAAGAACTCTTGACAACAGCCGCAACTAAGTTTGGTTGGATTGTTAATCAACCGAACCTTGAAATATATTTCTTCAGAAACAAAAAAGCTACTGCTGGTATTTGCAAATCTGATTGTTCGGCTTTAGGATTTAATTTGGATGTAGCAGAGTTGCATCCTACCAAATTTCGTGATACAATCATTCATGAAGTATCACATTTAATTCAGCTTTCGTGTTACCGTAAAGCAAAGCAGTTTCATGGCCCTGAATTTCGTCGTATTAATGTATTGTTGGGTGGTAATGGTTCCACTACATGCACATATCATAAAATTGAAGCTGATATGTCGAAGTATATTGAATACACATGCCCATGTCATGATGAACACTATATCAGTAAGATTAAACATGGTAAAATTGTTCGTGGTGAAGCAAACTACCGTTGTTCCAAATGTCATAACCGTATTTTTAAGAAGGATTAATACCCATCATCGAAAAATTTATATTCATATGAGTATGAAAGATATTCAAAAAGGTCGTAAACAATGGCTACAATGGATGATCAAACATTTTGAATCACAAGGGGAATAAACAATGAGTACATTTAAGCCATTATTGGCATATACAATTGAAGATACAAGCAAGATCGAATACCCTGTCTATGTTTCAAAGAAGCTGGATGGTATTCGTGCAATCGTGATCGATGGTGTAGTATACTCTCGTAGTATGAAGCCAATCCGTAGTAAGGCCGTGCAGGAACTGTTTGGTAAGCCTGAACTCAATGGGTTGGATGGTGAACTACTGTATGGTGATTGGAACGCCCATAACGTGTTTAATCTCACTACAACAGCTATCATGGGTACTGATCTGAAAGATGGATTCGATAAGAATAGAATTCAATTCGCCGTGTTTGATTATGTGTTGTCAGATGAACCATATTCCAAGCGTCTTGATATCGTAAATCAAATTACTGGTGTTGTAGGTAATCCACAAGTTATTCCACTTGATCAATTTGTAGTCAACAATGAAGAAGAATTGCTTTCATTTGAAACTGTTACATTGAATGATGGATATGAAGGTATCATGGCACGATCAATTCATGGACGGTATAAGCAAGGTCGTAGCACACAGAAAGAAGGTATCCAAGGAAAACTTAAAAGGTTCTCCGATGGTGAAGCCGAAGTGATTGGCTTTGAAGAACGTATGCATAATACCAATGAAGCTAAGACAAATGAACTTGGTCGTACACAACGTTCACAAGCACAAGATGGTATGGTTGGTACTGATACACTTGGTGCATTGATTTGTACGTATAATGGAATTCAATTTACCATGGGTTCAGGTTTTGACGATGCTGGCCGTCTTGAAGTATGGAATAACAAGGAAAAGTATCTTGGAAAATTGGCTAAATTCAAATACTTTGCAATCGGCATGAAGGATAGCTATCGTTTTCCAATCTTTCTTGGATGGCGTGATCAGGATGATCTATGATTGATAATAAATCATTCAGGGAATTTGCACTATATTGGAATCTTGACCTAAGTTATAATCCGGGTAGCAAGTATTACAACATTCTTATGACCAGATTGGAATATTATCGATATATTGGCAATATCCCAAACTAAGTATGACACCATAAACCATGAAAGAACAAATTGATCTACGGCTACAAATGTAGGAAATGTCAACACACATTCGATAAACATTTATCCATGAAGGACATGAAGGTTCCACTAAGTGAACCATGTCCTGAATGTGGTACTGAAGGTGAAATCGAACGGTATATTACTGATATGCGAATTGGGGATATTTCAAAAATATATCCACACCGTGCACTTGGTTCGTTCAAAGAAGTTCTCTCTAATATTCATGAACGAACGTACAAGTCAACATTGAACCAAAAGTTTTAAATAGTTCTTGACATCCTTCATTGGATTCAGTATAATCATTATATCGAGTCCAATTAAAAGGAAATTCCCATGCTGATATTTGAAACCATCGGATACAAAGCACCCTTTAAGTTCCTTGGTATTTTCCAATTGCCGTCAACTTCGTTGTTGGAAGCAAATCCTGATGCATATTACAATGCATTGAAAGAGATGCCGTGTTCATGTGGATCATGTGCATATTGTGGCACAGGGATCATTTACAATTACATCATCAAAGATGCTGATGGTCGCAAATTTGCTGTTGGTTGTGATTGCATCGAACGTATCAGCCAAGAGTTGGTTAGTGAAGCCAAGAAAGCCCGTAAAGAATTAGCTGTTCAGCTTTTGATCAACAAGAAAGCCGCCGCAACACGCGCACGTCATGATGCAGAACGTGTAAAGAATGGTGGTCTTACTGATGCAGAATTGTACAAGAAAAACAAGGCTGCTGAATGGGAAGTTCGCCGTGCAGCATTCGAAAACGTACATGGTAACTTGTTTGCTGATGTCCGTGAAACTGGTAGTCAGTTTGGTCTACAAATGATTGAATCGTGCATGGAATTTTGTACCATGTCTGATCGCCAAAAAGAAGTATTGGTTCGCATCGTAGCTGACTTTGAACGTAAACAAAATGCATTGAATGAATATTTTGGTAATATTGGTGATCGTGTTGAAATTAAATTGACTACTGTACGCGAGACACCAATTGAAACACAATTCGGTACATCGTGGATTGTTATTTGTGCTGATGATGAAGGACGCACATTCAAGTATTTCGGTAAATCGACTGCAATTCCTAAAGTTAATGAATCTGCTATCGTTAAATTCACTATTGGTGATCATGAAGAATACAACGGTGTCAAGCAAACTAAAATTTCACGACCAACCAAAGGAAAATAACCATCAAAATAATAAGCACATAAAGAATCTTGTTGATGTACTCCAATATAAATCATATTTGTAATTAAATTGGTAGTCTTGTAAATAATGTTATAAATAGTCATTGCTGATCATGTGGGTTTTCGCGAACCGCGACATGAACGAACATAGATGTCCGTAATAATACTTATACAAATGGAAATGTCGCCAATGAATATTCAACAAGGAATTAACTTAATAAAGCAATTTGAGGGATTAGAATTGACAGCATATGCAGACAAAGTAAATGCTGATGGGTTGCCAGTAACGATAGGATATGGAACCACTAATGCAGTTTTGCCTAGTGGTACATCATTCAAATTAGGCGACACAATAACTGCAAATACAGCAGAATCGTGGTTATGTATGGAAGTAACCAATCATATTTGCCCATCAATTGATAAATTAGTCAACATAGTGTTATCAGATGGACAATATGGTGCATTGATAGATTTGTGCTACAATGAAGGATTAGGAACATTACAGCATTCAGACATATTGAAATATATCAATAATGGTGATATCCCGAATGCACAATTAGAATTACTTCACTATGATAAGGCCGGTGGACAAGATAATCGTGGTATCCTGCGTAGACGATTAGCTGAAGCTGTCATGTTTGGGCCACTATCACGTGATGAACTAATTTCACAAGCACTTAGTGGATATGACCCGGAGATTGCATGAAACCATTTAAAGAATTTTTAGCACTGATCGAAGCTGCAATTGATCGTGGTGATCATCTTGAAGTCACCACAGACTATCATAAAGAAGGTAGGATTCCGGGTACAGCAATTGAACATCGTGGAAACCAAGATGCCTATGGACATGCTGGTATCGGTGGTGCTGATCATGTTGTCAATCATATAATGAAGAAAGCTGATACTAATCTGGCACATAAAACTGCCGATGAATATTCACATGATAATCTTGGACATGGATATGAGAATCATACAATCCATCCTGAATCCAGTCTGAAGAAACAATATGTCATTGGTCAAGCATACAAACATGCTGTTGATGGGAAACCAGAATACAAGAAAGCTGTATTTGATGATTATACCAAAAACCGTCCAGACATCATTAAACACACCAAGGCGACTGATTATGATTCACTGGTAGCGGGATCATACCATCATCTTGCAAAGGAAACTAACAAGCAATTTGAACGGTTGCCTGTCAAAATGCAATATCATGATGGACATCTTGGATATCACAATTCCGGTGAGGCCATGCGTGATGTACATCTACACAATAATTTGACAGTTTATCGTGGTGGTGATCAACATGAATTCCTGCATAATGTTGACAAGAAGAATGGACTGAATGAAAATGAAAAATTCCGTGCTGTCCATGATTATTTTGGACATGCCGTACATGGTAATCAATTTGGGCCGAAGGGTGAAGAAGTAGCACATAGTGCACATCAGAAATTATTCACTCCTGCATCACATGTTGCATTAGCATCTGAAACACGTGGACAAAATTCACTGGTAAATTACAGTCATCACAATCTTGAATTACAGAAATCCATGGAAGACTCTCGTGGACTTAAACGTGCTGCATTAAACCGTGGTGATCATTCTGATGCAAATGCCCATTCTGAACAATTACGACATCTTGGTGGACAATGGAAATATGCTGATCAAAAGGCCGTAGCACTACCATCAGCAATGTTGAATCCACACTTTGATGGTAGTGTACCAGAACACATTAAATCCATCCTGCATGATCCTGAAGCAAAAAATAATTCCGAATATGATGTTGACAAAGATAAACATAGTCTGGTACAATTGGCTAAACACCATAATACTTCTTCGCATAATACGAAGCATGGTGGTATATTAGACCACGATAAGGCCCATGATGACCTGAAGCATATTGCATCAGTCCATGGATACCATTCGTTGAGCCGTAATCCATTTGTGAAGGAATAATGATGAATAGCAATAAACCAAGCCGAAATGCTGAACGAATTCTGAATGAAGCATTGGAACATCTTGACAAATCGGATGATCCACTGGAATATCATTTGCCAGAATCTGTAACAAGTCTTGACAAAGCATATATTCTTGCTGTATTATATCGTGTCATTTCAACTATCGACTAACGATAAGTAATGTAATACCGGGCAACACTTCCACGTTGCCCGTTCAATGTTCTAGTAGTACAAACATCATTTTGCTTGACTGTTCTCAAACTTTCAGGTACAATATAAGATAATTAACTTGTAAAAGGAATACCATCATGAGAAAACTATTCTTATTTTTAGTATTATCATTAACAATATTCAGTGGTGTGGTTCATGCTGAAACCATTAGACCTGAAGTTCAATGTATGGCTGAAGCGATATATTCAGAAAGCCGTGCTGAACCATATGCAGGGCAATTGGCCGTGGCTACAGTCATTATCAATCGCACTGAAGATTCTCGCTATCCCAATACCGTGTGCGGAGTGGTTAGACAAGGAACACACTATTCCTGTCAATTTCAAGGATTGTGTGGTAAACATGATACATCCAAATATAATAAATCACAATGGGAAACCTGTGTTGATATTGCTAACCACGTGATTTACTTTGGTAAACGATTAGAATCCGTGTATAAAAAACATGGGCTATGGTTTCATAATAGACAAGTTGATCCACCATGGGCGCACACAAAGCATCGTATCATTGTTATTGGTGGACATCTATTCTATGGTGATAATACACAATTCATTGTTGCATCAAATTAATTTATGAAACCATTTACAGAATGGATGAAACAACAAACTTCATCACAGCCAGAAAATGAAGAATTGCCTGAAGGTCTTTATATTAAAGATGGATCAGTATTTGCTACATGTCTAAGATGTGAAGAAAAATATGAAATATTTTGTGATATATCAGAATTTATTGAAGATATGTCATACTGTGGTCGTTCACAATATTGCCTACCTTAACCATGTGGAAAACCGTGAATAAATCCGATACATTCGTGAAGAACATGCTGGAAAACGATGGTTACAACGTGTGCTATCATGTTCCCGGCAAGATGGAAGTGATGAAGCGTAAGCCCGGTGCTATGCGCGTGTATATCCATGTTCTTGTTGGAACCACTCTGCCGCATAAATGTCAAATTAAGGTTCAGAATTATACCAATAGTCCTGAATATAAAGAAATCTTTGATAAGTACGATTCGAATGTCTATGATTATGTACCTATAGGTTCAATTGTTGAATACAATAAAGAAACTATAAATTCTCATGATGATTATTCAGAAGTATTGACACCAGATGAAAATTCTGGTATAATGGTTGCCTCAGTTGAAGAAGGTGAAATAACACTGGAATCACTGTTTTCTTAATTTGAAGGGGAATATGAGTAACAAGTTTCAACAGATGACAGAATCAATGAGTGATATTGATTTCACAGACGTGTACGCGATCACAAAGGTTTTCAAGACTGAATCAGAATTTAGTCAATATATTGAAACCACAGCAATGTCTTCAGGTGACTCACTGATCGACACAATCCTAACCTACTGTGACACCAATGATATCGATGAAGAATTAATTGCAAAATTAATCTCAACATCATTAAAAGAAAAAATCCATCTAGAAGCTGTTGAATTACGACTTCTTGGATCAATAGAATCAGGTGTACTTGACATTTAATTTATAGTGAACCCATTTGAAGCACATCAATTAATAATCTCTCTTAAAACTCATTTCAACGTAGCATCCTACAATTGGTTTAAATGTAAAGGTCGTACTAAAGGATGTACTTTAGAAAAGTTCGATAATAGTAAAACCAAATTCAGGGTTGAACAATTAGCTAAGAAATATGAAGTTTATGAGGTACGTGATTATTGTTTAGCCAATCTAGTCCATGATACAAAGTGGACGGTCTTTGATCCACAATCGGATTATCGTTACCAAAAATTCAAAGGAAATAAAGCTGCAAGGAAATACAAATTTCAAAATGAAGTAAAAATCCTCTACAACTATTCACAATCCCATAGCATTCCACATGCTGATATCTTCAAAGATATTGATGGTAATTGTGTCGCACTCAATTCATTTCTAGGTGGTGATCTATCAATCGATAGCTTTGTCATTCTCGATATGGTTAATCCATTCATATATGGATTATGTACTGACAACATCAAGAGAAATCTATGTCAGACAGCAGCAAAATATCAACCATTCGTCAAAGTAAAATTAGATGAATTTGTTGAAATTGAAGAAAAATTAAGGTACTAAATATTATACCACATCAATACAAACGATGTGATTAAATCGGAATATAAACTCCACTTACATAAGGTATTAAATCAAATGTCAAAACTATCTGAACTCCGCAAATCCCGTAATTCATTCGAAAAACTAAACAAAGATATTGAGAACAACAAAAATGCTTCTAAGGATTATTCCGACGAACGCTACTGGCAATGTTCGCAAGATGATTCAAAGAATGGTCAAGCTGTCATTCGCTTCCTACCAGCATACGCTGAAGGTGATGAAGCACCATTCGTCAAAATGTTCAGACATAGTTTCAAAGGGCCAACCAATAAATGGTATGTTGAGAACTGCCTATCAACACTAGGACAAAATGATCCATGTGTGGAATCAAATAACTTACTATGGGAATCTGGAACCAAAGAAAATAAAGAATTGGTTCAGGGTATTCAGGGTAAGAATGCCCGTAAGCGTAAGACTGATTACCACAGTAATATTCTAGTGATTAGTGATCCTGCTAAACCAGAGAATAATGGTAAGGTGTTTTTATTCAAGTATGGTCAATCAATTTTTGGTCATATTGAATCAGCAGTTAATCCAGAATTTGCTGATGATAAACCAAAGAATCCATTTGATGTTGATGAAGGATATAATTTCCGTCTACGCATGATTCAGAAAGATGGTTATGCAAACTTTGATAAATCATCATGGTCTGAGTCACCATCTGCAATTGCTGATAGTGATGAAGAAATTGAAGCTATCTTGAATAAATGTTATTCATTGAGTGAAATCATTGCACCTGATAAATTCAAGTCATATGCTGATTTGAAGAAGCGTTTGGATATGGTTTTGGGTAATAAATCAGCATCAGAGAAAAATGAAGAAAAAGGATTGTCTGATGAAGATGCAGAATTCTTGCGTCAATCTATCAAATCTGCTGAACCAAAAGTTGAAGATAAACCAAAGCGTACTAAGGATGCTGCAAAGCCTGAAGCACCAGTAGAACAACCACGAATCGCACCTGAAGATTTACCAGATGCCGGTGGTTCTGATGAAGATGATATGGATTATTTCTCACGATTGGCTAACGAGTAAACAAAGGGGCGCAAGCCCCTTTTTACATTGCCGTGAAACTATTAGATAGAGTCTTAGTAAAATAATTTTCTCTATCTCTTGGTGATGCAGTCACTGTTGGTGCAGCCATACCACCGCTAGATGCTGGTGCAGCAGTAGTGGAATTGTTTGTAATGATGACAGGTGGTGCTGGTTGCGCTGCTGCATCATCCTTAGCTGTTTGTGCATCGTTTGATACTTCTGCCACACCACTAGATGCAGCCTTCTTAGCTTTATATGCTGCTACACCTTCGGCAGTTATTTCATTGGCAGTTTTTTCATGCTTACCAAAATGATCAAATATATCTGAACCGATTGAACCACTACCACCAAGCATTTTTGATGCACCTTCGTATGCACTGTTGATACCTTGTCCTGCTATTCTACCGCCGTTCATAGCATATTCAAATGGATTAAGTTTATCCATTAATCCACCTTTAGGTATAATGGAGTCAACTTTACCACCATCGGCAATATCCGATACACCATGAAATACAGCCAAACCTGCTGCCAATGGTGCAGCAACTTTCCCTGCTAATTTTCCCGCACCTTTTAATAGACCACCAGCTTTACTTAAACCACCTTCAGCTAAATCACCAAGCGTATTCATAATTCCACCACCTTCATCTTTCTCATCATTATTTTTTGCTTCCGGTGCAGCAGCAACCGCATCAGGTTCTTTTTCTAATTCTTCACCAGCTTTCATATCCATTGTGGACGCAGTTGATGCACTTGGTAACTTACCCATAGCCACACCAGCCAATGTTTTATTTGGTGCCTCTATTGGTTCATGACTACTTAATGCACCTTTAATTGCCTTTGACATAGATGTTTCTGTTGGGTGTTTTTCACCTTCACTTACATTTTTATCAAATTCATGAAGTTCTTTAGATGCTGCATGTGATGCATTCTCTATTGCATCTAATTTTGCACCTGTACTTTTACTTGATCGTGTTTCTACTTCTTTTTGTTCAGGCTTTGGTGAATATCCCAATAATATTGGTGCAGCCTCAGTTTTAGGTTTTGTTCGTAGTGTCTCAGTGTATTCAGCATCCTCTGCATCAGTTTTAGGTTTTGTTCGTAGTGTCTCAGTGTATTCAGCATCCTCTGCATCAGTTTTAGGTTTTGTTCGTAGTGTCTCAGTGTATTCAGCATCCTCTGCATCATCATTTTTATGGTGTACCTTGGCTTCCGGTTCCTGTGATTCCTTTTCTTTTTTATCATTACCAATACGTTCAAGCATATCACCAAGTTTACCACCAACCTTCTCTACAATGAGATTGGATATGGTTAATTTTTCCATCTTATCTGACATGCCAGAACCTTTGTTCTTTTCAGCATGTTTAACAAGCCCTTCAACCATTTTTTCAAGTGATGATTTTTCATCACTCTTACCACCACCAAATAAACCTTTGTTCTTTTCAGCATGTTTAACAAGCCCTTCAACCATTTTTTCAAGTGATGATTTTTCATCACTCTTACCACCAAATAAACCTTTTTGTGCTTTTTCTGCTTCACCTAACGCCTTGGCAGTTGCAAATTCATCTTGCTTAGGCTTCTTATTACCAGCAAACATTCTATAAACTAATGAATCCTGTTCATTCTTACTAGCTTTCCATTTGCGATCATTTTTTGCACGATTAGGATCAACCTTAGAAGAATCTCTACCTTCAGTTGCCAATGATTCAAGATATTTTTTTACACCTTCATCACCATCAGCAGCATGAATGTCTTTTACAATAGCAGTTAAATCTTTATGAAATTTTTCTGCGTCAGCATTTTCATCTTGACGATACTGAATAAAAGCATCTGTCAATCCTTTAAATACTTCTTTCTGTTCTTCAGAAGCCTTCTCTAATATTTTATTAGAATCAGCACTAGAATTTACAAACTGACTATATGTTTTGTCTACTTGATCTAGATCACCTTTGAATGCTTTATTCTGTGCTTCTACAGAATTTTTAAGGATATCACCAATATTCGTTAGATTTGCTTCAAATTTATCCGTGATGAACTTTATGTCACCTGTAGGTGAATCATCCTTCTTATCCTTCTTATCCTGCTTGGCCGCTGGTTGTGTAGCCTGTGGCATCTCACGTTCTTGTTCAGGTGGTGTAGCACTATTGACAGGACGTTGTTTAGGCTTTCTCTTTGGTGGTGTAATCACAACCACAGGAGTATTTTCTGTTACAGTATCGTCTTTATTATCCATTAGGCGTTTCTACTTTATTATTGATTCCAGCTTGAATTTCATTTCGTTGCATATTCTCTTTACCATGACTATAACTATATGATCCGATGAATGCACCAAAACTCAAATGAAATATTGATCCACCCTGTGTGGTTAATGGAACCCATGTTACCAATGGTTGCTTCATATAAAAACTATATAAACCTAGTAGTATTGGTGCAAATAGAAAATCAAATAGGCAAATGACAATATAAGTCATAGCCGCAATAGGTCTCCAATATCTATTGATCCATGCTTCACCACTACGTCTATGTCTCGTTGCCATATTTTATCCAAACTTTGCCATTTGTTGTCGAAGGTTTCTATCCTGTGCTTCTTTTTCTAACTGTTGCTTCAATAATGAAATGAAAACTGAGTATTCCCACGGCAACATATTCTCTTGTTCAGTTATACTCATTTTGTGGTGATAAAACAATGCAAATTGAGTTTGGTACAAATTAGCAAGAGTTTCGTATGCTGCCGTTATGCAAAAAAATTTTCTAGTCCTACCATCAAATATTTATTATTTTCTCCACATTTTGAACATATATGTTCAAAATCATGTTTTAATACTGGAATTGTCTTGAAAAATTTCTCAATCATTTCCATTTGCTTTGTAGTCAATGATTCCACGAACATGATTAATTCTTCTCTAGTTTCATCCTTTACACTTTTAATCGACTTATCATCAAACACCGATTCAATACAATCTAGGACAGTATTAAAAACTGTTTCTGTAGAATAATTCAATGTGAGATTATCCAATTGACTTGTAGTTGGATACTTCATTATGACACCAAGTTTATCTGACAGTAAAATCTTCTTGGTATGGTCTGGATTATAGATAACATTGACATCCAATATACTCAAATTATAATCTTCTTTTTCTTTACATTTTTTACATGTCAATGTCAATTCAATATTTTCACCAACAGACTTTGCACGAATCATCAAGAAAATATATTCAAGATCAAAATTCGGTAATGATTCAACATCCAGTACATTGAACGTACAGTTATCCACACATGATTGCATTGCTAACAACATTTCCTGTGAGGAACCATTGGATGCCAACAATATTTGCTTACTTTCTTTGACAGTGAAGCCGCGATATGTTATAATCCTTTTTGTTGAAGGTTGAGTCAATTGGAATACTGGAATATCGTTTTTCGGGAATGTCATAATAATTTAATCCTTTTTGTTGTAATTGTATATTTATGCTTAACAAGGATAAAATATCCTGTATAATTGATTGTATTGTATACGTTGAATAGGAGAACAATATGAAATATACCAACCAATTAGTATGGAAAGCATGTGGTGAATTCATCCCCGACATTGAAACTTTTCGTAAATCTGCACATATTCAGCTTCCAGAAGCATTGAAGATTGCCACAGTGAATGTCTTTATGCGGATTACAGCTAACAACAGCCCATGCTTCTTGGCAGACGATTTGACACCTGATGAAAGGTTTGCTATCTTCCTCATCAAGAAAGCCCTTGTCGAATTGGACAATGAAGGCCAATTGTCATTCGGAACTGTTGACGAATACTGGAAATAACGGGAGATTAAGCATGTACACAATATTCACACAATCTAGAAAATGGATGGTTGACGAAAATGGTAATATTAGTATTCCATTCATAGGTAATGAATCATCTGGACAATGGAAAGTGACAGGTGCGGCACGTTTTACAAAATTTGGATATAATGAGTAAAGAATTCCTAGCCAAATACGGCACTCCTGCACATCAGGATAAATTAGTCAATGATAGTGATTGGTATGTTCGTAAAATGGTTGCTATACATGGTACTGATACACACAGAGATAAACTAGTCAATGATAACCATTCATCTGTTCGTGAAAATGTTGCTGAACATGGCACTGATACACACAGAGATAAATTAGTCAATGATAGTGATTGGTATGTTCGTAAAATGGTTGCTATACATGGTACTGATACACACAGAGATAAACTAGTCAATGATAACCATTCATCTGTTCGTGAAAATGTTGCTGAACATGGCACTGATACACACAGAGATAAACTAATCAATGATAGTCATTGGGCTGTTCGTAAAATGGTTGCTATACATGGTACTGATACACACAGAGATAAATTAGTCAATGATAGTAATTCATCTGTTCGTCAAATGGTTGCCAAACACGGTAATGATTCCCACAGAGATAAACTAATCAATGATAGTCATCCATATGTTCGTGGAATGGCCAAACATTATATGAAATCAAATAAAAACGAATCACTATTATCATAAATTTAATAAAGTATAAATAGTATATTTGTGGTATAATAACGTTTATTAAAATAAGGAAATAAAATGTTGAAAGTAAAGAATACGAGTAATATTGAATTTTATGTAAATTTTGTCAAGACTGGTGAAAATTACGGGACACGGAAGAATATTCCCAACACAGGTGATACCTTGGTGGAATTTTATGACACACGATTTGAAGGTGATTATGGTCAATTTGTATGCCGATACAATGTTGATACAGTTTTGACTATGGTTGATGGTATCAATATGGGTACATTTGACTGGTTCTTGGACAAGGCCGCAATGAAGTTAGTGCATGAACATATTAATAATCACTATAAAGGTGTTGACAGTTACGCATAATGTCTGTATAATTGGTCTTAATATGAACTTAATGGGAGACCAGCATGCTAAAAGTAACCAACCCAAGTGGTATCAAGTTTAATGTACGATTCGTGAAGCCGGGTGACAATTATGGTCTTAACCGGGCATTGATCAACAGTGAAAAAATTACCCTTGTGGAGTTTTACGATGCCGCATATGAAGGCTTTGGTGAAGATGGACAGTTCATATCCCGTTATCATTTGGACACCATTATGGAATGCCATGGTGGAATCCAGCTTGAAGGTAGCATACGAGATTGGTATGTTTCCGCTGACAATGTTTTCTATGTGCAACTTTATATTGAGCAACACAAACTGTGAAAGGAATGATATCATGAACTTCGATGACTATGTAAACAAAGTAGAATACGTTTCACGCAAAGTGGATCAAGCTGGTTTTGATGCATATCATGCTGAAACGGCAAGACTAACAACACAATTCAAGTTGGACTTGTTTGCTGATCTTGGTATCGAGAATAATCCAAAAGCTGAACTACTATTCACGAAAGCATGGGAATTGGGCCATTCGTCTGGATACTATGAAGTGTATAACTATGCATTGGAACTTGTTACTCTTATCGAGTAGAATTTTTCATATTATAAAATGATTTAGAGTGGACGGCATTGAACGTGCTGATCCACTTTTGTTCAATATACTTTACATTTTTCAGGTCTGAAACATATTCCAGTATTGCCCGTTTAAATTGTGTGACACCATAATGTCTGAATACTTGTTTGAACTTTCGGCCACTACCATCATATTCATCTGTTATTTTTCCAACATGTTTACCGATATAATAAGTTTCTTCTGGAATACAGTACCAAATGTATATGAACCCTACATATTGTTCGGGTATTGGTGCACTTAGGTTATCAAAGTCTTCCAATAGAGGATGTATTTTATTTGTGAATTTAATTGATTTTTCTGTTGACATCAGATTTAACATCATGTATAATCATTGTATTGGATGTACTTATTAATCACTGAAAGGAAATATCATGAAAAACTTCAAATTTGGTTTCTGCGTTCGTTTCCCATATAGCACAGTATATCGTGTGGTAATTGTCACGGTATTTCATTGGACAAAATGGAATGTTTCTGTGAAGAAATTCTATACATTGGATGAAGCCGAGAACAGTGCATATTCCATTGATTGTGGAGTTTGATAGAGCCACCATCTGAGACATATGTATCCTGACATTTATAATAAGATGTCAGACAAGGATTTCCAAGATGGAAGAAAACAATGGGTGTTGCATATGATCGAACATTTCGAATCGATTGGAGATTAATTATGAAGAAATCTGAATTATTGACATTGGCATTGTATCATTTGTGGGGTGGATATAAAACTAATTATAAAAAACACAATATGTTTGTCACGCAATAGAGAATGCTTATGATTTGAAGGCAAAAATGGATAAAATAATTTACGATTGTGGCAAACCACGATGAATCTAACATATTCAAAGTTTAAAGAAATACGTGATTATGCATCACCATGGATGTTAACTACACAATATACTGTTTCGGATTATGAAATTGATTTGGTGAGGTCTGATGAAACAAGTTTCAGGGAGTATGTTTATAATCATCTTGCTGAATGTATTGGTCAAGCAGTAATCAAGAAAACACCAATAGAAACGATTCAATCACCAGAATTCACGTCACGGACGTTTCGTGCAGTCACATACAGTATGAATATGGAGGAACTTAAACGATTTATTGAATATGTCTATGATAAAGGACATGAAGAAGGGATGAAAGCACAACATGTCGATAATTGAATCTATTGATCATACTAATATTCCAACCAGTATTCGCCGGATACTAGAAAAATATGTACCTGATCCAGATCAACAATATAATCACATTGCCATTACAACACATAAGAACCGTGTTGTAGCCATTGGTAGGAACATCTATGCTAAGTCACACCCAATGCAATTTAAATTTGCTACACAGGCTGCAATGGGGTGGAAACAATACCTACATTCAGAGATTGCAGCATTGGTTAAATCTCGTGGAAAGATAGATACGATGTATGTATTTCGCGTAGATAGTTTTGGTAATCTGAAAAATTCTGCACCATGTCCAATTTGTCAATTGGCAATATTGGAATCTGGTATTGATTGCTACCATTCTTAATTTGTGGTATAATGCTGTTTTATTTTGGAGAATATTATGAGTATGAAAGTGGAGTTCCATCTTTGCCTATGTCCCATGGAACAATGACAGTTGATGGTAAAGATATTGATGGATACGCGGCTGATCAAATGCGTTGGTATGCCATTTCTGTTTGTACTGCATTGCTTAAGAGAAAATAAATGAATGATATAGGCGTAATATCAAAAAATTTCAGTGAATTTCCAAAGGGAACATATGTTTCTTTTGATCATGAAGACATAACATTATTTGGTGAAGTGGCAGGATTGATTGTTGTCTATGATACACATTTAGGTTATTTGTTGGGACTAAATGTGAGAACTGTTGGTGGTGGTAATGTCACTCTGCAACCATCACAATTAACGAGACTACCATGACAAATGCTACCAATATGTTCCTCAATGCTAAAGTGGAACCATTAGGCTATGCTTATCGTTTTGAAGAAATGTCATATGCTCCTGTTGGTGATGATTATGAATCACGAATGGATGTTCACCTAAGAAAATATGAAATCTTAAAATTTACACCAAAGGGATTCTGTATTTCGAATTGGTCAAAATCAGGCAAACGGTTCATCCTAAATACATCGCGTAAGAAGTATGCCCACATTACCATTGAAGATGCCAAAACATCGTTCATTGCACGTAAGAACAGACAATATAACATTCTATCAAACAAGATTCAAAATGTTATGAAGGCACTCAAAGTATTTCAGGAGAAATTCAAGTGACAGATCGTAAAGTAGTATGTGCAGCAATTAAATTTGGGAGAATGGTTGTCTGTGGCCCACGACACTTTGACATGGTGATGCATAATATCATAGGTCATATCGAACAACCATATCTCCCAAAACACCCATCACAATGGATACAAGGCTTCGTAGATCAATATGGTGTATTCATGTCACGTGAAGAAGCATTATCAGTCGCAATAAATGCCAATCAAATCATAAAGAAGCATACTCCAATCGACATTATATTCAGTGAGGATATTTGTATTAATGGAAATTATAAAGTGGATCAAATATTACTTGATCATCATGCAAGGTCTTATCCAAGGTAAGACAGTCGTAAATTTTCTAGGTGGTTCCTATATAATCAGTGGTAACATTGTGAAGAAAATAAAATAATGTTAATCTCACTTGATTATGACAATACATATACACTTGATCCAAAATTTTGGGATATGTTCGTTAAGAATGCAATTTCTAGTGGGCATAGAGTCATTTGCTGCACTATGCGATATGAACATGGATTTGATGCAGGATATGATACAGGATATGAGGGATTAGCTTAATGAATGAAAATCTCAGATTAATCATTGAAAATAAGAAACTTCGCCAAATGCTGGCATTTTATTATGTTGGCATGAATACACTCCATGAAGATCAAGAATTACTAGATTGTAGTGTATATCCTTTCATAGACTTCAAACGGGATGAATTAGACGAAATTCAACGTAAGATGCAACAACGGGTATTCGATAAAACTAAAATAGTGAAGGAATGAAATGAGTAATCGTACTATTGAAGATGTAATGGATGAAATTGACCATGCACAAACTCAAGTAGAATATTATGAAGAAATGGTTAGTGGATACGAAGAATAATTAGATATGTTATACAAAGAACTTGAAATTCTAAAGAATAGGGATGAATAATGACAACAACAGTAACAGTGGAAGCACATTGCGGTAAAGATACAGAAGTAATGATTGTTCGTTTCGATGGTAAAGAACAACCAATGTTAAATGTAATTCAGAATGGTGAACAATGGAGTGGGTATGTCTACAATAATTATGAAATCATCGTGAAAGAGGTTGAGAAATGATTGATTATGTAGACTTTGATAATGTTATTCTTGCCATTGCATTAGAACGACAATATCAAGAAGAAATGTGGAATGGTGAATCTCATTCTGTTAGTAGATGGTTAGATATCATTCAGTATTATATGAATAATGCACGTGAAGGACTTGATGACATCAATAGTAATTTGGTGTTGCATGAAATTCGAAAAATCACCGCACTAGGTGTAGCATGTCTAGAAGAACATGGTGTTCCACTACGACCAGAATGGAATAACTGTTGGCATCTTAAAAGAACCCCGCTTGCGGATGGCGAAGTGCGGAAACTTGCCGCTGCCGCAACCGACAGCATTGAACCGGGGAAGGGAGAATGAGATGAACAAATTATTCGTTGATGGTCGTGCTTATTTCACTGATCAGACGGCACTGATTGGTGGTGATATTAAAAAGTTGGCCGGAACAAGCAACTACCAGTTGTACCTTGAATCAGATGGCGATTCGCCAGATCAGTCGATTGGTGACGGCGAGGCTGTGAGATTAGATGGGAGAGTTTGCCATTTCTTTGTAGTCCCACCCGCAACGCCTAGCCCGTATGGGAGATTTTGACATGACCACCCGCTTACACCAGCTTGAACAAGAGAACTCAGCACTTCGGGAGTTTGTGGAGAAGTGCAGGGATGCGATAGCAGAGTTACCTAATCACTCATTGTTTTCCATAACATGTGCTGACCAGATATGATATTGTCTGTTATTCTCATGATCATGAATAATTTTTGGTACAGGGTGTATGTTAACGGTAGAATTCCGTGGCATCAAAAATTCACGCTCGTGCGGTGTCTGTGATAATTGTTCATGATCTTCATGATTGTGGTCACGACCAACATACATTCCTTTTTGTCCAGCTTTCATATGAAAATCAATAATATGATGATGTGAAACACCAGCTACTTCTCCTGTACTTCTGGAAAAATTTGTAGCAGTCTCTTTATGTAATGATGTAGATGTGAACGCTGGTAGATGCAAAATATTATCAGGGTGTTTAGAAGCTATAGCACCGGGATTGAACCCTGTACCAGAATAAGCATGAAAGTCTTCTGGTGCTTTATGCTTTTCTAATGCTGTATCCAAATTGAGTTTCTTTGTTACTGGTGTTCCGGCTAGATGACTTTTGAATAGATGTTTGTTTAATCCTTCAGATTCATCAGTGTAAGATGCAATAGCATTATGATCAGGATTGGTTTCATCAGCAGCACCAGTGTTCTGACTCTTATGCATCCTTGCACCTAATGCATCAATATCGCCTTTATCATTGTCTTCTTTGTGCCAAGTATCCATTGGATTATCTTGCTTAACTGGTGCATCAAGATTCATGTTTAATTCAGGAAATCCACTGAAATCTTCTGATACAGGAGTGAAACACGATCCCTTTTCAAGATAAACACATGGTCTACCCTGACTATCAGATGTACCTTGTGTTGGTGTCATGTCCATGAATGATATATCTTCATTGACCACAACATTATTACGAAACTGTGAGAAGGTTTTCATTTGTATTCATTTCCTGTAGAGTCTTTGGCTAATTCCATAATCATCATATGTTTATCTAGTGTAATCTTATGACGTAATGCCGAAACTAGATATAATCCAGACAAATATTTATCTTTGGCTTCATTTGTGGTATCACTTGTGTCTTTTGGGCCAAGTTTAGGCATAGTGAAATTAACCACGCAACCAACTTCCATATCAGTATGACCGGGTACCGCAATCTCTATAACCAAATTTGTTATACCCTGCAACAACGATAATCTATTTTGTTGAACAGTTGGTGCTGTCTCATTCGTATTAGCTGATTGTCCATCATACAAACCTGTCTGTTGAATATTCTGAATTATGTATGATTGAGGATTACTAAATTGGTATTTACTGAACATTGGATATTTTTCGACATGGGTATATGTGTCGAAATTTGCACCATAATCAAATTCATTATATGTGAAACTTTTAGTAATCAGATTCAATGAAATCATCTGACTTCCATAATAACCTTCATTCGTATTTTTTAGTGTATTAAATTGTTTTATGATTCGAAATGATTCAACAATGGAATATTCTCGCATGGTGTTTGGTTGTGTGTACTGAACACCATTTACCATAACATTTCCTGTCATATCACGGATATTTGATTGTTTGTAATAATAATCACCACCAATCAAATTTTTTGATTTGAATGCATTAATAATACTGGAAATACTAGCGAAATAAAATTGTTTGGATGATTCAAAGAATAAGAAGTCTGCTGATTTAAATTTTGCTGATAATGCTTTAGCAGCCAACCATGACATACATTTTATTGCACCCCAACCCGGACTAGTGAATTTAACTGAGTTGGATGGGATGTCAGTTAAATTCAAATTGGTTGTATCACCAGAATCAACTAATCTTCCATCACCATTAGCCACAATATTTCTGGCTGTCATGATGTTCTCATAATATATCTTTGTGGCTACATCATTGATATTGCCAGAATATGTTCTATATATCTTGTTTAATATGTCTGTGAATACTTCAGGTGAACAGAAGTGTAAGATGAATCCTTGTGTTTTATCGTCTAATACTGTTACTGAGTCTGATACAGAATAAACTCGGAATGATTTGTAAATTGGAACACCCATTCCCGGAGTATCAACTTTTACTCTTAAATATTCTTCACCTATCACTGGAAGATGTTCAATCACATTGATTGAATCTGAAAGCATGATATTGCCATACAAACATGGACTGAATATATCTTCCATGATGTTTAATTCAACCAAGAATGAAGTCAGGTCAATAGTTTTACCATTGGCCCCAATCAAGATTAATTCTTGTACACTTACTTCACCGGCAAATCGTATGCCATTTTGACTTGTTGCTGCCATTATTGATTAATCATCTGAGTGAATTCTTTTACGAATTCTTGAACCAAACTTGGAATGAGAATTTTGATATCACGCTTCTTCTCATTTTTTGCATCTTCATAGTCGTAGTTGGTTACTGATGTGGTTCCAACACCATTATCACAAATTAATCCTTGTGCATTAACATAGTGATGGATTCCATAAATATTATTTATATATTTTGTTTGACAGTAAGCCAGAAGATTTTCATATGATAGTACCCAATCATAATATGGATTTATTATTCCATTTACAATCAGGATAACCCAATACAGGTCTGGATCATTATAGAATTGATCTGCAAGGTATTCTGGTGTCTCACCATCATTCACAGTGTAAGAAGTGTAAATGACTGAATTGGATTGTGCATAAGTTGTAGCTGAAACTCTACGCATGAAATCAGTTACTACTTGTGCTGTATTACCATCCAGTGTATATAGGATTTTCGGGAATAAGCTAAAATATGGGGTACTCATAGATTAATATCCATTATTAATATCAGCTTTTGTTAATGATGAAAGTTCACGGAATACAAGATTCATGGAAATTTCAGTAGCACTACCATCGTAAAATGAACTGAATCGTGTTCCATCACCATATTGAATATCACAAGTTTCTAATGCACAGGTAGCCATTTTAGGAAAGTTGGTATTCTCATTACCATCAAAATATAGTTGTATCACGAATTCACTAGGGTGAATCATATACAAACTACCAGAAGATAATTCTGGATGCATGTGGTAGCGGAACGTCTTCAAAATATTGAAAATATTATCCGATTCGTCTTTACTCTTAGGCATGAAAGTATAATTAAATGAATGTCTACGGAATGACATATTCTTGAACAATACTTCACGGAATGGGTTTATTGATTGACCTTCAGCTAATTGTGTAGCTGCTGTTACTTGTTCACCAGATACAGGTGCACCACCAAATTTAGCTGTCATGATAGCAGCGGCTTTACCAGCACCTACTGCCGATGCAGCAAGAACGGTAGCTTTCATGGCTTCTACAGAAATTCCTTCTTTAGTGGCATCCACAGCCGATGAACCACCAGATAATGCACCTATACCTGCACCAAGTTCGATATCAGCATATGATGCGCCGTAACTAACTTTTGGTGCATGCGGTAGATGGAGTGTGATAACATCTGATATACGATATGTTGTATCAGGTCTCACAGCGAAATCAGCAACAGCCGCACCAAGTACAGCAACAGCCGCACCACCAACAACTTGCACAGCCGTTGCAGCTAGATTACTTTTACCACCAGCAGCATATACAGCTTTACCGGCAGTTTTTCCTAATGATAAACCAGCTAGGCCACCCATTGCAGCACCACCAAGAACTGCGGCCCTACCCATTTTTGTTGGGTCTAATCTATTTTCTGAAGTGGTAGCACTTTGGCCCATTTTTGGATCAAGGTTGTCATTGGCGAATATTTGAGATTTACCACGCATGTTAATAAAGAAGCACACGTAATGCAATTTATCTGGATCAGATGAAACACCAGTTGGATAACTCAAATTGTTGATATTGTAGTTTCCATGACTGGATAATGAAAATTGTGATGTACGACCTTTGATCGTATTTGATTGTGTTGCTTGATTTGCTTTTGTTAATGCCATGTCATTACCTAAGTAAGAGTATCTTATTATTTATCGGTAGAACAATGGCATACGGCTCTAATAGTTATAAGGGAAAATATAAACCTGTCAATCCCCAAAAATACAAAGGTGATATAAACAATATTGTGGCAAGATCGTCATGGGAACGTAAGTTCATGGTATGGGCTGACAATACTCCCAATGTGGTGGAATGGCAAAGTGAAGAAACCGTGGTTCCATATATATCACCAGTAGATGGAAAATATCATCGTTATTTTCTTGACTTCAAAGTGAAAATAAAGGATAATAAGGGAATATTGACAACGTATTTAATCGAGATTAAGCCAAAGTCCATGTGTAATCCACCAGCACCGGGCAAGCGTAAGACAAAAAGTTACGTGGAAGAAGTATGTCGATGGGGTGTCAATAAGGCAAAATGGGATGCAGCCCATGAACACAGTTTAGATCGTGGATGGAAGTTCATCATATTAACTGAGGAAAATCTCGGAATAAAATGATTGACTACATTAAAAATATCTGATATAATGGTTGTATTGAATAATTACATTGGAGAAAATCATGACAAACATTTCTGATAAGAAACAAAAAGTATATCAGTTTTTGAATGAAGAATTGAAATCTGGTCATGGTTTCACAGATGATGAAATTCATGAAATTTCTGATAAACTTGTTAATTTGTTCGTTAATCATGAATCATTTGATATAAATGTCAGTGATAGTGATCCAAATGTTCGTGCAAATGTTGCCCAACACGGTAATGATTCACACAGAGATAAACTAATCAATGATAGTCATCCATATGTTCGTGCAAATGTTGCCATATACGGTAATGATTCACACAGAGATAAATTAGTCAATGATAGTGATCCAGATGTTCGTAGAATGGTTGCCAAATACGGTACTGATACACATCGTGATAAACTAGTCAATGATAGTGATCCATATGTTCGTGAAAATGTTGCCCAACATGGTAATGATTCACACAGAGATAAACTAGTCAATGATAATGATTGGGCTGTTCGTCAATTGGTTGCTCAACACGGTAATGATGCACATAGAAATAAACTAATCAATGATAGTGATCCATCTGTTCGTGCAAATGTTGCCATATACGGTAATGATTCACACAGAAATAAACTAATCAATGATAGTAGTCCATATGTTCGTCAAATGTTGCTACATACGGTAATGATTCACACAGAGATAAACTAATCCGAATATGTCACCACGATCAAACTTAATTCGATTTCGTGTGGATGACGAATATGACCTGTATGAAGTTATGAAAAACTACGAATAATAAAGGGGCTTCGGCCCCTTTTCATTTTGGATAAATATAAGATACAGAATTAATCATTAGAGCAAAATGGCAGACAAAGACGATATTTTCGCAAAATTAAAAGTTACCAAAGCAGAATTAAATAATAGCTTAGAGTGGTATAAAAGCGAAATACAAGCATTGAATCGTAGTACCTATCAAGTAAACACGTTGATGCGTGATAGACCAAATCGATTGGTGATGAATGCTACTCCCGGAAGTGCATATCTTTTTAAATATAATCCAAAATACGCTGAGTCATTGAAATACTATGACGTTGCACCGTTGATATTCTTCTTGAATCGACATCCTGATCCAACGAAAGCCAAGACGAACTTCTATGGAATAAATATCCATTATTTAAATTACAACATGCGTCTTAATCTTCTGAAGAAATTATATACCATTGTCAGTAATACTTCATTCTCTGCAACAACAAGAATAAAGACAAGTTGGGAATTATTGAAAGGACTGTCTAATGCAAATGGACTAGGCTTAGAGAATTGTATTAAGCAGTACAGGTATGATCATATGGAATCACGGTTCTTAGAAATTCCACCATTGAATTGGCCTAAAGTTGCTATGTTACCAATTGAAGATTTCAAGAAAGCATCTAAACAGAAGGTTTGGTACGATAGTTCCTTATCAAGATAGGTAATCAATGACAAGCACAGCATCATTCAGTATAAACGATTTCATGGCCTCAATGTCAGCTAATGGTTTGGCATGGGCTGATCGTTTTGAAGTGTCTATAACCACTCCAAAATGCCTCACAGGATCATCTTATGATGTATCCAAACTGGCATCCATCCGTGCTGATCATGTTAGCTTTCCACCATTAACCATCAACAGTAAACGCTTACAAATATTTGGTGCAAGTGAACCACGACCACAATCATTAGATTACGGTGGTGAAAATGGATTGCAGATTGCTTTCTTGTTGGACAAGGATATGACCATTAAGAGTATGTTTGATTATTGGTTACAATCAATTGTGGATGTGGATAATGCATTGGTTGCATATCAATCACAGTATGTTACTACTTTAACAATTAAGCAATTAGATAAAAATAACAATGTGACATATTCTGTAGAGATTGATGATACATATCCATTTGCTACTATGTCGATTGATTTGGACAATGCCAGTGGTAATCTACCAACACGGTTAATGGTAGGGTTTGCTTATCGTAAGTGGAAGAATCTTGGATTACCGGCATTTGGACAGAATGCCTCACAATCTGCCAGAATTACAGATGTCACGGTTACTAAAATGGCACAGAATAATTCTACATCACCAGCGGATAATACAACACATAGTTCATAATCCGCTGGATAATGTAATTATTTTTCTAGACCATCCATCCTCCACTTTAGTTCATCATATACGGATTTATGCACCACTTCTTGACAATGTAGAATTGCTGTGATATAATACCATTGTTTTTCATCAATATCGTGTGTACTATTTACAGAGAATCCACAAGTTGTAGTAAGATCAAGTTTTAGTGTTCCACTCTTTTCCATTAGAATTCAACCCATGGATTACCAACAGAAATGACCTTGGGAATGCCTAGATCGTACCATGCGCATACCATAGCAGGACGGTCATCAACACATGCCACAACATTGTAATACGGTGCCACAAACTCCCAAAACAGTTCAGTCTTAATGATACCATCTTTGCGCATATCACCTTCACTACGCATGAGTAGATCATCAAACACAATACTATTATCATAAAGCCAACTATGTGTTTCACTACGACAAACACTATCACGGCCACTCATGACGATCATTTTGTATCCACGTTTCTGGAAATCCCAATACATTTGCCGAACAATAATATCAACTGAATCAGTACCTACTTTACTCCATTCAAAATGACCACGATTAGTAACGTGTGCTAGTGTACCATCTACGTCAAAAATAACTGCATCAGGTAGTGATGGATTTGGTGAATATCTACGGTATTTTCCAGCATCATAGAGATATTGAATCCACGATTCCCATTGTTTTTGAAGAACATCACGACCAACAGCAAAGTTACCTCGGAAACGATCACGATTCCATGCTTCTTCCAGTGTGATAGGAAATTCCTTAATACTGACTTCATATCCAAGGGATTCACAGAATGTGGTCAATTCTTTGCGCGTCCTTGGATTCAGATTGGTATCAGAAATGATGACATCCAAACCACTAGAAACAGCAACAACAATTTTTTCTTTGTTAATTTCTGTTACACGATTTTCAATGGTCTTATTGAATTTATATTCTTTCCAACCTTTTGCACCAGTGAGTGCAAATCGGACATCATCACGATTTATATTCACTGAACGAGATTGTTCTTTATCGTTGGCCCAAGTTGTTTTGCCACTGCCACTAATTCCTACAGTCAATGTACATTTCATTTAAATTCCCCCACAGTCTGTGTCCTAACCATATCCATGATGTTATGTTGAAGTTGAGTTGTTGGGCGATTTCTGAATGCGATATCAGCATCTACCCGCGCTCGATCCTCATCGCTAATTCCCGGCCAATGTGGAGCGTAAAAATAACCAGTGTCAACCAGAATTTGACCTTTATATGGAATGGGTTCTGTGGCACTCAAAGTGCATCCAGTCAATGTATATTTCATAGTTCCACCTTATTTTCTTCAAACCATTTTTTGAGAGTCATGATACTAATCTTACCATATTCTTTAGTACCAAAAATAACGGATGGGCTAATTGCGGTGTCTTTCCATGTATGGTAGTTTGCTGGTGTTTTCTTAGCCCATTCTTCCAAATCAACAATTAGTTGTTCTTCTGATTCATATTCGATAGGAATGGTTTTTGTATCACTCCATGTGTATCCATCAGTATCATTGAAAACTATCACGAGTTTCATAATGTATTCTCCATAAAGTCAATGAAATCCTTGTTGCTGAATCCATATTCCTCATATTCAGCATACTGTTCTTCAGTTATTATAACAGGTTGTCCACCCTTTGTCCAGACTATTTCACGTAATTCTTTTGCATTGATCCTACGCAATATTTTCTTTATTTCTCTAAGTTGTTCAATTTCTACTATCATGATATCAAACTGACAATAAACGCCACAATGAACAATGGTGGTGACAATACCCATTCGAATGCACTATGAATGGTGGATAATGGTTCAATATTCTTCCGGCGTGAAATGAAGTATCCAAGACTGATGACTGTGTACAACAGTAATACAATTATCCATATCATGGTTGGATTCCAAAATGTTTATTGATTTGTTTTATGATTTCATTGTGATAGCATACCAACAGTCTTTATTTCTTTTGATCCATCAAACAAGCTGGTACATTCCTTCACGATTTCCTCAACGAAATGTTCCTCCCATTCCCATGCGTCACCTTTATGGCATTGATCAACAGCTTGATGATATGTTTTTCAAGTAGTTCCCATTTCATAATTTTTGTGCGTGAAACCTCGGCCTTTAGGCCGGGGTAGTTGACAATCTTCACCTTTAATGACAATAAAATCCAAGAATCATGCGCAATCTTCCGTATCCACTGCTTCACATAGAGATTCCATGCAACGAAAGTAATAACTTTTGTTTTTAAGAAAATATGGTTGGTGCTTTCCTGTATCGATTCGCAAGATAATTCCTTCTCCCGGCATTGATGGATCAATATAATCCTCACCATTAGCAGCAGGACGCTCTGTGAGTGCTTCCACCTTAGCAACGAGTGCATCGACATCACCATCAAACAAAACAGGTTCAGCAACGTTTAATGGGGCTAGAAATCCACGATCTTTGCACCATTGTTCCAACTGTGCCTGAGTAAAGTCAACATTGACACATTCATGGTTCATATATGTAATACGATAGATATGGAACCGATATTCATGTTCAGCACAACCATACTTGTAGATGATGTTATCGCCATACTTCTTCATGAATTTCTTATCTTTGGTAGCAGAAGATGAATGAACACCCATGATTGGTTTACCATTGGCATATCCCGCAATTTCACCATATACTGCCACTCCCTTGGTCAAGTGTGGCTTCAGTGTTTCAGCAACATCGAAACGGAATTGTTCACTACCATGGAATCCTTCTTTACCTTTATCTTGAAGAATGATATTACGTGTACCAACAACATAATCCCATTTAGATGTTGGAAACAATGGAACTACTTTATTGATGATACGCTTAACCAATGGCAACTGAACATTAGTCAATGTGTGTGCAGAACGATGACTGGTTCCATGTACCTTGGCATGGAAGTGGATCAATGCACCTTTTGGAATCAACCCAACATTATATTTGAATTGAGCAGAATCAACATGCTTATCAAAATATGGTGCATAGTCGATCTTAACTTGTTTTGTACGATTCTGCCGTGCGATTGAATCACGTGTAGCCTGTGAAATATATTTGCAGCAGATGGTATGACCATTCAATTCATCGAACGTTGTACCAAGATCAAATTTGCTGAAATCATCGTTAGCTGCATCGTCTGTGTAATCTAGGCTTTCGAGTGATGCAAAGTACCCAACCGATTTCACCTTCAAGAATGGTTGCGCACGAACACGCCGGTTATCATCAAAGAAACCTGATTTGGTGTTATCATTATTGAATCCACTATGACGGAACAGGTTATTATGTTTGCAATATTCTTCTGACAACTGTGTTTCCACAGGGAAGAAAACACCAACATAACCAACATTTACATCTTTTGATACGATGACATTTTCTCCAAGTACCACAGCAACTTGAATTTTGTCTGCATTTGGAATTTCTTTTACTTCGGTTACTACTGCAATGATCGCTTTAGCCATGTTTAATTTTCACCAATCCACATTGTTCAATTGCCTGTTTTACACGATTAAGACTATATTCATCGTTACCAATTTTGATTGTATCTGGAAATGGAATAAATTCTAATGTTTGTTTCACAATATATTCCAAGGAATCTTTTACACTATTGAAGAATTCTTCATCAATAGCTTCACTTTTGCGAATAATTCCATCCGTATCAGCATACAAGTATGCATTACCAAATTCACGTGGTATTCGGCGATTTTCAAAACAACTGGATTGTTGATATCCCATCTGAATCAATTTTTCTTGAACTAGAATTGATTCAGCATTGTCTTTGATTCGAAATTTCATTGGTGCAAATTTAATATCATCCATAATCTATTCTCCTGTTAATGTCAAAATAACATGTATTTCTTTGTGGAATTCTGTGATGTCTTCAATGATATTCAATGGATCACCATCGGTAATGATGTCATTGAATCGTGTTAAAGCTGTACGATATATATCAGCTTTTGTTCCAGCTTCTGCATATCGTACAGCTAATTCCCTGTATGCTTCTTTCCAGTCTGTCATGCATTTGTTCCAGATTTACACAACAAGTCTATAGCCCATGTCAAACGATTCTCTGCTTCATCAGCAGACTTCATTGCTTCCTTGAATGCTTCATATTCTTCAATGGTACAAGGTAAAGTAACATTAATGAAAGTTTAATAAACATAACACTGTTGGTCACAGGCAAGTAACAGATTATCCAAAAATCTCTTTGCTTTTGAGTTCATGCTGCTTGATACACCATCATACCATTAGCATCGACAACACGAACCAGCTTGTATTGACCTTGTTTCTTGTACGTGTCGGCCATTTGGATAGCCATGTATTCCACTGTGGAAGTGCAGATGGTTTCCCATGCACCTTGGGTGGGAGTTTGTTTACCTTGAATTTTAAGCATGATTGCCTCCAATAATTACAACGATTAAAGAAAATAAAGCGATTACAACACATGATACCATAACAAATGAGTCGATGTCAAGGTTTTTCATCATTTTCAAACCTCTTTTTCAATGCGCGTTCAATGTCGGAAACAACTTTAGCATATATACTAACACAATAAACAGGATCATTGACTAGTTTATCTCTGTGAATCATTACCGTATGTAGCAACATTTTCACGAACATACCAATGGTTATCATTGACTAGTTTATCTCTGTGTGAATCATTACCATGTTTGGCAACCATTCCACGAACATTTGGATCACTATCATTGACTAGTTTATCCCTATGTGAATCATTACCATGTATAGCAACCATTTTACGAACAGACCAATGACTATCATTGACTAATTTATCTCGATGTGAATCATTACCATGTATAGCAACCATTTTACGAACAGCCCAATGACTATCATTGACTAGTTTATCTCTGTCAGAATCATTACCGTGTATGGCAACATTTGCACGAACAGACCAATCACTATCATTGACTAGTTTATCTCTGTGTGAATCATTACCATGTATAGCAACATTTTCACGAACAGCCCAATCACTATCATTGACTAATTTATCTCTGTGTGAATCATTACCGTGTTGGGCAACATTTGCACGAACATTTGGATCACTATCATTGACTAATTTATCTCTGTGTGAATCATTACCATGTTTGGCAACCATTTTACGAACAGACCAATCACTATCATTGACTAGTTTATCACGATGTACATCAGTGCCATATTGTGCTAGGAAATTTTTACTCATATATTCATAGTTTACCTTATATTATTTCTCACACATTCAATACCATAAGACATATATGGATTGGTTTTTTCAAATCTTTAATTATATTTTTACATGTTTGTTCTGTTGTCAACTTATACCCAACATGAACCTTACGATTGGTTACACTAGAATCACCAGCCCATATTTGCACCACACGGTATAATCTTGACATGGTTAATCCTTTATTTTGATATTGGCATCCAAGCCACAACATTATATAATATCCAATCACCACAACGCCATGTTGGGGTATCATCATCGTCTTCATCATTATAACGTTGATAAATTGCAACAAAATAATTATTGAATGATGTTTTAATCAGAACATGATCAGAAGAATCACGATAATATTTTTCCACTGTAGTGATAGGTGGATGACCATCTTCCACTGAAATCCATGGATCATATTCTTCAATATGTTTTATTGCACGAGACAAACCACTATTATATCCATGATCAATATCATCATATACATCAGAATAACCAATGTGATCTTCTATTTGTTTAATCAATTTTTCAAACATGTCATTATCCTATCAAGATTACCACACCATAAATGAAGGGCATTTCCAAGTTGCCTTGGTGTCATTATGACCACCAGCACGATTAGTACGAATTATAGCAGATTGTGGGTATACAATGCAAGTATCTTTGAACAAATGTGCATTGACACCACCGTTATTCAATGTTGAACCAAATTTTTCAACATATTTTTGCAAGTTGGTATCATTTGGTGTACCATGATACTTGACAGACCATTCAAATGGTGTATAGCCATTGATATGGACAACGTATTTTGGTGTTCTTGATTTTCCCATGATTAATCTCCCAATTGGTTGTCGATATAATGATTATACCAGAATTAATCAGCATGTCAACAACTATTTTAATTAAAATTTATATTGACAACAGTGAATATAAGAGTATAATGGATTGTATTGGATACATTGAATTTTACTAGGAGATAACATGAAAATATACGGCATATCCCGAACAAAGTTCTTTGAACTTAATGCACAATTTCCATTCATTGGAAAACAGTTGCAACATGTTGGTGCATTATGGATAGATGCATGGTTGTCTGATGAACAGGCATTCGACATTTTCGCAAAGTTTCCATCTGCCATTTTTAGAAAATAATGAGTAAAATATTCCTAGCACAATACGGCACTCCTGCACATCAGGATAAATTAGTCAATGATAGTGATTGGGCTGTTCGTGAAAATGTTGCTACATACGGTAATGATTCACACAGAGATAAACTAGTCAATGATAGTGATTGGTCTGTTCGTGGAATGGTTGCCATACACGGTAATGATTCACACAGAGATAAACTAGTCAATGATAGTGATTGGTCTGTTCGTGCAGGGGTTGCCATACACGGTAATGATTCACATCGAGATAAATTAGTCAATGATAGTGAACCATCTGTTCGTCAAATGGTTGCCCAACATGGTAATGATTCACACAGAGATAAACTAGTCAATGATAATTATTCATCTGTTCGTAGAGAATTAGCACTGAAGGAAAATAAACCATGAAAAAACTACCAAGAATGCACAGTCTAGTCGTAATGAACCATAAACCTGATGCCACATTGTTTCGGGTAGTGGAAATCCGTGAACAGTTCATAGTGGGTTTGATCGATGCTACGATTGAAGATACATATACTTTTCAACGAGTTCATTTGATGGATAAATCATTACTGAAGGAACCAGACTACAATTATCAAACTTTATCAATAAGAATCAATCATGATTACCAAAGAATATTTTATTGAGCTATTGCAACACGCCATTGATCAAATGACTCATATGGAGTTCATGGCCCAAAATGTTACGGTTGAATCACTTCCCACAACTGCAATGTTGGTAAAAGAATTGGAATGTGCAATCGAACAGTTGAAACATCTCAATATTAATATTGAAGAAATTGTTGACAAGCCTCAATAATACTGTATAATCATTATATCGAGTCCAATTAAAAGGAAATCACCATGACACACACAGCCGATGAAGTTAAAGCGCAAATTGAACTATACGTCAAGCGAGTTCAAGAAGCAAATGACCGTTATACTGGACTAAATTGTTTCTCGAAGGTGAACGTTTCCGTGGAGTACGGCAAGAAGAATGCACGTGTCATTAACACTGATACTTATGGGACATCACGTTCTGTTCATACATTCGTGAACATGGAAACTGGTGATATCCTAAAAGCTGCATCATGGAAAGCACCAGCACCAAATGGTCTACGTGGAAATGTATTCAATGAGAATAGTGATGTTGGTGTCACTATTAATCACTTCGGTGCAGCTTATTTGCGATAATTATTAGGGAGAATGCCATGAACAATATTAAAGAATTTTTTTGACCAACGAGATAGTTTTTATACAATTGCACAGCACATCATCAACACCTATGATAATCTTGATCATAGGTTTAATTTTTATTGGAGTGAAACTGTTACTAACATGAATAATATGAAAAGTCGAATGAAATTGATTGCAGCATTTACACTTGCGGTATGTTTGAGTGTGGCTATGATTGCTGGTGTTGTTGCATCACTTGTGTTTTTTAAATTGTTTGGAATCCTAATTGTTCCTGTAGTAATGTTTGTTGGATTTCTATTGATTAGTTTGTGTCTAGATAAGGTTGTTGAATGAATAAACACGAAAAGTACATGGAGTTGGCAACATTCATTGGAGACACATTTAGCAAAGATCGCTCAACTAAGGTTGGGTGTGTTATTATTGGTGATGGTGACTCCATACTATCCACAGGGTATAATGGCTTTGTTAGGCATTCTGATGATGATAGAGAAGATTGGCACGACCGACCAATGAAATATTCTGTAACAGAGCATAGTGAGCGAAATGCGATATACAATGCAGCACGACATGGAATAAAATTACTTGGTAGTAGAATTTATATTAGTTCAATGTGTCCATGTGTCGATTGTTCACGTGCCATTTGCCAAAGTGGAATTAGTAAAGTATACTTAACAAAATGGGCATTTGATAGAGATAATCCACGTGGACAAGTATGGATGGAAAATTGGCACATCGCAAAGGAAATGCTAGATGTTTCAATGGTTGAAATTGAAATTATTTAATCGACATTTTACGTGTCCAGAATCGATTCATGATTTCTGGACTACGGCAGGTAAGATTCAATAATTCTGGATTCTTCTTCACTTTAGCTGCGAAAACGTCTGGACTGCAATTCAACAGTCTGGACATTTTCTTTTGTGTTGTTGTATCTTTAACAACATCTTCTGATGTTAGATTATCACGATCATCTGCTGCATGACCTTGGAAATAAATTTTATTGCGAATACTACTCATGATAACACTGGTTCTCCTGTTTCTATATTGACAAAATCTGCTACCTCTTGTAGCGAATGCAACACTGTTGCACCATTCTTTAATATCATCTGTTCCACCATTCCAATCGAATTTAACTGTGCATCAGTGAATTCCCATACACCGTCTTTTAATAGCACCATGAAGATGGTCTTTTGTGGACGCTTATTGGAATCGTCTACAGCCTCTGCAATGCTATAAATGCCACGAGAGTCAGGGGTAATGACATACAGAACGTAGTCACACTCCTGACGTTGTTTTAGTTCTTCTTGTTGTGCTTCGGGAGTCCACTCTTTAACCACAGGATTGAAGTAGTCGATATTGAGTTTTGGAATGAGTTCATCACGCCATTTGGAATTATTGCACGTACCACCCAAGAATATAGTTTTCATATTTTATCCATAGTATAGTGATTTCTCAGTATGTTATTTCACTGACTCCATTAATTTAATTTTTTCTTCGTCTTCAATAAGTTTCAATGCATCGTGTATTGCTTGTGGATTACAATAACCACACTCTTTACAGATTCTGTGTTCACAAACTTTATCTGATATTGGACAGATACTTATAATCATACTAGTTTCCTAACTGTTTCCAATAGTGATTCAGTTTTCATTGGATTTCATATAATGTTTGGCATAGTTACTAACATCTGGATCACTATCATTGACTAGTTTATCTCTGTGTGAATCATTACCACGTTCAGCAACCCCTGCACGAACATATGGATCACGATCATTGACTAGTTTATCCTGATGTGCAGGAGTGCCGTATTTTGCTAGGAATTCTTTACTCATTATTTTTCACGAATGTAGAAAATGATTCTGTTTCCAATAGTGATTCGTTTTTATTTGACTTCATATAACGTTTAGCCATTCCACGAACATATGGATGCCTATCATTGATTAGTTTATCTCTGTGGGAATCATTACCATGTTGGGCAACCATTCCACGAACAGATGGTTCACTATCATTGACTAGTTTATCTCTGTGTGAATCATTACCATGTTGGGCAACCCCTGCACGAACATATGGATCACTATCATTGATTAGTTTATCTCTGTGGGAATCATTACCATGTTTGGCAACATTTTCACGAACATTTGAATCACTATCATTGACTAGTTTATCCTGATGTGCAGGAGTGCCGTATTTTGCTAGGAATACGTGATTACTCATTATTTTTCACGAATGTAGAAAATGATTCTGTTTTTAATAGTGGAGCAGTTTTTAATAGTGATTCGTTTTTATTTGACTTCATATAACGTTTAGCCATTTCACGAACAGACCAATGACTATCATTGACTAGTTTATCTCTGTGTGAATCATTACCACGTTCAGCAACATTTTCACGAACATATGGATGCCTATCATTGACTAGTTTATCTCTGTGGGAATCATTACCATGTTGGGCAACCATTCCACGAACACCACAATTACTATCATTGACTAGTTTATCCTGATGTGAATCATTACCGTGTTGGGCAACCATTCTACGAACAGATGGTTCACTATCATTGACTAGTTTATCTCTGTGTGAATCATTACCATGTTGGGCAACATTTTCACGAACAGACCAATCACTATCATTGACTAGTTTATCTCTGTGTGAATCATTACCGTATGTAGCAACATTTTCACGAACAGACCAATCACTATCATTGACTAATTTATCTCTGTGTGAATCATTACCGTGTATGGCAACAATTCGACGAACACCACAATTACTATCATTGACTAGTTTATCTCTGTGTGAATCATTACCGTGTATGGCAACCATTTTACGAACATTTGAATCACTATCATTGACTAGTTTATCCTGATGTGCAGGAGTGCCGTATTTTGCGATGAATACGTGATTACTCATTATTTTTCACGAATGTAGAAAATGATTCTGTTTTTAATAGTGGAGCAGTTTTTAATAGTGGAGCAGTTTTTAATAGTGATTCGTTTTTATTTGACTTCATATAACGTTTAGTCATTCCACGAACAGATGGTTCACTATCATTGACTAGTTTATCTCTGTGTGAATCATTACCGTATGTAGCAACAATTCCACGAACATATGGATGCCTATCATTGATTAGTTTATCTCTGTGTGAATCATTACCATGTTGGGCAACCATTCCACGAACAGATGGTTCACTATCATTGACTAGTTTATCTCTGTGTGAATCATTACCGTGTTTGGCAACCATTTCACGAACATATGAATGACTATCATTGACTAGTTTATCTCTGTGTGCATCATTGCCACATCTGGCAACAATTCGACGAACATATTGATGCCTATCATTGACTAGTTTATCTCTGTGGGAATCATTACCGTGTTTGGCAACACCACATCTGATACCCACATCTGAATCACTACACAATTTATCTTTATGTGAGTCATTACCATTAATACCAACAATGTATCGAACGTCTTTATGGGGTGAATTTATAAGTTTGTCACGATGGGAATCATTACCATATTCTGCTACGTATTTCTGTACATCTTCGGTTCCAGAATTAACTAACCTATCACGATGGGCATCTGTACCATGTTGAGCTATGATACATTTAGAATATTTATGTCCCCATTGAGCAATATGGTGCTTGTGTGCATCTGTACCATATTTGGCTAGGAATTCTTCATTTTGTATACTGATTGACATTATAGCTTATCAGCACCAGCGATAGAGGGATTCTTCTCAAGGGCTTTGTGAAATGATGATTTAATTTTTTTAAATTCATCTGGCGTGATTTCTTCATCCTTAGCATTCATGAAACTTGATGTAGGAGCATGAAATTGGAATTTCTCATTGCTTGGCTTGTGAATCACAACATGCAATGGGCCTTCTTTGTGATAATGTTCAAACATTGAAGGATCATCTTTTGATGCTGTGCACCATTTTGTTCCTGCACCATAATGACAAGCTGCTGCATGAGTTTTCATTGCATGAATGCTAATGTTGTCATCTTCATAAACTTTGTCTGCACCTTCAGTTTTGATAGCTTTGGTTTCAGCGGCCTTGGTTACATGTGAACCAACATGTGGGGCCACGGCATCTTCAATGTCACCAAGTTTCTTGTAGGAATTAATGTCTTTATTAGCAAGTTTTGGTCTATACGTATCAAAATCGCTATATGCTTTTTTGATCCGTGCATGATCCTCTTGACGAATGTTCTTTGCCTTATACAGCTTCAGGATGTGCTGTGTATGGACTTTGTTTGGGGTAGGATCAGCATTGGTAGCGAAGTGATCAATAATGTCACCAGCGTCCTTATGCTTCGCCAACGCATCATGGGAAGTATCGATGGTTGGATTAGTAGATTTCAGATGTGCAATACGATTTTCCACGAGGAAACTTTTCTCCGATTCATTAAGGGTATAAAAATCACGCTGTCCCAATTGTACCATACGATAAGCATTTGTGATTGATTTTGTTACGTTGTCCATATTAATTATCCTTCTTGTGGTTTATATTATACAGCATTTTTCTGAGTTACGCAATATTTATCTACTATTTTCATGGTGGTTGGTTTCTTACAAGGCTTAATTCATATTCACGTGACCGTGCTGCACTGCGAACCAACGAGTTTTCATCATTCTTTAATTTTCCTGCATGACTTAAATTACCATTTCTAGCTACAGTTTCACGAACCAGTGGATCGCCATGATGTAACAATATATCCTTGTGTCTTTTATTACCTTTTCTGATTATAGCACAAGCAACTTTTGTTCTTTTACCGATTGGTCGTTTCAATATTTCATCACGATGTTCATTATTACCGAATATGGCTATACTTTGATTCACTGGTTCATTATCTTTAAGATGTGGCATATCCAACATTCTATCACGATGTTCATCGTTACCATGTTTTGCTATATGACTGAAACAATCACTATGAATATTAGTATGATTTAATAATTCATGACGACTTTTGTGTTCCATAGATTGATATAAGAACATGGAACATAGTTTGTTTTGGAAAATCATGATGATTCATTATTTTTGAACGATCTTCATCTGTTCCATGGGAAATTAATGCTCGTTTTCCTTCATAGGAATTATGCAGTTTATCCTGATGTGCAGGAGTGCCGTATTGTGCTAGGAATCTTTTACTCATTATTTTTCACGAATGTAGAAAATGATTCTGTTTTTAATAGTGGAGCAGTTTTTAATAGTGATTCGTTTTTATTTGATTTCATATAATGTTTGGCATAGTTACGAACATTTGGTTCACTATCATTGACTAGTTTATCTCGATGTGAATCATTACCGTGTATGGCAACATTTTCACGAACAGCCCAATGACTATCATTGACTAGTTTATCTCTGTGTGAATCATTACCGTGTTTAGCAACATTTTCACGAACAGCCCAATGACTATCATTGACTAGTTTATCTCGATGTGAATCATTACCGTGTTTAGCAACCCCTGCACGAACAGGCCAATCACTATCATTGACTAGTTTATCTCTGTGTGAATCATTACCGTGTTTAGCAACATTTGCACGAACATATAGATCACTATCATTGACTAGTTTATCTCTGTGGGAATCATTACCATGTTTGGCAACATTTTCACGAACATTTGAATCACTATCATTGACTAGTTTATCCTGATGTGCAGGAGTGCCGTATTGTGCTAGGAATTCTTTACTCATTATTATCCTTTTATAGCTATCTCTATATTTATTGATAAATATTCATTATTGTTTCGGGAATATCATGAGTAAAATTTACGTTGGAGTGGTAGAAGATAGAAATGATCCACTATTTTTGGGTAGGGTTAAAGTCAGAATATTTGGAATTAATTCTCCATCAAAATTAGAACTTCCTACTAGCGATTTACCTTGGACATCTATTCGTGGTTCAACTACAAGTGCTACACTATCAGGTGTTGGTATATCCCCTAATGGAATATTGCCGGGAACATGGGTAAGATTAGAATGTTTAGATGAACCAGATATGCAACAATGGTGTGTCATCGGAACATGCTATGGATACGATTCACCAGTTGATAATCCTGTAAATTTTGGTGGAACAAATGTTGATGGTTCAACCAATACCAATCCAGTGTCTAATCCTGCACCACAACAAACACCAATTCCTACACCTACCCCATTAACACCAAATACAAGTACATGGACACTAGGACAAACTTCAGCACAATATGAATCTGGTGGTCGTGGCCCCGGTACAATTAATACATATTTAACCAGCAATGATCCGGGTGGTGCATCCTACGGTTCATATCAATTTGCATCATACTTACCACTTACTATGCCTAATGGTAAGACACGTAAAGGTTATGCTGGTTCAGCAATGGAATCCTATATTGCATCGTCATCATGGTCTTCACGATTCACTGGATTATCACCAGCTACATCAGCATGGGATTCAGCATGGAAACAAATTGCAACCGAATCATCAACAGATTTCGAAACTGAACAGCATGCTTATATTCAGGCACATTTTTATAACGTGATGCTGAATAGTCTGAAGCGTAAAGGATTGGATTTAACTGGCTTTGGCCCCGGTGTACAAGATTTAATATGGTCTACTGCCGTACAATTTGGCCCCGGTAAGACATCAATATTTTTAACACCATTAGCAAATCAAACTGGTCTCACCGATGTATCAATTGTCACTCAGGTTTCAGATTATAAGATTTCAACATATTCAACTTGGGCCACGCGATATACCTCAGAAAAAGCATCGTTATTAACACTATGTAATGGGGCAGTAGTTCCTGTCACAAAAGATGAAGCCAAAACGGTTACACCTGATCCTACTGTCACACCAGCAGCACAACAAGATTCATTAAATCAAAATAATAATTTTGTTATACAAGCTGCTAACGTTGGTTTCACTGATCCATCAAATACCTATCCTACAACAGATTATATCAATCTTCCAGACACAAATAAACTTGCATATGGTGTGGAAACTGGAACTCAATCTGCCGACAAAACATCAAATTTATATAATGGTGCATTGTTACCTAATGGGAACACATTTGATCAACCATCTAACCCATATCAAGCACAATATCCATACAATAAAGTGTTTGAATCAGAAAGTGGACATCTTGTAGAAATAGATGATACTCCCGGTGCAGAACGAATCAACATTTATCATAAATCAGGAACATTCGTAGAAGTTGATGCAATAGGAAATTGTGTTCGTAGAGTGATTGGTTCTGATTTCACATTTACTGATACTAATTCATATGTTGCCATTGACGGAAAAATGAATATATCCGTTGGTGGTTCTGCAAACATCATGGTTGGTGCTGATGCCAATATCGAAATTGCTGGTAACACCACCCTGAATTGTGGAAATAATATTGTAGCAAGTGCTGGTGGACGTTTCAGTATGTCATCAGCCGTGGCAATCGATTTGAAAGCACCCGAAATTTATATTGATGCAGATAATTCAATTGACATGAAATCTGGTGGTTATATCAATATTGATGGTGGTGGACAAGTTTCTATATTATCAGGTGACACTGTGGCTATCGATGGTTCAAGTGTAGCTGTTATGAGTGGTGAAGCTGTTAGTGCATCATTATCACAAGGTGTAGAAGCATCTGGTGCTACCGATTACACTGAAGTCATCATGCCAGATAAATTCACGAACAAATTGGCTGCTATTGCACAAAATGCAGAAATTCCAGAAGAAGTTGGCAATGTTCCTGATGTTCATGCAGCTTTGATTAATAGTGGATTAATGACTGCCGCACAATTAGCCAAACCGGGAATCACTAGTGCGGTGGATGCTACACCTACACCACCAGCTAATAATAATACGACTGTGGATTGTGTGTACATAAACACATTAGCTGATATTCCAAACACATTTCAATTATCACCAAACTATCAATTAGCTGATTTAAGTACGAAAGCATTAGCTGGATCACATCAAGTTGTAGCACAAGGTGGTCTAACCGTATCACAGATTGTTTGTAATTTATATCAATTAGCCATAAACGTAATGGAACCTTTGAAACAGAAGTGGCCCAATGTTAAAATTAATTCTGGATTCAGAACTGTTTCTGGTTCAATAAGCACATCGAGTCACCCGAAGGGACAAGCCGTAGACATTCATTTTGATGGATTCACACCAACTGATTACCTGAATTGTATTGTAGAAATAAAACAATTATTAAACGGTGCATATGACCAATTGATCCTTGAATCATTACCCGGTGGTCATAATTGGATACACATCGGGTATGTTGCTGGAAATAATCGTGGTGCATGTTTTACTATGTGGAATAATAAGACATATGCTCAAGGATTCGTTTTAGTCAGTTGAGATTTTATTCCGCGCTTTCAAGAAACTGCAACACCTTGTCCTTGAATTCTGGATCATTAATGGATAGAAGTTTGGCTTTAGGATACAAGTCATTCTTCCATCGCCAATCCATGAATTTATTACGAAGTACCAATGTTGGTTTACCCATGGATAATGCAAGATGGGCAAATGCAGTATCTACTGTAATCACATGACTTAGACCTTCTAGCAAATTGGCACTATCCATGAAATTTTCAATACCACTATAAAGATTTTCTGTATAGTCTAATGAATCACCCATCTGAAAATTGAAAATCTTATATCCATGTGGTACAAGAAATTTCAATGTGTTTGCAGGTATTGAACGTAATAGTCCATTATCCCCCTGTGTACCAGCTTTGTATACATATGCCACAGATTTCCGTGATACTGGAATACGATCAGTAAATTCCGAAAAAATTTTATTCACTGGTGGTGTTTTTTTGAATTCCATTACATATGCACGAAATAAATCACCAATAGTCATGATGATATCATAATCCCTATATATCCAATCAGTGGCTTCTGGTTTAATGAATTCCGCATTAGTGGTATATTCCATTTGTGGAAAATTATGCTTGAATAATGGAAGTAATTCTGGTTTGGCACAATACCCAACTTTCTTCATGAGTGGTATTGCATGTGGTAGAACTCTGCTGAATAATATTTCATCCCCGAACCCCTGTTCTGATACTATCATCACTCGTGAATTTATGATGGTTTTCCAGTCCTGTACATGTAGAAGTAATTTTGAATCTATATGGAATTTATTGACTTTCATTTCATTAATATCCCATCTGCATCCGTAATTCATCCATCCATCAAGTGATTTCTTTTGATTGAATTGACAGAAGCACATTTCATATCTGGCTTGTCCGTTTTCTTCTACATCAACTGATTTCTGGTAGTAGTATTCTGCTTCCTTGTGATTACCCATTTTATTATATGCACGTGCTATATTCAATTCACAACGGGCTATATTTAATTTATTGGATGGATCGGTATCTGAAATTACCAATTCATATAGATTAATAATTTCTTTATAATTTTTCTTTTTTTCGAGTTGTTTCACTCGTTTGATCAATGGATCAGCCATTTTAACTCCATAATAAAGGGGGAATTGATTATACCACAAATCTTATTTATCTACAAGTGGTATGAAGTGAGGCAAAGCCGAACGGAATATTGAGCGTAGCGAAATTGATTTAATCTAATGCTTCGCATATGAATTCGTTCCCGTTGGTCACAAATTCATTTTCATTTGTGTTCATAGAAGTGATATTATATGACATAATGTATGATCTATAATTCATTGTTATTTCATTTGTGGTTCATTAATAATCATGATTCACTATGGTAAATCAAATTCCCCCCATGAAACATTTAAACTACATAATAATTGATGAAGGCTGTTTCGCGTGATACCGAGTCTACCCTGCTTTAGTACCTTCAAACAAAGTATATCAAGACCCAACCTTCTTATTTTTTATTTACATGTCATAGCGGCTCTCGGTTCGACATACTCCATGTACGGTGTGGGTTCGTACATTACGTTTCTAGGAACTGGTTGTTCAGTTAACAATCATGTTAAAACAGTGGTGCATCGTTGTGTGCACATGTTATGCTATTTCATCTACATTCGGCATAGCTGCAATTTGTCTTACTTATAATACTTAGTGAAAATAAATCCTCAAAACAGTGTTTCTTACAAACTTTTACAATTTAATATGAATTAACGAACTTATGCATGGTACAATCACCTATTAATGCATGAATCTTTTCACAATCTGTCTTTATTTCATTGGAATGATTACATAATTGATACACGTTGATTTCAATACCAAGGATGCCACTTCTGTCATATGGTATCCATTGAATCCCATCAATTTCATGATTACTTTCAAAATCATCAGCTTCATCTTCAGTTATGACCTGACGTTCAATCATATGATCAATTGCATCCTGAATATTATCAAAACCTTTACCAAAAGCAACTACTGCACGATATTCGATTGACATGTTTACCTTTCCTATTGAGAACTGCTATTATATCACTTCTTGTTGTATTTTGTCAATATTAAAATATTCTTGTGTTGTATTTAAACTTTTGATATACTTGGAGCATGTTGAAAATTTATGGAGATTAATCATGATCTATGCAAATCCCGGTGAAAATTTGTTTCAATTTGTCCAGCGTGTGTTGAATATGCCTAACCCCGGTGGCTAGCCACGAATTTTGATGCAAAAAAGCTCCCAAAATGCCGGGTGCATCCGTCGAACACCCTGCTCCCATTTTTGCCACGCGCCAAGACTGGCATGGATCAGCGCGGCGGCATCGGTTTGGGATAGACGCGCAGCCTCGCGCTCAGTGCGGATAGCGTCGGGTGCGGGATTGGAAGATGGCCCTTTCGGGCCACGATTGGGGTGGCTGGACAACAATCAGACCCATTCCCAATTGCATGCATCCCATGCGTGGTGTACGCATGCATGGAGACGTTCCAGCGCGTCCGAATCATCTACATCTGCATCGCAATGCACGCAATTTGTAGATTGTTTGTCCGTCACGGTTACGTTGGCACCTGGGAATTCTGCCTCAATCTGAGTTTTTACCCATGCGCGATAACCCTCTGCATCGCGCTCCGATGTATCGCCCATCGAGCTAGTTGGGCAGTCATATGTGATTGTGGTGATTGTCATTTTGTTTCTCCAGCCCCTGAACCCGAGGCGCGGTTGGCGTTGTGCCGATGAATTCAGTATACTCCCATTGGGCGCAATCGCAAGTGTTTTTTGATTTATTTTGCACAGGGAGTTAAATATATAATTCCCTAATATTATGGTTAAGAGTGGTAACTAACATAAGGAATTGTATGAAACTCTTTACAGGTCTTATACGTGTCGTCATCACTCTACCTGTCACCATCCCCATAGCTGTTATACATACTTTCGTACCCACCAATAAAATCAAAAATAAATCTCATGCATTAGTCATGAAGATTGTGGGTATGCCGGAAAATACTGAGTGTAAATAATACATTATGGAGAAATAATGAGTAAAAAATTCCTAGCAAAATACGGCACTCCTGCACATCAGGATAAACTAGTCAATGATAGTGATCCATATGTTCGTCGAATTGTTGCCATACACGGTAATGATTCACACAGAGATAAACTAGTCAATGATAGTGATCCATATGTTCGTCGAATTGTTGCCATACACGGTAATGATTCCCACAGAGATAAACTAGTCAATGATAGTAATTGTGGTGTTCGTCGAATTGTTGCCATACACGGTAATGATTCACACAGAGATAAATTAGTCAATGATAGTGATTGGGCTGTTCGTGAAAATGTTGCCCAACATGGTAATGATTCACACAGAGATAAACTAGTCAATGATAGTGATTGGTCTGTTCGTAAAATGGTTGCTAAACACGGTAATGATTCACACAGAGATAAACTAATCAATGATAGTCATCCATCTGTTAGTAACTATGCCAAACATTATATGAAATCAAATAAAACTGAATCACTATTAACTATTGCCAGAAATTTACTATGATTCTACCAATAGAATGGAATGAATTCGACAATTATAAAGAATCAGAAATTCACTGTAAATGTGGGTGTATATTCATTTCTCATTACCAAAAAATTTATGGCGAACACCCACATTATATCACCAGAAAAAATTGTCCAATGTGTACTTCCAAAGAACATGCAATTAAAGTATCATTATTAAATTAACATGATATCATTTAAACAATTCCTTCATGAAAATACTAAACCATTATACGTTTCACGCAAACTGAATAACGCCTCACAATTAGTTGCATGGGCCAAAGAAAATGGATTCGTCGATATACTGAATCCAGATGATATGCATGTTACTATAGCATATTCCAAATCACCCATGAATTGGGCTATCATCAAACCCCATACCCATGATCTAACCGTTCAGGATGAATCAAGATGCATTAAAACCCTTGGTAATGCATCCGTACTCAGAATAGACTCAGCAGAGCTACAACACCGCTTTAAACAGTTTATTCAAGCTGGTGCATCATACGATCATCCTGATTATCAACCACATGTGACTATTTCCTATACGAAACAAAATAAAGATGGTATCAAACCATTCACTGGTATACTACAATTTGGTGCAGAAAAATTCGAACCAATTGATGAAGATAAATAGTCATTAGAACTATTTTTAAGGTGAACCATGGGTATCGTAGCAACAGTTTCATCAGTCAACCAACAATTTACCGATTTGGACTTATCATTCCAACAAAATCCTATTACCGGCGATGTCTCACAATTGCTTGATTCCTATGCCGTGACACAGGCTATGATTAATCTTATCTTGTTGAATCCATATGAAGTGCCATTTCATCCTGAGATTTCATCACAAGCTAATGCACTATTGTTCGAATTGGATTCTCCTGCATTACAAGCTACAATTAAAACTACTATCATTCAAGTTATCACAAAATTTGAACCAAGAGTACAACTATATGAAGTGTATGTGGTTCCAAATTATATTGATAATGGATATGATGTGACAGTAAAATTTACTATTATTGGTTCAGGTATCACGTATCAGGTAAGAACACTTCTAACGAGAACGCTATAATGAGTAAAAAATTCCTAGCAAAATACGGCACTCCTGCACATCAGGATAAACTAGTCAATGATAGTGATTCAAATGTTCGTGAAAATGTTGCCAAACACGGTAATGATTCCCACAGAGATAAACTAGTCAATGATAGTGATCCATATGTTCGTAGAATGGTTGCTGAACGTGGTAATGATTCACACAGAGATAAACTAGTCAATGATAGTGATTCAAATGTTCGTGAAAATGTTGCCATACACGGTAATGATTCACACAGAGATAAACTAGTCAATGATAGTGATTCAAATGTTCGTGAAAATGTTGCCAAACATGGTAATGATTCCCACAGAGATAAACTAGTCAATGATAGTGATTCAAATGTTCGTCAATTGGTTGCTCAACACGGTAATGATTCTGACAGAGATAAACTAGTCAATGATAACCATTCATCTGTTCGTGCAATGGTTGCTCAACACGGTAATGATTCACACAGAGATAAACTAATCAATGATAGTGATTGGTCTGTTCGTGAAATGGTTGCTAAACACGGTAATGATTCACACAGAGATAAACTAGTCAATGATAGTGATTGGTCTGTTCGTGGAATGGTTGCTGAACGTGGTAATGATTCCCACAGAGATAAACTAGTCAATGATAGTCATTGGGCTGTTCGTGAAAATGTTGCTGAACGTGGTAATGATTCACACAGAGATAAACTAGTCAATGATAGTGATTGGTCTGTTCGTAAAATGGTTGCTAAACACGGTAATGATTCACACAGAGATAAACTAGTCAATGATAGTAGTCCATATGTTCGTGAAATGGCCAAACATTATATGAAATCAAATAAAAACGAATCACTATTAACTATTGCCAGAAATTTAATTAAGGAATCAAATGTCAAACAATAATTTGGTAGCAATGGATTTCGATACCATCAAAGCCGATCTTCAATCATACCTACAAAATCAATCACAATGGTCTGATTATAATTTCGAAGGATCAGGCTTAACTCAAATTATCAATATCCTTGCATATAATCAATCAAACCTTGCTTATCTCGCTAATGCATCATTGAACGAATGTTTTATTGATAGCTCAGTGAAACGTGGTTCAGCTATATCACGTGCCAAAGAATCTAACTATTGCCCACAATCAGCTACATCAGCCATGGCAGTCGTTAATATCATTATTCCTGCACCACTAACCACTAGTGGCCCATTAACGCTTCCACAATATACCCCATTTACAACCAATCTGTCTACAGGTAACTTCACCTTCTATAATAGACAGGCTGCTACAGCTTTCCCAATTTCCGGCCAATATACATTTAATAATGTCCAATTGTTCGAAGGTACTATCATTCAAAATAGTTTCACTGTCGGTGCAAATAATAGCGTCGTGGATACTACATTCACCCTACAAAATTCTAATATCGATACTGAATCTATCCAAGTCTATGTTCAACAATCTATTTCAAATTCAACTATAACACCATGGTATCCTGTCTCAGAATATGCCATGACTTCACCTACATCAAATACATATTTCGTTCAGGCTAACTCCGATGAACAATATCAACTACAATTCGGTGATGGTGTGTTAGGTGCATTACTTCAAATTGGGAACATCGTAGTAGTGACCTATCAAGTATGTAATACAACACAACCAAATACAGTACAATCATTTCCTCAGACATTTAACACACAATCAATTGCAGGTAATACTGGATTAGTAATTAACACTGTTCAAAATTCAATTGGTGGTGCCGAAGAAGAAACTACACAGGAAATCCAGTTGAATGCACCTTTAATTATGTCTGCAAACAATCGCTGTGTCATTGAAGATGACTATACTTCCATCATCAAGAAATATGCATCCGTTGTCCAATCCATAAACGTTTATGGTGGAGAAAAAGCTAATCCACCTGTCTATGGTAAAGTGTTCATCACACTGGAACCAATAACAGGCTATGTTGTGCCAGACACAGTGAAATCATATATTACTGATACCATCCTTGCCTCACGCTCTATGATGACCATCATTCCAGAATATGTCGATCCAGATTACACTTATCTTACCTTCAATTCAACTGTTTTGTATGATGATACATTGACAACATTAACAGCTTCTGATATTGCATCTAATGTGAATACATCAATTCTCAATTATGTGGCTAATAATCTATCTGACTTTAACCAGAATTTCTATTCTTCACAATTATCCACGGCTATAGATAATACCAATGATTCAATATTAGGTAATACCCTAGTCGTTAATCTACAAAAACGATTCACTGTGAATTATGGTGTTCCACTTTATACTACCTGTAATTTCAATAACCCAATTGCACCAAATACAATTTATACAAATTGCTTCACCTATTACACAGGAACAAACCTTCAGACAGCTTATATCCAAGATGACAGCAACGGTAACTTACAAATTCTAACATTTGGTACAGGCTTAGTCATTGTCCCAATTATAGGCACAGTGAACTATTCTACAGGTATGGTTTCCCTAAATGGGTTAAATATTAATTCTATCACTGGTATCCAAGGTGTATTGAAATTTAATGCTGCACCATTAATTGAAGTTTCTAATTTGTTAGTAACCACTAACAAAATATTGAAATTGGATGATTCGGCTATGAGTGTAAGTGATAATGTTGTGGCAGGTATCACCATTCAGGCTAATGCAATTAACCAGAGTACCCAATAATGAGTAAAAAATTCCTAGCAAAATACGGCACTCCTGCACATCAGGATAAACTAGTCAATGATAGTCATTGGGCTGTTCGTGCAATGGTTGCTATACATGGTAATGATTCACACAGAGATAAACTAGTCAATGATAGTCATCCATATGTTCGTGGAATGGTTGCTGAACATGGTAATGATTCCCACAGAGATAAACTAGTCAATGATAGTCATTGGGCTGTTCGTGAAAATGTTGCTGAACGTGGTAATGATTCACACAGAGATAAACTAGTCAATGATAGTGATTGGTCTGTTCGTGCAAATGTTGCCATACACGGTAATGATTCACATCGAGATAAATTAGTCAATGATAGTAATTGTGGTGTTCGTAACTATGCCAAACATTATATGAAATCAAATAAAAACGAATCACTATTAACTATTGCCAGAAATTTAATTAAATGATCAATAATTCAGCATTATCACCTATAGTTTTCTCACAGTTCCCACAAAATATTGAAATTGGATGATTCGGCTATGAGTGTAAGTGATAATGTTGTGGCAGGTATCACCATTCAGGCTAATGCAATTAACCAGAGTACCCAATAATGAGTAAAAAATTCCTAGCAAAATACGGCACTCCTGCACATCAGGATAAACTAGTCAATGATAGTGATCCAAATGTTCGTGAAAATGTTGCTACATACGGTAATGATTCACACAGAGATAAACTAGTCAATGATAGTGATCCATATGTTCGTAGAATGGTTGCTGAACGTGGTAATGATTCACACAGAGATAAACTAGTCAATGATAGTGATTCAAATGTTCGTCAATTGGTTGCTCAACACGGTAATGATTCACACAGAGATAAACTAGTCAATGATAACCATTCATCTGTTCGTGCAATGGTTGCTATACATGGTAATGATTCACACAGAGATAAACTAGTCAATGATAGTCATTGGGCTGTTCGTAGAATGGTTGCTGAACGTGGTAATGATTCACACAGAGATAAACTAGTCAATGATAGTGATTGGTCTGTTCGTGGAATGGTTGCTGAACGTGGTAATGATTCACACAGAGATAAACTAGTCAATGATAGTAATTGGGCTGTTCGTGAAAATGTTGCCCAACACGGTAATGATTCACACAGAGATAAATTAGTCAATGATAGTGATCCAGATGTTCGTAGAATGGTTGCCAAACATTATATGAAATCAAATAAAAACGAATCACTATTAACTATTGCCAGAAATTTAATTAAATGATCAATAATTCAGCATTATCACCTATAGTTTTCTCACAGTTCCCACAAAATATCAGGGAAAACTACCCCGTATTCATGCAATTCATAGCCGATTACTATGCGTTCATGGAACAAAATTATAACTCCCCAACTAATGTAATCCAAAATCTACGGGATTTAATCGATATAGATAATACTACCGATCAATTCCTTACATTGTTCCCTAGAGCATATCAAAATCATATCCCACAAATCGTGGCTGTGGATCGTCGCTTACTCTCAAAAGCCATGGTGGAAGTGTATCAAACAAAAGGATCACTAACATCGTTCCAATTGTTGTTCAGACTTATCTATAATGTCGATATCGAAATTACCTATCCAAAAACTCAGATGCTTCGTACATCCGATGGAAAATGGATTCAACTTTCATCTATCAGAGTAAATGTAACAAATGGTAATATCAATCAAATCATCGGTAGAATAGTAAGTACTAATAATTCAACAGGAAATGTGACAGCTTCAGTTACCAATTATTCGTTGATTTCAGGATCACTATATGAAGTGTTCTTTGAAAATATTGCACCCGGTACGACATTCTTTATTGGTGATACAGTTTCATTCAATGGAACTAATGTAACTGGTACTCTCATGGCAACTATAGTTTCATATACAATAGTCAATGCCGGTACTGGATTCACTCCCGGTCAAATATTCAATGTGAATACATCTTCCGGTAACGGTGCATCATTCAAAGTAACTACCACAAATTCTGCTGGTGGTATTGTCACTTTGACACCATTAACATTTGGTAATGGATATAAAACAAATTATTTCGCCACACTATATCCATATACAACTCAGCTTGGCGTTCCATCTACATATAATGATTTCACTGGTGGATTCATTTGTGATGGTACTCTAACTAATTCTTCAGGTAAAGTTCTTCAGACTTTCCATGATGATGCCTCACATGCACCCGGTAAACAATATGTCGATTCCAGTGCAGCTAAAGTCCTCATGATTCTTGGGGCTGTATCAAATTATGCTGGATATTATTCTGCATCAGATGGCTTCCTATCAGATGAAATAGTCCTTCAGGATGGTGTGTTCTATCAAGATTTCTCATATCTGATTAAATCTGTATTACCTGTCAACCAATATAGAAACACAGTCCAAAAAATATTGCATCCTGCTGGTACTAAAATGTTCGGTGAATATCAGCTTGGTCAAGACCTAAATATTGTGGTATCACAATCAGGCGATGCACCAAATCTTAGTAATCTCGATTTCAATGATTTCGTCATTCCAGTGGATTCTATTTCACTTTATGAAACACCAGCAACAGTTTCAGATTCTGTAATACTAAATACTGATCATGGATCAATTCTTCAGGTTAATTATATGGACGTAACATATGTTGATGTTACTTACGTTGGAACACTTACAACATTCTAAAAGGCAATACTCATGTTTAAAGACTCAATCATAGTAACAGGCAAACTTCAACTAAATTTATTTGATAGTAATAATGTGTTACAAAGTACCACTGATATCGATAATCTTGTGGTAACAGTTGGTAAAATTCATATTGCAGCACTCCTAAGTTCATCACCACCACCCACTGCCATGGGTTGGATTGCTGTGGGTACTGGAACCACCACCCAAACTATTGGTGATACGTTGCTTCAATCTGAGATTGGTACTCGTGTGGCTGTCACCAAACCATCATCAGGTCAAGTTGTTACATATTCAGCAACATTCAGTCCGGGTAATGCTACAGGTGCATGGGCCGAAGCTGGTATCTTTAATAGTGCAACCATTAATGCCGGTACTATGTTAGCCCATACTACTTTTCCTGTCGTGAATAAAGCATCAGGTGATACAATAGTCGTAACTTGGTCTGTTACTATATCATAATGAGTAAAGAATTCCTAGCACAATACGGCACTCCTGCACATCAGGATAAACTAGTCAATGATAGTGATTCAAATGTTCGTGCAGGGGTTGCTCAACACGGTAATGATGCACATCAGGATAAACTAGTCAATGATAGTGATCCAAATGTTCGTGCAGGGGTTGCCAGATGTGGCACTCCTGCACATCAGGATAAACTAGTCAATGATAGTGATCCATATGTTCGTAAAATGGTTGCCAAACATGGTAATGATTCCCACAGAGATAAACTAGTCAATGATAGTGATCCAAATGTTCGTGCAAATGTTGCCCAACACGGTAATGATTCACACAGAGATAAATTAGTCAATGATAGTGATTGGGCTGTTCGTGAAAATGTTGCTGAACGTGGTAATGATTCACACAGAGATAAACTAGTCAATGATAGTGATTGGTCTGTTCGTCGAATTGTTGCCCAACATGGTAATGATTCACATCAGGATAAACTAGTCAATGATAGTGATTGGTCTGTTCGTGGAAATGTTGCCATACACGGTAATGATTCCCACAGAGATAAACTAGTCAATGATAGTGATTGGTCTGTTCGTGGAAATGTTGCTGAACGTGGTAATGATTCACACAGAGATAAACTAGTCAATGATAGTGAACCATCTGTTCGTAGAATGGTTGCCATACACGGTAATGATTCACATCGAGATAAATTAGTCAATGATAGTAATTGTGGTGTTCGTAACTATGCCAAACATTATATGAAATCAAATAAAAACGAATCACTATTAAAAACTGCTCCACTATTAAAAACAGAATCATTTTCTACATTCGTGAAAAATAATGAGTAAAGAATTCCTAGCAAAATACGGCACTCCTGCACATCAGGATAAACTAGTCAATGATAGTGATCCATATGTTCGTGCAGGGGTTGCTGAACGTGGTAATGATTCACACAGAGATAAACTAGTCAATGATAGTGATCCATATGTTCGTGCAGGGGTTGCCAAACATGGTAATGATTCACACCGAGATAAATTAGTCAATGATAGTGATTGGGCTGTTCGTGAAAATGTTGCTGAACGTGGTAATGATTCACACAGAGATAAACTAGTCAATGATAGTGATTGGTCTGTTCGTAAAATGGTTGCTAAACACGGTAATGATTCACACAGAGATAAACTAGTCAATGATAGTGATTGGTCTGTTCGTGCAGGGGTTGCCATACACGGTAATGATTCACATCGAGATAAATTAGTCAATGATAACCATTGGTATGTTCGTGAAATGGCCAAACATTATATGAAATCAAATAAAAACGAATCACTATTAAAAACTGCTCCACTATTAAAAACAGAATCATTTTCTACATTCGTGAAAAATAATGAGTAAAGAATTCCTAGCAAAATACGGCACTCCTGCACATCAGGATAAACTAGTCAATGATCGTGATCCATATGTTCGTGCAGGGGTTGCCATACACGGTAATGATTCCCATCGAGATAAACTAGTCAATGATAGTGAACCATATGTTCGTGCAGGGGTTGCCATACACGGTAATGATTCCCATCGAGATAAACTAGTCAATGATAGTGAACCATCTGTTCGTCGAATTGTTGCTACATACGGTAATGATTCACACAGAGATAAACTAGTCAATGATAGTGAACCATCTGTTCGTGGAATGGTTGCTGAACGTGGTAATGATTCACACAGAGATAAACTAGTCAATGATAGTCATTGGGCTGTTCGTGAAAATGTTGCTAAACACGGTAATGATTCACACAGAGATAAACTAGTCAATGATAGTGATTCAAATGTTCGTAAAATGGTTGCCAAACATGGTAATGATTCCCACAGAGATAAACTAGTCAATGATAGTAATTGTGGTGTTCGTCGAATTGTTGCCATACACGGTAATGATTCACACAGAGATAAACTAGTCAATGATAGTGATTGGTCTGTTCGTGAAATGGTTGCTGAACACGGTAATGATTCACACAGAGATAAACTAGTCAATGATAGTGATTGGGCTGTTCGTAACTATGCCAAACATTATATGAAATCAAATAAAAACGAATCACTATTAAAAACTGCTCCACTATTAAAAATAGAATCATTTTCTACATTCGTGAAAAATAATGAGTAAAGAATTCCTAGCAAAATACGGCACTCCTGCACATCAGGATAAACTAGTCAATGATAGTGATTGGTCTGTTCGTGCAGGGGTTGCCAAACATGGTAATGATTCCCACAGAGATAAACTAGTCAATGATAGTGAACCATCTGTTCGTAAAATGGTTGCCAAACATGGTAATGATTCACACAGAGATAAACTAGTCAATGATAGTGATCCAAATGTTCGTCGAATTGTTGCTACATACGGTAATGATTCACACAGAGATAAACTAGTCAATGATAGTGATTGGTCTGTTCGTGAAAATGTTGCCAAACATGGTAATGATTCACACAGAGATAAACTAGTCAATGATAGTCATCCATATGTTCGTGAAAATGTTGCCAAACATGGTAATGATTCCCACAGAGATAAACTAGTCAATGATAGTGATTGGTCTGTTCGTCAAATGGTTGCCAAACATGGTAATGATTCCCACAGAGATAAACTAGTCAATGATAGTCATTGGGCTGTTCGTGAAAATGTTGCTATACATGGTAATGATTCCCACAGAGATAAACTAATCAATGATAGTCATCCATCTGTTAGTAACTATGCCAAACATTATATGAAATCCAATAAAAACGAATCACTATTAACTATTGCCAGAAATTTAATTAAGGAATAACCGTGGCTTTCATCGTAGAAAATCAATTACACACAGTTCTAGCTACTTCATTATATAATGAAATCCTCAGCGGTAGAACTAATTTCCATTTCTTTATGGGTGGACAATTCGGTGTAACCCTACCTAATCCTGATACTACTACTAATTTTGAATTGCTTACAAGAAATAATCTGCTGTCAACTCAATATGTCAGTCCAGCTAATATTTCTTTAACAATCAATAGAATAAATTGGATTTCAGGTACTGTCTATGATTTCTATGATGATAATATAGCAACTTATCCAGCTTATAGCACAGCTACATCACTAACGAATGCCCAATTCTATGTGTATACTACCAATAATTGTGTGTATAAATGCCTGAATAATAACAATAACGCCCAATCTACTGTGATGCCTACCGGCACAAGTACATCACGATTCACTACTGCCGATGGCTATATCTGGAAATTTATGTATAATATTCCAGCAGCTTCTGTTAATCGCTTCGTCAATAGTGCCGTCATTCCAGTACAAATTTCAGTCCAAGAACCATTCTATTCTAATGGTCTTATTACTTCAACAACTATTAATAATCAAGGTTCAGGTTATACTACAGCAACTATTGCAGTCGTTGGTGATGGAACAGGTGCCATTCTTACACCAGTATTATCTGGTGGTCAAATCACTAATGTCACAGTGACCAATCCCGGTGTAGGCTATACCTATGCTATCCTCACTGTTGTTGGTACAGGTGGTACAGGTGCTACACTCACAGCTAATATGTCAGTTGGTGATATGTCCACTAATCAATCTAGTGTGGAACTCCTTGCAGTAAATGGCTCAATAGAGAATTGCCCTATTATTATTGGTGGTTCAGGTTACACTTCAGCAACAGTATTAATTTCTGGTGATGGAACAGGTGCCACAGCTACAGCCAATATTTCAGGCGGTGTTATCACAAGTTTGACCATGGTTACACAAGGTTCAGGATATCATTATGCCACAGTGACAATCACAGGTAATGGTACTGGTGCCACAGCAAGAGCAATCATGTCTCCACAAGGTGGACATGGACATAATGCAATTAATGAATTATGTACCAATCGTATATTGTTTTATTCCACAGTTACAACATATTTGAATCAGGGTATCACAATTAATAATTCCGTTACTCAGTGTGGATTGATCAGGGATATCAGAAATTATGGTTCATCTATATTGTATTATGGTACATCAGGTTCACCATTGTTTGTGTTCAATCTGACTGGATCATCATTCCAAATAAATGATATTCTCCAAAATGCATCAACAGGTAATACCTATTCAGTATTCGCCATTAATGGTTCACAGGCGTTAGTCATGAATCTAAATAATGAGATTCCTACAATCAATATGACACTAAATAATACATCACGTGTTGGTATAAATGTTATTTCAGCTATCACTAACCCCACAATAGATAAATTCAGTGGTGATTTATTATATGTTGATAATGCTAGTTCAACACAATCACCAGATCAGATTATAACTTTTAAGACCTCTATAGAATTCTAAAATGACATATCCACAATCAGCACCACCATATTTTGATGATTACAATGCTGCAAAGAATTATCAGTCCATCCTGTTCAAACCGGGCTTGGCTGTGCAAACTCGTGAACTCAATCAGATGCAAACTATCCAACAATCTCAAATTCAGAGACTTGGTAATTCCATCTATCAAAATTATTCCGTGGTATCAGGTGGTAAAACTACAGTAAACACTAATGTCATCTCAGTAAAACTATTGTCAACATATGGTGGATCAGGTATCAATGTTACACCACTAACCAATTTGTATGCCCAAGGTGCTACATCAGGTTTAATCGGTTTAATCATGTTGCCAGTCGTTGCAACATCATCCAATCCTAATGTATTGATCTATCAAATTGTTTCATCTGGATCAAATGCTGGTCTATTCATCGATGCAGAATTAATCAACATCTATACAGATCAGGCTTGCACAATTCCTTATAATGTTACTGTCCAAGTAGCTACAGGTTCAGTCATTAATACCACTATCACTACAGCAAATGCTAATTCTATTACAATTGTGGTGAATTCTGGTACAGGTATCGCTATTGGTCAACGTGTAGTAGCTACTACAATTCCAACTAATGTTTATGTCACTGGTGTGTCAGGTACTACAATTACATTGAATTCACCATTGAATTTTAATATTCCAGCATCTACAGCTATTTCATTCTATACCGATAATAGCCAACCAACAACTTTGGTATCAATTTCACAAGGTATCTATTATGTCGATGGATATTTCCTAGACGTTGAACCACAAACAATTGTGCTTGACCTGTTCTTCCGGTCATCTAATTATATCATCGGTTTAACTCATGATGTAACAATTGTAACAGCACAACAAGATAATACATTGTTGGATAATGCTTCAGGTTCCTATAACTATGCAGCACCCGGTGCTGATCGTTTACAGATTCCATTGATGTTGTCTAATATTCCATTAACAACAAATTCACCATCAAATCTGATTTCATCAAATTTCTTTGAAATTCTGCGTATTGCAAATGGCATTGTTCAATCACAATCAAATCTGCCTGTCTACTCAGATATTGGTCATACATTAGCACGTCGCACCTATGATGAATCAGGTAATTATGTCGTTAAACCATTTAAATTAACTCTGTCCAATGATGGACTATTGAATACCACAGTAAAAGCTACTCTATCTAGTGGTAAGGCATATGTCAAAGGGAATGAAGTTAAAAAGATTTCTAATACTGTATTAAAGGTGAATCATGCCCTTAATACCCAATCTATTACCAATTTCGATGTCTCAACATTCTTTGGTGCTTATGCCATTGTAACTGCACCTACTAAATCAATCCCACAAATTGGTTCAGGTCTAGCCATTGAAATTCATAATGTAACATCTGGTTACAGTTCCGGTACTAAAATTGGTACAGCAAATATTCGCTATTTGTCATATAATTCTGGTAGTGGTGCCACAGTAAACTATAATGCCTACCTGTTTAATATTGTTCTATCAGGTTCTAATACATTTGCCTCTGCATTGTCATTCATCACTACCGCAACACTTGGTGTTTATAGTACAATCACAATGAGTTTGCAAGTTGCAGCAGCAGGTATCATTTCTGGTAATACTCAGTTGTTTAATTCTGGTTCAAATTATAGCTCACTTGTATTCCCAATCTCACAAAATTATATTTCCACTGTCCCATTAGTGGAATACACCAATCGCCGTGTGTTCAAGGGAATTACATTTAGTGGTGGTATCGCCACAATATCAGGTAATAACCAATATGAACAATTCCTTGGTGGTTCAGGTGTAATTGCTTCAGCCACAGCTATCCAATATTTCACAGTGGTAGCAACGTCCACTTCAGGTACTTACACTGCCGGTCAGTTTATTCCATTGGATTTAAGTTCACGCACTGTGACAATCACTCCCGGTGTTGGTGTGGCTGGACAGGCTACAATTAATGTGAATGATGGTACATTTAATGGAATATGCGATATTGAAGCCACATTGTTCCTATCAAATGATGCAAGACGTACCAAAACATTGGTATCAAACTATAATGTAGCATTTGCTTCCCCTACATCCACTATGAGTCTAGGTGTGTCAGATGTATTCCAAATTGTTGGAATATACGATTCACAAAATATCTCAGTGGCTGCAACTACATCAAATTTGAATATCACTGCCAATTATACATTGGACACTGGTATGCGTGATACCCACTATGATTTCGGTAATATTTCATTAAATGCCGGTGCTTCAGCACCTACTGGTCAAGTGTTAATTGTAATTAATTATTTCACCCATAGTGGTGGTAATGGATTTCTAGCAGTTGATTCATATGGAATTCCTTATACTTCAATTCCAACTTATACTGATTCAACTGGTGTTCAACATCAATTAAGAGATTGCCTAGATTTCCGTCCACGTCGAACAGATGGTAGTGCATCATTGTTGTTCCCAACATTTTATCTACCTGATCCAACATTCGCACTCATCAATGAATCTTATTATCTTTCACGTATCGATAAAATAGTGATGACATCTAGTGGTAATTTCCAAGTGTTATCTGGTATTCCAGCTTATACTAATCCACAACCACCAGCAGATTTGCCCGATGCAATGACATTGTATACGCTGGTTATTCCTGCCTATACTGCCAATGCAAGTTTAGTCACAGTCATTCCAGCTAATAATCGTCGTTATACTATGAATGATATCGCTAATCTGGATACACGATTAACCAATGTGGAAGCATATACAGCATTGAACCTATTGGAACAAAGTGTCACCAATACTACCTTGACTAATCTTTCTGGTACAACATTATACCAAAATGGATTCTTGACTGAAGGATTCGTGGATTTCACTGTCAGTGATGTTAATAATACTGATTTCAAGTGTTCTATTGATACTACAAATAAATTAGCTTGTGCACCATTTTCATCAGCTAATCTTTCAATGAATTATTATTCATCAGGTTCTACATCACAGAAAACTGGTTACTTGGTGACTGCACCTTATTCACAAACTCCATTTGTAACCCAAAATCTTGCCACAAAATACATTAACATTAACCCTTATAATGTATTCAGTAATGTCGGACAACTTACATTAACACCAAATAATGATGTTTGGTATGATACCACTTCACTACCAATTATTACAAATAGTCCACAGGCTGCAACTGCTGTATCCATAGCACAATCAAAGGCTATTGCTAATGGTCAAAGTGCAGTGTATGGTGATTGGATACAATGGTTGACACCACCAGCAAGTTCCACCACAACATTTGGTTTAGGTAGTGGTTCCACTCAGGTAAGCACTACATCATATACAATTCAGGCTACAACTCAAACTGTATCATCAAGTCTTCAGCCTTATATGCGCTCAGTACCAGTAAGTTATAGTGTTACTGGTTTGACACCATTTGGTACAGTTTATGCTTGGATTGATGAAATCAATATTTCATCATATATAACACCAAGTGGCACAATACAACAACCACAAGGTGTTACTAATTATATAAAAGTATCAGGTGGTACAGGATATACTTCATCATCAGTAATCACTATTTCCATAACCGGGGGTGGTGGATCAGGTGCTACAGCAAATTATGTTTTGAATTCAAATGGTACATTATCCCTAACACCAATCACTTTTGGTTCAGGATATACCACAATGCCTACTGTGACTGTGACTAACACAGGGCCGGGTAGTGGAGCATCATTCACTGCAAATAACGCTAATACAATGGGTATGCCTATTATTTGTGATGTCCATGGTAATGCTAGTGGCACTATCACCATTCCAAATAATTCAATCATTAAAATTCCAAGTGGCACTCATAATATCACATTTAGTGATAATACCGATAATCCTATTACAGCTATGGCTTATGCTACAGCAACTTATTCTGCAACAGGATATATCGATATCGATCAGACTTGTGTTTCTACAAGTGCAAGTACCCAAACAACAGTTAAAACACCACAAGCACCAATCGTGGTTCCTGTATCAACACCATCAATACCCGTATTTGCTGATTCATCATTAACTGAATCACAAGCTATTGCACAAATAATGGCAGCAAACAATTATCCATCTTCAATGTTATCAACTGTGACAACACAGATGAATATAGTTCTTGCAGCTTATAATAATAACCCTATTTCACAAGCTAATCCGAGTAGGACTGTGGTTAATAGTTCAGGCACAGTTCTTGCATCTGGTCTCCCTGATCTTGTAGGTGCAATATCTTGGACTACCGGAACATTGTCAGAAGGATTAAATTCTACTGCAACTACTGCGGCAATTAATGCTGGATTCGTTACTAATTCAGCATTAGAAGCTGTTGGTATTACTGCAACAATTACTGTCCCAACTAATAAACCACAGGTAATTGATCCTCTAGCAGAATCATTCTTCATCGATGCCACTAAGAATCCAAATGGTATATTCTTGACATCAGTTGATATATTCTTCGCTTCAGCCGATCCTGTTAATCCATGCTACGTCGAACTAAGAACTATGAATAACGGTTATCCAACAGAAACTGTTATTCCATATTCTGCCGTCACACTGATGCCAAGTGCAATCACAACTTCTACAAATGGAACAACTGCAACTAATGTCAAATTCCAAGCACCTGTATATCTTTCTCCCGGTCAATATGCTGTTGTATTGAAATCCGATAGTAATCAGTTTAATGTATTCGTAGCAGAATTTGGTAAAGTGTTGCTTTCTGGTAATGCCACTGTAACACAACAACCCTATATTGGTGCATTCTTCGAATCACAAAATGGTAGTACTTGGACAGCTAATCAAAGTCTATCACTATGTTTCGTATTGTATCAGGCTAAGTTCACTACTGGTTCATCTACATTCTATTTGAATGCAAGTGCACCATCAGCACAGTTCAACTATGACTTACTACATTTGACTGCACAAGAATTGAATTTTAGTGGGATTACTACATTATCACCATCAGTGGCATCAACACCGTTAAGTGGTGGTGGACTTGGTTCATATACCCCATTCCTAGAAAATACTGATTATCAATTCACTGTTCGTCAAGAAGTAACAGGTTCGTCAGATTTAATGGTGAATTATGTTATCACTACAAATTCTAGTGATGTCTCACCTGTGGTTGACCTTTCACGATCATCTGCTATATTGATTCAGAATTATATCAATGCACCAACCTTTACTATTCCTGAAACAACAAACTATGGTGGTTCAGCTTTAGCTAAATATGTCTCACAAAAAGTTGTGTTGGCAACCGGATTGCATGCAGATAACTTAATCGTTTATCTCAATGTGAATCGTCCTGCATCCACAGCTATCCAAGTTTACTATAAAGTCCAGAATCAATTTGATACTACACCATTCATTAATTTACCATGGACATTGCTAAATCAAGAAGTTAATGGTGGTTTCACTACCCAAAATGGTGCAGTTGTACAAGATAAATGGTCTTCATATGGAATTTCTTATACAAATGGTGCAACTTATAGTAATTTCAATACGTTCCAAATTAAGATTGTATTGACTTCCACTAATCCATCATATTCACCATCTATTTCATCTATTCGTGAGATTGCCACAGCATAATGCATATAAAAGTAGAAAACCATCCTGATTTAGTCCGTGATTCAACATCCAATGCGATATTGAACACGGACGTTGCTGCATTTGAAGCACATTTAAAACAACGTGAAAAATTCAATAAAATTGATTCACTGTCCAATAGAATGGATTCACTTGAACAACAATTGGATCAAATTATATCATTACTATCTATGAATAGACCATACACTGCTTACTAAATAATAAGATAAGTTTAACTGGAAAATATTAAATGGCTGCATTAACATTAAGAACAACATTAGGATCAGTATTGTCCATCACGCAAATGGACAATAATCTTACATCACTTAATGGAAATAGTGCTGCATTAACAACTATTTCATCAATCACCACTTTAACTGGTGGTACAGGTGTTTCATCACCAAATAACCTTGGTCAACAAATTGAAATCACTGCCGCTGTAGCTGTCACTATGCCATTGGCTAATACTGCTATTAATGGTGCAGTAATTCAATTTACATCTACAATCACTGGTGCTTCAGTCGTAGCACAAGGTTCCGATACATTTTATGTTGGTAATGGTACAGTTACATCATTCACCCTGAATGTCGGTGATACACTAGAATTAGTTTCGAATGGTTCAAATCAGTGGCTTGCTGCATCAGGATCAGCTACATTGCCATATTCTGCACAAGCCACAACTTTGGTTAATGGTATCCAAACTATAGCAGTTGGTGCTGGTGGTACTTACACTTTGACAACACCACAAGCACTTGCACAGATAATGAAGTTCACTGGTACACTGACATCTAATATAAATGTCATCGTGCCAGCAAATGGTAAAACATTCACAGTATGGAATGCTACTACAGGTGCATTCACTTTAACCGTGAAAACATCTAGTGGTTCAGGAATTCTAGTAACACAAGGTATGACACAGGAATTAATCTGTGAAGGTACAAATATTATTATTGCATCAAACGATTTAGTTGGTGCTGGTATCGCTAGTATAACATCTGTCCAAACTGCCGTAAATGGTCTACAATCAATATCCGTAGCAGGTAGTGCTAACGTTACTCTCACTACCGCACAAGCTGCTGAGATGATCATTGTGCTTACTGGTGCTATCACAGCTAATATCACCGTGGCTGTTCCTGCTGTTACAAAATTCTTCACTGTCCTAAATTCTACTACTGGTGCATTCACCGTCACCGTAATCGCCACTGGTGGTACAGGTGTTGCTGTATCGCAAGGTTATTCTCAAATATTATATTGTAATGGAACCAATGTTGTATTAGCCGGAAGTGATCTAGCTAGTATTGTACCACCTGTCGCTGCCGGTTGTACCATGACAAGTGTTGATGGTAAACATTGGACAAGTGCTTTGACAGGTGCTTTCACAGGAAATAATCAATTAACATATGCCAATCGTGGAAATCTTAGAACAACAGAAGGGCCAGCTTCTTCTACAACAACTGTTCAATCGTTAGGTGTATTCACATGGGCTTTAGGTTCAACTGAAATTGATGACGATGAAACAGCATTCGCCAGTGTGACAGGTGTTTGGACGTTGACATCCACTGATCCAGATTATGTGTGGGCCACAACTAATAATGAAATACAACAGGTTTATCTTAAATCATCATTTAATCAAACTGTTACAAGTTTATCATCTCTTGCTAATGTAATTTATAATATAGAAGTATTAGGTGCTAACGTGGGTGATTCAGTTATAGTGTCACAACCAAATATTATTAATACAATTTCACCATTTATAAATGCATTTGTTTCATCACATAATAATGTAACAGTAAATTTCGTTAGCCAAAATGGTGTCGCCACAAATCTAAATACTGGAATGTGGAATGTGCTAGTAATAAGTACCAATTAAGAATAATTTAAAGGAATTACATGGGTATCGTTAATGGCATTCTAACCATAGATGCATTAAATTCTGGAACACTTTCATCCTCACAGTTGAACACTTCCTTAGCATCAGCTAATAATCTTGGTGGATTCACCATGGCTATAAACGTTAGTAACCAGATTAAACAAATATTTGAGAATCCTACAGCTACAAATGCTGTACTTGGTTCATCTACAGCACTATCACTATTATTACAATCACCTACCGCTGTGAGTGCGATGGTTTCATCACCATTAGCATTGAGTAATATTGCATCAAGTCGTACTATGCAATTATCATTGGCCCAAAATCCAGTCTCAAATAAATTATATCAACCTGTTGCACCATGGTCTAATAGAGATATTGGTCAGGATTATTTGGCTTCCAATTTACCAATGGGGGTTACTTTACCTTCATCACAATCATGGTCGGCTGTTGGATATGGTAATGGAACATTCGTTTGTATTGGTATCACTAGTAGCGTAACAGCATATTCTACCACAAATGGTGCAACATGGACTACTGGTGCAATGCCTTCATCACAATCATGGGGTTCAATATGTTTTGGTAATGGAATATTCGTGGCTTTGGCTGGTGATGGTACAAGTTCAACTGTTAATGCATATAGTTCAAATGGAATATCATGGACAGCAGGTAGTGCATTACCAAGTTCTACAACATGGGCATCTGTGACATACGGTAATGGAACATTTGTTGCTGTGGCTGGTGGTGCAACTGCAACCACTGTTGCGGCATATTCTGCAAATGGAATCACATGGACGGCATCATCTGCTTTACCTATATCACAAAAATGGTCGGCTGTTGGATATGGTAATGGAACATTTGTGGCAGTGGCTGGTGGTGGTGTTTCAGTGGCTGCATATTCAACAAATGGAATATCATGGACTGCCTCTACTTTACCTTCATCCACAAATTGGTATTCCGTTACATTTGGTAATGGAACATTTGTGGCAGTGGCTACTGGTGGAACAAGTGCGGCATATAGTTCAAATGGTATCACATGGACTGCCTCTACTTTACCTTCATCACAATCATGGACATCTGTGACATACGGTAATGGAACATTTGTTGCTGTGGCTGGTGGAACATTTGCGGCGGCGGCATCATCCACTGACGGTGTAACATGGACTTCCAGAACTAATTCAGCAACATCAGGTTCAGTATGTTTTGGTAATGGAACATTTGTGGCAATTGCAACATCAACTTTAAGTGTTAATGTTGCATCATTTTTACCTGTACCATCTTCATCTTCTGTATCATTTGGCGGTGGTATACGATTATCAGTTTCATCAGATGGTAGCGTACTTGGTTCATCTGATGGAATAAATTGGATTACTAGAAATATTTCCTCAAATCAACAATCATGGAAAACATGTGCCTATGGTGGTGGAGTATATGTCATATTCCCAACATCAGGAAATACAATATATTCCAGTACAGATAGTTTCACATGGACAGCAATTACATTGCCAGTTGCTGCAAATTGGTCAAGTGTAACATATGGTAACGGAACATTCGTAGCAATTGCAGGATATACTGGATTAAATCAACCTGTTAATACTACAGTTTATTCCACAAATGGTACAACATGGACTGCCAATACAATGCCGTCTGCTTCAGGATGGTCAAGTATAACATATGGAAGCAGCGTGTTTCTAGCAGTGTCAGGTGGTTATATCGGAGGTACAACTACCGTGGCTGCAACATCAATAAATGGTATAACATGGACTGCACAAACGATGCCAGCTTCAGCAAACTGGAAAGGTGTTGCATCTAGTGGCACAACATTTGTAGCCGTGGCTTATGGTGGAACAAATTCAGCATATTCAACCAATGGCGTAACATGGACTACCGCTGCATTACCTATCTCTGCAAATTGGTCTAATGTTACATATGGTAACAGTTTATTTGTAGCAACATCGGATGGAACAGTGAATGCGACCACTCCAACTGGTGCAACATGGACACAGCGTAGTGGAGTATATGGTGGTGGTGTGTATGATGGAACAAACTTTGTCATAGCAAATGCATTCTCTGCCCATACTGCATTTGATGGTTTCACATTTACAAACCGTGTTTTCACCGCGAAACAAGCATGGCAATCTGTTACATATGGTAACAATCAATTTGTAGCTGTTTCATACAATTCGAATGTTGGTGCATATAGTGCTGATGGAATCACATGGACTACTTCTACATTACCATCAAGTTCAACATGGACATCCGTGACATACGGTAACGGAATATATGTTGCTGTGGCTGGTGGTGCAACTGCAACCAATATTGCGGCATATTCTGCAAATGGAATCACATGGACGGCATCATCTGCTTTACCTAGTTCATCATTATGGCAATCTGTGGCTTACGGTAATGGGGTATTCGTAGCTGGTGGTGGAACAACTACGACATTAGCATATTCTAGTAATGGTGCAACATGGACTGCAAGTATATCAGCGTCTGCATCAATAAATTCTATAATATATGGAAATGGAACATTCGTTGGTGTTGGTGGCCCAAATAGTGGAACTACTGTGGCGATATATTCTAATAATGGCACAACATGGACTACTTCTACATTACCATCAAGTTCAACATGGACATCCGTGACATACGGTAATGGATTATTCGTGGCTGTGGCATCATCCACAACAATTTATGCCACAAGTCCTGATGGAATAAGTTGGACTCAACGTGCATTACCAGTATCAATCATTTCTACATCAGCGACATATGGTAATGGTGTGTTTATGATCGTATGTCAGAATACTGGACAACTTGCAACAAATATTGCATTTGTTTCATCTGATGGTATAAATTGGACTCAAAGATTCATGCCATTAACATTAAATTGGATATCGAATGCCTACGGTAATGGACAATTCGTGGCATTGGCTGGTGGTTTAATTACGGCTAATCAAGGGAGTGGAACAGTTAATCCAACCACAAATATTATGACAAGTACCACATAAATATAAGACGTAAATAAGGAATAATACATGGGTACTATAAACGGAATTCGATTATTCAATGCAATAAATGCAGAATCAATATCATCTTCACAATTAACTACAAATCTTGCATTAGGAACAAATCTTGGTTCATTTCAACAAGCTGTAAACTTGCGTGGTCAGATTCGTGAATTATTTGAGAATCAATCTGCAATAAACACGTTGTTTGGTTCTACAAGTGCAACTAATGTAGCTACACAATCAAGTACTGCCATGGGTGCATTATTGAATTCATATGAAGGGTTATCCATCATAAATTCAAGTAGAAGCATGCAAGTATCACTTGGTCAAAATATCAATTCGAATCGTGTTTATCAACCTATTGCCCCATGGTCTATCAATAATAACGGCACAACTGATCCAGTTTCTACAACATGGTCAACAGGAACTATTGCATCAAATTATTGGTCAAGTGTGACCTATGGCAATGGAATATATGTTACTGTGGCTGGTAATAATGGTGGTGCTACCACTGTTGCGGCATATTCTAGTAATGGTTTAACATGGACAGCAAGTGTATTACCTACATCAGCAAATTGGCAGAGTGTAACATACGGTAATGGAATATTCGTGGCTTTGGCTGGTGGTTCAACTGTTAATGCATATAGTGCTGATGGAATCACATGGACAGCAGGTAGTGCATTACCAAGTTCTACAACATGGGCATCTGTGACATACGGTAATGGAACATTTGTTGCTGTGGCTGGTACAAATAAAGCAGCATATTCAACAAATGGAATATCATGGACTGCCTCTACTTTACCTTCATCACAATCATGGACATCTGTGACATACGGTAATGGAACATTTGTTGCTGTGGCTGGTGGTGGTGTTTCAGTGGCTGCATATTCAACAAATGGAATATCATGGACTGCCTCTACTTTACCTTCATCACAATCATGGACATCTGTGACATACGGTAATGGAACATTTGTTGCTGTGGCTGGTGGTGGTGTTTCAGTGGCTGCATATTCAACAAATGGAATATCATGGACTGCCTCTACTTTACCTTCATC